ATGGATGCATTGAAACTTGAACACCGATTGAAGCAGTATGAGATTGACACAAAACTCGTCTTGACCGATGGAAAAGATGCGAGTGAGATGGGATTCACAACTTCGTGGGATGCAATTGATTCCGCAAAAACAACGAATTTCAAGCAGTTTATTGAACAGAGGTTATCTATCGCATGAAAATAAAAGTTCCGTTTAAGAAATTACAGCACGTTATACATTTAGCCGATATCCATATTCGTTTGTTCCGTAGACACGATGAATATGAGCAGGCATTTAGTCGTTTATATCAAGACATTCGTGATAAGCAGTTGAAGAACTTTGTCATCGTATTAGCCGGTGACATCGTTCACGCTAAAACCGATATGAGTCCAGAAATGGTTGAGGTGACTTCTCGTTTCTTAAAGACTATTTCGGATATTGCACCGACCATTATGATTGCAGGTAACCACGATTGTAATCTTGCAAATACAAATCGTATGGATGCACTTACACCCATCGTAAACAACCTCCAACATCCCAATCTCTATTATGTAAGAGAAAGTGCATTGGTCGAGGTTGCTGATACCACGTTTGCGGTGTGTTCTATCTTTGACGAACAAGAGAACTGGCCAACCGCTGATGAGATTGACGAAGGAACAAAAATTGCTCTCTATCACGGGCCGGTGCACGGTTCTACTACCGACGCAAACTTTACCATTACTAATCGCCACGTACACGTTGATTCATTCAATGGGTATGATATCGTTATGCTCGGAGACATTCACAAGCATCAAGTTCTTAAGGAAGCTGACCCAATTATTGTCTATGCTTCAAGTCTTATTCAACAGAACCACGGAGAGACGCTCGAGAATCACGGTTGGTGTCTCTGGGATATTCCGTCAAAGAGTTTTGAATTTATCCCACTTGAAAATGACTACGGATATGTAACACTTGAAGTACATGATACAAAGATTACATACCCTGCGAATATGCCCAAGAACGCCAGAATGCGTCTGTTTACAGGTGATTTGGAAAACACACAAGTCAAGAAAATTATTACCACACTGCGAAACAACTACAACATCATCGAATTGAGTGTCAGTAAGAATCGATTTAACAAGACAGTTACTCGTCTCGCAAATGCGACACACGATGCGTTAGATTTAACAGACGTGCCGACACAGAATACACTCATCAATCAATGGTTAGGACGTAATTATTCTACATTGGATCCCGATGTGTTACGGGCAATTGAAAAGATTAACAAGGATTTGAACGGGAAGATTGCACACGATGATCATTCTCGTAATATCCATTGGCGTCCGCTGAAGTTTACCTTCTCCAATATGTTCTCGTATGGGGAAGATAACGAAATTGACTTCACCGACATGAAGGGTGTGTATGGTGTATTCGCACCAAACGCTTCTGGAAAAAGTTCTATTATGGATGCGTTGATGTTCTGTCTCTATGACAAGACTCCACGTGCGTTTAAGGGTGACCACATCATCAATAACCGAAAAGATAGCTTTGAATGTGAACTCACATTTGAAATTAACAACGAAGTGTTTGGTATTAAGCGGGTTGGTACCAGAAAGAAGAATGGTGATGTCAAGGTTGATGCCTCATTTTGGAAGGTGCAAGACAACGGAGACAAACTCAATCTCAACGGTGAGGACCGACGAGATACGAACGCTAGCATTCGTTCGTATGTGGGAACCTATGAAGATTTCGTGATGACAGCATTGAGTAGTCAAAACAGTAATGCCCTCTTCATCGACAAATCACACTCGGAACGAAAAGACTTACTTATTCAGTTTATGGGATTGAATGTATTTGATAAACTGTTTGATGCGGCTCACGGAGAGAGTAAAGAAATCTCCGGCGTCCTCAAGCGATTTAAAAAGTCTGATGTCACCGACCAGATTGCTGAAACGCAGAATAAATTAACTACCGAGTCAGTTGTAATGACAGAGGTGGAAGAAGAAAAAGAATACTATGAAAACTTTATACTTGGACTGAATGAAGAGTATAAAGTACAACATACATTAAAACGCCCCGTACCCGAAACATCGGGAGATATTGACGAACTAGAATCAACACTTAAAAAGCATCAGACCAAGTTGAAGAAGATTCAAGAAGATATGTCATACACCGATATGAAGGTACAATCGGAACGTAATGAATTAAAGATGGTAGAGGATGACTTTGAACAATATGATATTGCTAAACTAGAAGAGTCTATTGCAAACTGGAACAAGTTAAATGATTTGTTAAGTAAGGGAAATAGCGCCCTTCGTGTTGTTAACACCAAGATAGAAGAGAAGGACAAGTTTAAGACTAAACTATCGGGGTATAAGTACAATCCGAAGTGTGATGTTTGTGTTGCGAACAACGCTTCAGTTATCGAAGATTTAACGGCAGTAAACGCTGAGTTGGATGAGTTGAACGCCAAACGGTTAATTCAAGAAGATTCTATCACCAGAATTATTGAACAGATGGAACCGTTGGAAAATGACAAAAAGGAATATGAAGAAGCACAAGAGTTAAAGGATACAATCAATACGTGGAAGCAAAAATTGAACGAATCCGAGACAGCTCTTGCCACCCTAACACTTGCACAAGAAAAGACACAGAATGTAATTTCAGCCGTCGAATCGGATATCGTAACATATAAGACCAACGAAGAAAATATCTTATATAATGCAGATATTGATAGTAAGTTAGAAGAGATTCAACAGAAGATTGCGGAAAACAAAAAGGCTTTACAAAAAGTTGATAATAGACTTCGTGAAATCCACGGCACAATCTCTGTATTAAAGGCAAAAAAGGAAGAACTATTAGCAAAACTAAAGGAAGCCGAAGAATTGGAAACAACCTACGAAGCCTATAACCATTATATGATGGCAGTTGGTCGTGACGGGGTGCCGTATGAATTGATGAGTAAGGCTATTCCAAATATTGAAGCAGAGATTAATACGATTTTATCACAGATTGTAGACTTTACTGTGTCGCTAGAGGTGGATGGTAAGAACATCAGCGGAAAGCTAACGTATGATAATGACCGTATCTGGCCGCTGGAAAACTCGTCGGGGATGGAACGATTTGTCAGTAGCTTGGCAATCCGTGTCGCATTAATGAACGCTTCGAATCTCCCCAAGTCCAACTTTATGATTATTGACGAAGGATTCGGAGTATTGGACGCAGATAATCTTCATTCCATGCAAACATTGTTTAATATCCTCAAAACTCATTTTGATTTTATACTTATAGTAAGTCACTTGGAGAGTGCACGAGACATGGTAGATAACTTAATCGAAATTCGCAAGGAGGATGGGTACTCGCAAATTTCGGTGTAATTGGGGATATGAATGGCGCGTACACGAAAATCGATACAACCCCTTAATCTTATTAAATATAATGTATTAATTGAAGATAAAGGGACTCGATCAGAATACTTTAAAATATCACAATTTGATGGATATTTCTACGGCGGCCGCAATGCGTTTCTCATTGCGGGCGCCGGTGTTCTGCGACCAAATTCTAAAATTTTAGTAGAAATATTAAATTCAGATGGAGATACAGTATACAGCGTACCGGTTCAATCGTTTGTTGAAGGTAATTCACGATTAATTCAAGTAGAAATTTATTCAGATACGCCTATTGGACCTGGGAAGATTGTTATATTAGGATGTGCCGATACCTATATCGATGGAAAACCTATTCCATCTGAATGGTCTGATAAATTTAATGTTCGATGGATTTCTGATGTAGTAATTTCACCTTTAGTAGAAAATAGAACACCTATAAGATTTTTACGTTCGCCTGAACTTATAGTAGAGGAAAAATTTTATCTTGCACCAAGTTCTTCTGCTTTTACTCAATCCGCACAAGAACAAGTTGATTTACAAATCTCACCTAAATATTTTAGTGTGTTTCCAAACGGATATTTGTTAAAAATAAATGGACCGGATACTAGTACTAGATTTTTTTCTGATTATTTAGGCGGAGTTGTTACTGGGTCAATAAAATACGATGGACCTAATGGTGCAGAAACTGCTAGTATAAATCTACCAATAACTCGAATATATAATAGAAGTTTCGCTGAGTCAGAAGGTTCGTTGATATACACGGATAAAAATAATTTAATATTAAGTGGATTTATTAGTAGTAGTGGTCAATATTCCACTGCAATTAATAAATCAAATAATGTAAACTTGACAAGTAGTTTAAATATTGAATACAATCAATTACAAACTTTCTTAACAAAAGAAGCAATATCCTTCGCTAAAATACGACTAGTAAACTTAAATACTATATCAGGTGAAATTAACAAAATACGACTGTCGTATAAGCCAGCAACAGAACCAGGTGAGTTTGTCGTATTAGGTGATGTACGTTCAAATGTTAGTGAATTATTAGCAGTTGATAGTGGCAGTAAAATAGCAGAAGTTGGAAAATTTAGAGAAATTGATATAGACACATACTGGTATAGTGCTACTATGTCACTACAAAAATTTCCAGAAACCGATCACCCGGATTCTGTTCCAGATTATTATTTATCTTCTTCGTTAATAACAACGTCAAATTTTTTAAATCAATGTTGTATAAACTTACTAGATTCTGTAAACGCCAATCCACCAATTTCTAGTAGTAATACTACATTTGAAAATGATGTTTCGTACTTTATTGGAACTCGTGCTTCATCCTCTCTACAACTATTCCCACAAACAGAATATACTTTATCGTTTGAAGCGTTTGTATCCAGAACTTCCGGTTCAATTACACTAAATCAATCAGATTATTCTATGGAAGTTTATTTAATTCCATTGTCTGGTTCTAAAGTACTAGGTACAGATCCAAGAGGTCAAAGATTAGCGACAATAACACCATCGCAGACTTTTCAAAGACAAAATTTTGAAACATTAGAATATAATTTTATTCCAAAAACCAAGGAAGTTGGAACGTTTGCTTTACGATTTATAGTTTATGGGGGATTTTGGGATATAGCAAATGTATCCATCAAACCAGCAACAGAACCATTCTTTAGTCCAGATGAATTTGATACATTAATCCCTAACGTAAATTATAGAAATAAGTTTGTAACGTTTAAAGCAGAATATCTGGATATCAATAACAACTCTATAGGAATATCTACAGTATCATTGCCAACATACTTTGTAGGTTCAGACGCTGTATCTGGAAGTGGTGGCAGTTATCCATTTACAATTGAAACGGATACATTTGTTGGTGATGCTATTACAAATAATTTTGCTTTGTCAAAGCCATATGACTCTACATCAATTATAGTGTCAGTTGATGGCTTAACATATACAGAAACAATAGACTATAGTATATCTGGTACAACATTATCTTTCATTTCCGCACCACCAAGTCAATCTAATATTTTAGTACGAGCATTTCTAAACGTCACAGAAAATTTAACTGGTTCGTTTAGTGGATCATTTTTAGGAAACATAAGTAATGCTGTTACCGCAAGCTATGCAGAATTTGCTGAAAACGCATTTCCATACAGTGGATCTGCGTTGATAACGGGTTCTCTTACGGTGTCTGGAAGTGGATTAGATGTTACTGGAACAACAGCAATGCAGGCTATTTTAGAAAAAGCACAAATTCAAAATACTGCAGCCACGGGTACAATAAATTACGACATTGCTAAACAGGTGGTGTTATATTATACTTTAAATTCTACCAATAATTGGACCTTGAATTTTAGAGGAGATTCTACAACTTCATTAAATACTTTGATGGCAGTTGGACAAACGTTGACACTGGCGTTTTTAGTAACAAACGGTAGTACTGGATATTATCCAACATCTCACACTATAGATGGAAACGTTATAACACCAAAATGGCAAGGTGGTGCAGTTCCTTCGTCGGGAAACACTAATGCTGTAGACATTTACACCTACACCATCATAAAAACAGCAAATGCAACGTTTACAGTGTTTGCATCACAAGTAATGTTTTTGTAATTATGACTCCTATTGTAAACAATATCGGTGCTGCAGCAGCCCGTGGTTTTGGATTTATGATGGTAGTAACGCCTACGCCAACTCCATCAATAACACCTAGTGTAACAATAACTCCATCACTTACAAAAACTCCATCAATAACACCAACTGTAACACAAACAACTACTCCATCAAGATCAGTTACACCAACTATTACACCAACACCATCAATAACATCTACCCCTAGTGTTACCACAACACCATCAATTACACCTACTCCATCTATTACCACAACGCCAAGTATTACCAGAACACCATCTATTACCACAACACCAAGTATTACCCCTTCTATTACTACTACACCATCTGTTACTAAAACGCCGTCTATTACTACAACGCCATCAATTACTAGAACTCCATCTATTAGTATTACTCCAAGTATTACTATAACTCCAAGTATAACCCCATCCATTACAACAACTCCAAGTATTACCAGAACACCATCTATTACTACAACGCCATCAATTACTAGAACTCCATCTATTAGTATTACTCCAAGTATTACCACAACACCGTCTATTACCACAACACCGTCTATTACCACTACGCCATCAATTACTACCACCCCAAGTATTACCCCATCTATCACAACTACACCGTCTATCACAACTACACCAAGTATTACACCATCTATTACCACAACACCTAGTATTACTACAACGCCATCAATTACCACAACACCTAGTATTACTACAACGCCATCAATTACCACAACACCTAGTATTACGCCTTCTATAACTACAACGCCTTCCATTACTAAAACACCGAGTATTACTACTACGCCTTCTATTACTAGAACACCAAGTATCACTACTACACCATCAGTAACTACTACACCATCAATTACAATTACTCCAAGTATTACCACTACCCCAAGTATTACTATAACTCCAAGTATAACCCCATCCATTACAACAACTCCAAGTATTACCAGAACACCATCTATTACTACAACACCATCTATTACCAGAACTGCAAGTATTACACCATCTATTACGACTACACCAAGTATTACTACAACACCGTCTATTACTACAACGCCAAGTATTACACCTTCTGTTACCACAACGCCGTCTATTACTAGAACGCCAAGTATTACACCTTCTGTTACCACAACGCCGTCTATTACTAGAACGCCAAGTATTACACCTTCTGTTACCACAACGCCGTCTATTACTAGAACGCCAAGTATTACACCTTCTGTTACCACAACACCGTCTATTACTAGAACGCCAAGTATTACTAAAACAGCAAGTATTACGCCATCAATAACTGTAACACCGTCTATTACTAGAACGCCAAGTATTACTAGAACAGTAACACCATCTGTAACAAAAACACCATCGCCAGTAACGCCGTCACCAACTCCATCACCAACGCCTTCGCCAGTGACGCCTTCGCCAACGCCATCACCAACACCTTCGCCGGTGACGCCTTCGCCGGTAACGCCTTCGCCGGTAACGCCTTCGCCGGTAACGCCTTCGCCGGTAACGCCTTCGCCGGTAACGCCTTCGCCGGTAACGCCTTCGCCGGTAACGCCTTCGCCGGTAACGCCTTCGCCGGTAACGCCTTCGCCAGTAGCATGTTCAGTTGGGTGTATAGGTTCACTTTATTGTAAAGATTTATATTTAGTAGGATGTACCACTTATCAATTTGCTAACTGTTCTACGGTAGCAAATTACACAGTACAAAATTGCGATTTAACTGATCAAATTTGTAGTGGAGGTTCTTGTGTAAATACGCCATCGCCAATAACTCCTTCGCCAATAACTCCTTCACCAATAACTCCATCACCAGAAACGCCATCACCAATAACTCCATCACCAGAAACGCCATCACCAATAACTCCATCACCAGAAACGCCATCACCTGAAACACCATCACCAATAACTCCATCACCAGAAACGCCATCACCAGAAGCACCTGCGCCTACACCTGCTCCGACATCTTCGTGTCAACACGACACATATGCCTGTTTTGGGGTAGATTTATATTATTGTTCGTTTGGAACCTATGTATTAGCATGCGTGGATTATGTAGACTGTGGTGGAAGTCAGTTTTTATGTACATAAAATTGTTATAACTACACAACAACTTTTAGTAGAATATTATGGAAGAAAACGTACTAGATTATACAATTCCTAAATTTACAGGTAAACACAAACATCCTGTAGATACTTTAAAAAAATCACTTACATTAAAATATGTGGACGATGAATCTGGTGTAGAACAGCGCAATGATGATGATTTAATTGAAGCTGATTCTAGTACAACCCGTATGCGTCGATATAATAAAAAAAATAGAGAAAAAGTACGTCAATATCTAAAAAAGACACAAGATGATCGTGTTGCTCGTAACAGAGACAGACGTAAAGCTGTCGCAAAACATGGAAAAACTAAAATGAAAAATCACGATGTCCATCATCCAAACGGTCCACATAACGGTAACGCACGTTTAACTAAAAAAGATCACGGTAGAGATAAAGTTAATGAAGTATTTCGTATGATTGTGGAAGGTGGTGCCGCTGGTCATATGGCACATCCATACGAAGATGACTCGTTGACGTTTGCCCAAGTAAAAGAAATGATTCATCGTGGATTGGTGGGGGCATTAGACGCAGAAGCTCCCGTTACCGAAAAATTAGATGGTCAAAATATTGCATTTACTATTCGTGACGGGGAAATTCGGTTTGCTCGTAACAAAGGACAAGTTAAGAACCGTGGTCAAAATGCATTAGATGTAGCTGGTATCCGAAATATGTTTGCGGGTAGAGGCAATATTGAACGAGCTTTTACTGGAGCCGCAGAAGATTTACGAGATGCAGTTGCTAAAATGCCACCTGAACAACGTGACGCTATTTTTGGTAACGGTAGTAAGTTTATGAATGTGGAAATCATTTTTCCAGATACAAAAAACGTTATACCATACGATAAATCAGTATTGGTATTTCACGGAACTATTGAATATGACGAATCGGGGGAAGAGATTGGTCGTTCACAAGATGATGCAAAGGCCGTACACGATGCATTAGTGAAGGCAAATGCGAGTAAGCAAAAAACATTCGGTATCTCTGGTCCAAAAACCATTACATTTAGTGATACAGATACCTCTCGCAACAAGAAAAAGATGCAAGAGTATATTCGTCGTATTCAGCGATTGCAAAATGAGTATAGATTAGATGACGATTCTACTGTTGAAGAGTACAAGCGTGAATGGTGGGGTCGTGAAATTGATGCAATGGGGTGGGATTTAACCGATGAACAGCGAGAAGGATTAATTGGTCGTTGGGCAATGGGTATCAAGAAGTTTGGCCCAAAAGATATTGAAGATAAAGAACTGAAAAAGAAAGTCAAAGAATTTGAAAGTGAACACGTTCCAAGTCTCCAACGTAAGGCAGCACAACCATTAGAACGTACCTTCTTGCAAGTAGGTACGGATGCAATGCGTCGAGTCACGGACTTCTTGGGTTCTAATAATCCACAACTAGCTGCTCAATTAAAGAAAGAAGTGTTAGATACTATCCGAGAACTTCAAAACACCGATGACCAGAACAAATTAGCTAAACTTCAACAGCAAGTAGAACGACTACAGGCGTTAGGGGTAGATAACATCGTTCCATCAGAAGGTATGGTGTTCGTCTATAACGGTAAACCTTATAAGTTTACAGGCACATTTGCCCCAGTTAACCAAATTTTAGGCACCTTGAAGTTTGCTGCTGGAAAAGCCGAAATAGTCGAACCAGCAGAATCACCAGAAAAGGCAGCAGAACGTAAAGCATCTCCTGCGGCACAACCAACTGTAGCAAATAAAACACAAGCACGAGGACCAAAACGTACTGTAGCTATCTTTGCTGGACGATTCCAACCATTTCACGCTGGACATTATAGTGTTTATGAGGCATTGGTAAAGAAATTTGGTAAGGACAACGTATATATTGCCTCATCAGATGTTACAGACCCAGTTCGTTCTCCGTTTGGGTTTGACGAAAAACACAAAATTATCACAACAATGTTTGATGTTCCAGAAGATCACGTAGTTCAAGTAGCAAATCCATATGCTCCAACGGAAGTATTAGAAAAATTACCACCGAACACAACTTACGTTACCGCTGTCAGTCAGAAGGATGCAGAACGATTGGGTTCAAAAGGTAAATACTTTAGACCATATGAAGATGGAAAATCAACAGAAGGGTTTGCTGACCGTGGGTACTTTATTGTAGCACCAGAATTTCAATTGTCAGTAGATGGTAAGAACATTAGTGGTACTCAACTTCGCCAAGTAATGGGCGACCCGAGAATTACTGAACGGGCTAAAAAGGAAATCTTTACAAAAGTATATGGTAGATTTAATCCTGAAATATTTAAGAAAATTGTCAAAACAACGACGGAATCGGAAGAGGCTCGTCAATTAACTGCACAATATGGTGATAGTGGTAAGAAAAGAAAAGCTAAAAAGGTAGCTAAAAAGACAACACCAAAAAAGACGGCACCAAAGAAACCAGATGCACAGCAAATGCAAAGCGCTCGAGATGTGTTACGTCAACGCATAAAAAATCCAAAGACCGGTCGTGAAATTTATGTTGCAACCGCATTAGGATATGATCTAACTGACCCAATGCGTAAACAAGCAGAAAAATTGGTTCGTCAAGCAATCGCAAGAAGTAAAAAGAAAAAGTAAGATAAATTTATAGACTATGTATATTAGTACTCTCGAAATGAGGTGGTTATGAATCACGACGCAATAAATGATGTTCGAAGAAAAATAAATGAAGTTATGAAAAAAAACGATGAACGCATTGTTGTCGGGTGGCGACCTGAATTAGAAGAAAAACATCAAGAGGGTGATGTTTGGGAAGCCCGTGACGGTACAAAATGGACAATGAAAAATGGTATTAAACAGAAGGTTACAAAACTAGATGCTGCAAAAACTCCGTGGTGGTGTCCAAAATGTAGTAAAGCACTTAATCATCGTTTAGATGTTAAATTTTGGCGCATTCGTGGACACTGTTTTGACTGTAATATTAAAGAAGAAATGGAAATTCGTAAACAAGGTAAATGGGAAGAATACGAACAGTCCTTAATGCGAGCTAATTTTATAGCAGAAATGAAAGACACATTGCAAAGATTAGAACACATCAAAGAAAATCTTTCTGCTCCAGAGGTTATGCATTTTGATGACCACGAAAAGAAAGTATTGATGGTGGAAAAGTGGGACGTTGATTTAAATAAAATACGTTCTGATTTAGAACAAGATATTACAATTCTCAAAAAGAGTATTGAAAAAGCTGAAGCCGGAGATTTCACCGATGAAGATATTAAATGAAGTAATTAAATTTGGTAAAGCGTTTGGTCAATTAACACAAATAAGCCAAATTGCTGTCGCCGTGATTTTAATAGTTGTTGCATTTTCTGTTGGTAATTGTAATGGTAAAACTGAACTGGATTCATTTTTAGTAGAATACAAAACGCTACAAGAAAATGCAAAAAAGACAACAGTATATGCGGACTCACTACAACGTGAAGTCACACAGCTAGTAGATAGTGCAAAACGTCAAGATGATAAGATTAAAAAATTAACTATTAGTATTTCGTTTAGAGAACAACAAAAAGTAGCACAAGTTCGACAACTTGCTCAACTTGAAAACAGAATTGAAGCGGCTAAGGCAGATTCTAACCTAATAGTCGTTGTTGCCACACAAGATACCGTAATTACAAATTTAAAAGAACAAGTAGTAACTACGGAAGCAATTGTTGATGACCAAAAACAAGTTATTCAGGCTCAGTCAACTCAAGTATTGGCGTTAAATCAAGCGTTAACATTATCGACGATGCGGGGAGACAGCCTGCAGACCGTTTTATCATCTTTACCAAAAGCTCCTTCTAACCCTAATAAGTTTTTCTTTGGATTAATACCAAAGCCAAGTAGAACTGTTGTCGGTGTTGTGGCACTTGCGGCTGGAGTTGTTGTAGGGAGTCAACTAGGACGGTAAAATGACACAACCAAATATAAAAGATATTATTAAAGCAGAGTTTAAAAAGTGTGCGGCGAGTCCAGAATACTTTTTAAAGAAATACTCATTTATTCAACACCCGATTCGCGGTCGGGTGTTGTTTGATTTATACACATACCAATTAAACGCGATGCAGGATTTTGAAGAAAATCGATATAATATTGTTCTTAAGGGACGCCAGCTCGGATTTTCTACATTGGTTGCAGGATATGCATTGTGGTTAATGTTATTTCATAAAGATAAAAACGTATTAGTTATCGCAACAAAACAAGATACTGCAAAAAACTTGGTAACAAAGGTAAGATTTATGCATGCCAATCTTCCCGTTTGGTTACGAGGAAGTATGGTAGAAGATAATAAGTTATCGATGAGATTTGCAAATGGATCGCAAATTAAAGCTGTAGCAAGTAGTAAAGATGCTGGTCGTTCTGAAGCATTGTCTCTTCTTATTCTTGACGAGTGTGCGTTTATCGATAACGCGGAAATTATCTGGACCGCAGCATCCAGTACGTTATCAACTGGTGGTAAAGCTATATTAATTTCTACTCCAAATGGTGTCGGTAACTTCTTCCACAAGATGTGGCAACAAGCAGAAGCAAAAACAAATGAATTTAATACAATATTATTAGATTGGAGAGTTCATCCAGAACGAGATCAGGCATGGAGAGATAGACAGACTGAAATTTTAGGTGAGATGCAAGCGGCACAAGAACACGATGCATCCTTCATATTTTCAGGTAACACAGTCGTCAGTCCAGATATAATTGAATTCTATAAAAGAACACATATCAAAGAACCAATATCAAAGCAGGGATTTGATAACAACCTATGGGTATGGGAGTATCCTATTCCAGGAAAGACGTATATCGTCGCTGCGGACGTTGCACGTGGTGATGGCGAAGACTTTTCTACATTTCATGTTATTGACGCAGAACGATCTTTACAGGTAGCAGAATATAAAGGTAAATTATCTACAAAAGAATTTGGTAATTTGATGATGTCTATCGCTACACAATATAATGACGCTTTATTAATACCTGATAATTCATCGATTGGATGGGCGGCAATTCAACAAGTAATTGACAGAGGATACCGAAATCTATTCTATATGTCAGCAGATATGCATTATGTAGATGTTGAACATCAAATTACTGACAAAAAATTTGTTACTGAACGAAATATGAAACCTGGATTTGTTGTTTCATCTCGAACGCGTCCGTTGATTATCGCTAAAATTGAAGAATATATGCGAGAAAATGCCATCACAGTCCAATCTGTAAGAACTATAACTGAATTTGAAACTTTTATTTGGAAAAATGGTAGAGCAGAGGCATTGCAAGGATATAATGATGACTTAATATTTGCATTAGGAATTGGTTTGTGGGTACGAGATACGGCACTACGATTGCGTCAACAAGGAATTGAATTAACAAAATTATCGTTAGAACGCACTGCGTATACAACTATGCCTTTTGCACTAAACGGAAATCAAGTAAAGAACCCATACCAGATGCAAATCGGGGATCGACAAACAGAAGATATTACTTGGTTACTTGGATAAATCCATAGATAATACAATTTTTCCTTATATTTATATAATGACATCGTTTTTGAGACATATATGAAACCTGATGAATTGAGAGAATTAGTTCGAACTGAATTACATAGTCTTATGAACGTTCAAGAAAAATCGGTTCCGCAACCTTACAATAGAAACGGTGCACGGGAAATGACTAGTGCTCAAGTTAAACGTAGGGATAAAGTTGGACAAAAGATGTTAGACAATCCCGGCGCAGTTAAATACTTTAAAAAAGAATTTGGCGACGAGTGGGAAGATTATTTGTGGGCAACAGCAACCAATATCGCCATCGATGGTGGAGAGTAATTATGATTCGTTTAACGGGATTAGTAAATTTAAGACCAGTTGTGACTTTAAAAGGGTCTGCATTAGAAGAAGCAGAACTTACTGATAAGCAAAAACAACTTGATGTTGATAAAGATGGTAAGATTGAAGGTGATGATCTTGCAAAACTTCGTGCTAAAAATGAAACTCACGGAGGTGATCACGAAGTATCAATGGCACAAGGATTATTAGACGATATTATTCGTAGTGCAACTGAACTCAAGGCAAAGATGGGCGCGGGGGAAAAGGATATTCCAGCGTGGATTCAAGACCACATTTCTCAAGCACAAAATTTTATTAATCAAGCATCTACTAACTATCATGAATATAATACACCTATGGAAAATATGCCGTGTGAGGGTGAAGGTTGTATGGATGCACCAGTAACCGAAAAAGCACCAGAGGGATGGGAAGGTACGGTTAAAGCAATGAAAGACGAACCTGGTATTGATAATCCGTGGGCATTAGCACATTGGATGAAGAACAAGGGATATAAATCACACAAAGGACAATAAAATGAATAACGCGTTTGATTTTAAAAAATTTGAAAAACGCTTATTAGAAGCTTTACAACGAAACGAGAAATTTATTAAAATTCTCGAAGAGCAAGAATCTGCTGCTGACCAAGCTAAAAAAATGGGTTTAAAAAGTATGGGATTCGGTCGTTGGGGTAAGGACGATAAAGTAACTCACAAAACCACAGATGGTAAACTCGAACCAGTAAAACAAGATGATGAGAAAGAAAAAGAAGCTCCATCTGGTGAGAAAAAACCACAAGATAATCAACCTAAAAAAGACACAGCCGCAGGTGAAACTAAACCAGAACAACCTAAAGAAGAACCAGACCCAGCTAAAGACAAAGCACAACAAGCAATGCCTAAAGCAAAATTGTCAGGTCGTCCATTAAGTAAAGTCCCATCAGAACAACTCCAGCAAGTTGCTACTCGTATTGATGATTTAGCAAAGATGGGCGAAGAAGCTAAAGCAAAGGGAGAAAAAGCACCAAACTTTAATTTGTGTCAAGTTGCCATTCCCGGCACTAACCTATTCTGTGGTGATAATAAAGGTATTCCTCGTGCCGAAATGCCTCAATTTAAAGGTACACCACGCGCGGGATCTCCAGCAGATAAACTTCCTAAAGATAAAGATGGAGAAGTAGATACCGAAGAATTCTTTAAGCAAATGTTGGAAAAGGATGGCATCAAGGTATCAGAACCAACCACCGTTCCACCTGACCGATTAAAGGCAACGCAATCTGAATTGGTTGGTGTGAAGGTAGCAGGTATGAGTAAGGTATTAGCAGATAAGAACCATCCTGCATATGGAAAGATTACCGCACCAATCTATGTCAGTCGTGATGGGTATGTATTAGACGGACATCATCGTTGGGCGGCAGTAGTTGCACACAACGCATCTAATCCAAACGATCAAATTGAAATGCAAGTTCGTGTTATTGATGATGATATTGAACCTTTAGTACAAAAATCTAATAAATTTGCAGAAGATATTGGTATTCGTGCTAAAGCAGCAGATACGGGATCGGCCGGTGATGGTAAATCTGCAGAAACTCCAAAAGAAGAACCAAAGAAAAAAGGATTTACTCGACGTATGTTGGATACGGTTAAATCGTGGGGTAAGAAGCAAAAAGAAGAAGCCAAAGCATTCTTTGAAGAAGAACTACACAAAGGTAAGACACCAGAACGCCGTTCTCTAGTTGAAAAAGTTCGTGATAAAGCAAAAGGTGCATGGAAAGATATTAAACACGAATTAAAACATGAAAAAGCAGTATTTCGTGATGCCGGTCGTGGACTTCGTGGATTCTTCCGTGGTAAAGGACCAAATGAACGTGAAAAGAAAGCAATGCAATCTGTTGCAACAAAAGTAGTTATGACTGCTGTAGTTGCTACGGGTCTTGGAGCTGCAGCAGGTGGTGCGGCCGCACTTGGTAAGGCAGTCTTAATTGAATTTATTCCACACGTTGTTGGTGAAAGTATCTTAAAGGGAGCAGGACGTGCGGCATTGTTCGCTGGTCCAGAAGATCAAACTGATGACGCAATGATGGAAAAATTTATTGAGTTAGTATTAAAAAATATGGAAGAGATGGATATCCCAGATGAAGTAATAGAAAAAGCATTTATGAATTATAAGGGAGAAGAATAATGGAAGAGATTGCAAAGTTTATCGCAACGTTGATGGCAAGTCGTAATCAAGCACATATATTTCATTTACAGACTACATCATTTGCCGCACATAAAGCATTAGATGATTATTATTCTGGAATAGTTGATCTTATTGATTCGTATGCGGAAATGGCACAAGGTCGTTATGGAATTATTACGGGATATTCTGCAACAAATATGGCATTGATTGAAGATGGTAACTTTCTTAAGTACTTTATGGGATTACAGAAGTTTGTAGACAATATTCGTCAAACTTTACCACAAGACGGGGAACTCAACAATACTGTTGATGAAATTTCTGGTTTAATTTCATCTACCGTGTACAAGTTGAAGTTTTTAAAATAATGGAATACAAAGATTTTTATCGTGATATATTAAACGAAAATTTACAACTTGCTGAAGAAGTGTTTAATTTACTAGAAAAAAACACGCCTACGGACCCCGATAAATGGTCAAAAGCAAAAGCAGCTGCACGTGCTAAATTTGATGTATATCCATCTGCATATGCTAACTTATGGGCAGCAAAGAAATATAAGAGTATGGGTGGTGGGTGGAAGAAGGGTAAAAATGATTAGTCTTACTGATATTTTAGAAGAAGTTGTTGACCAACTTGACGAAAAATACAAGACCAAAGGTAGTCTTGGTAAATGGCTTCGTCAAAAATGGGTAGACATTTCTCGTAAAAATAAAGACGGAAAACATCCACCATGTGGTGATTCAGCAGGTAAGAAAGAACGAAAAGGTGGATCAGCAAAGTATCCAAAGTGTAGACCGGCTCGTTCTGCGGCAGCAATGACCAAAGGTGAAAAACGATCGGCAGTTACTAGAAAACGAAAAGCAAAAAATACCGGTGGAAAACCAAAGATGGTATCAACATTTAAGAAGGAAGATTAACTATGGCTAATCTAGACAATGATATGTTTAACGCACAATTTCCAGTTGACGAAACACGACTAGAAGAAGCGTGCTGGGACGGATACAAACAAGTTGGGATGAAAGAAAAAAATGGTAAAATGGTTCCTAATTGTGTCCCCGTTAACGAAAATGATTTGTACGAAGGTGAGTTCTGTTCAGCATGTTTAGCAGAGTACATCAAAGAACATGCTAATTTAATGATGGAAGCAGAATATCAAGGTCGTAAAGTTAAACTTGGAAAGCCGATGCAAGGTGATGTCAAGAAGTTTAAGGTATATGTTAAAGACCCAAAAACCGGAAATGTTAAAAAAGTTAATTTTGGTGACAAATCTATGAGAATTAAAAAGTCCAATCCAGGCCGACGTAAGAATTTTAGAGCACGACATAATTGCGATAATCCTGGTCCAAGAACAAAAGCTCGGTATTGGTCTTGTCGTAAGTGGTAATGTTTACGACTAACGATTACCTTATTGAAACTCTTACCCCAGCAGAACAAGCTAAAAAATTAGGCTTGAAATATCTGGGGTTTGGTCGTTGGGGTAAAATTGTAAACAAAAAAGGAGTTACCACGCATAAAACCGAAGGTAGTAAACTTGTCCCTGTTGCAAAAAATAAAGGTGGTACAACACAAAAACCAAAAAGCACATCGCAACAAAAGAAAGTTAAAGTTCAAAGGGGTGAACCATTACTTCCGTGGCTTCTTCCTAATCCGTGGGCTGGAGCAGACGAAGAAACTTCAATAGAACGTTTAGAACGCCGACGAGAACGATATGCGGAGGGTCAAGGATTAAGTGCAGAATGGAGTCGTCCACCTGAAGTGGTTGAAGAAGCTAAATCACATTGGACACAAATTGATCAGTTAACACAAGGCCCTGCAGAAACACCAAACGAAAAGGCAATTCGACTACAAGTTAAAACATTAGGATTGAAACGAGCTAACTTGCCGGGTAGTTTGTTACGGGGTACATTGTTTATTGGTCCAAGTGGAAAGGTAACTCACGCTGCAGATTTTCGTACTGGAAAATTATATAAACTAAAAAAACCATTCAATCCCAAAACAGGAGAACCTTCTGAAGTAGATGTGGCTACTGGCATAATATGGACAACGCCGGTTGACCCCGCCCGTTCAGATAGACAACAAGTTCTAGCAAATATTCGAATGTGGACTGACGATAAAGTATTTGACAGAATTACAAGTCAAAGATTGCAAATTTACGAAACAATGGATAAGCTAATTGACCAAGCTAACCTTCGTGTAACTGAAGCAAAAGAACTATATCGTGGCGTTTATTTTACAAATAAAAATATAGACTACGCAAAATCATTTATAAAATTGATAACTTCTGGTGGTACCATTGAACTCCCACCGTCAGGATTTACCACAACACTTAAAGTGGCAATGGATTTTGCAAATATTGGTGACCCACAAGTATCTGTTATTCTTCGCGCTCTTCCTCCAAAAAAAGGATTTCGAGCAATGCATCTCGCTGGTATTCCACGAAACGCTCACGAAAAAGAATCTGAAGTGGTTACTCGGTCGTCAAAGTTCCAAATTATGAGTGTACTACAACAAGAAACCAGACGAGAAAAAACTATAACAGAACCAGACGGACGATTGATTAATGTCACATATACCGTTCAACTTCAACAGCTAGAAAAATAATATGAAAAAAATGACGATTGTAGATTTATTGATGGGTGATTCGATGCGGGGTACGAAAAAACTCCTTGACCGATTGGAAACAAAAAAGACCACTCCCACGGTAAATGAGAATACTTATATTAGTAAGGTTGACGCAAAGCGTATTTATGATAAGATGGGATATGACTTTGACTTCAACGAGTTTTTGTTGGGTATGAACACCGAATTAGAACATCAAGACGTTACTAAAGGCAATATCGTCAAGACGGCAAAGATAGCAGCGGCCCACTTGAAGGAGAAGCCAAATTATTATACTTTACTAAAAAAATATATTGAAACTAAAAACGAAGATATAAGTGGGACCGCAGGACCAACTTCAAGCGTATCAAGTTTAGTGGGTCCAGTTGGTTACATTAAAGGAGCACCAAAACCTAAAGATGTAAAAAAGATGCGTTCGCATCTCGACAAGGAGAAAAATTAATGATTCGCTTAAAAGATATATTAATAGAACACGGTAATAAAGAAAACCGTATCAACTTGATGAAATTAGAAGTGCTAATGGAGAAAATGTTGCCGGTGCTCGCTAAGAATAACGCAACAAAACTGACACAAATTTGCACAGAAATTCATCAAATGGCTACAAAACTTAATGAATTACCTTATACATTATGGAACGCATATCCAGAGTGGCCGGTGTTAAAGGTAGCATTAATATCTAAAATTGCTGAAGCTAAAGAAGAAGCTTCAAAATTATTAGAATCTGAAAAAGTCGATGTCCTTCCGTTTGTAAAAGCGTTGGACGAACTTATCGCAGACTAACATAAGTGAGGTTTTATGGCAGATAATACTGTATTTTCAAGACTTAAAAAATTATTTTCTACAAGTACCATCGTCAGAAATGTCGGTGGTAAAAAATTACGCATCGCTGACACAGACAACGTTCAGTCTTTTATCAATAGACGAGGTGTTGACAGATATACTCGCGTATATCAATCGGGAACTGGTGGATATGGTTCACATTACGGTAGAATGGAAACTGCAGCGGCATTTCAAGGCGCACGTCTCCAATTATTCCGTGATTACGATATGATGGATAATGATCCAATTATATCTTCTGTGTTGGACATTTACGCAGACGAATCTACAGTAAAAGACGAATTCAGTAAAATTCTTGCTATTAAAACTGATAACACACAAATTCAACAGATTCTAGAAAATTTATTTTATGATGTATTAAATGTGGAATTTAATCTCTGGCCGTGGATTCGCAATCTTACAAAATACGGGGATTTTTTCTTATATCTGGACATAGACCCAGAGTATGGTATCGTTAACGCTGTACCGTTATCAATTTACGAAACTACTAGAGTGGAAGGTGCGAATCCAGAAAATCCTTTTTCTGTAGAGTTTCACATACAAAATGATTTCTTGAATCTTGGAAAAAAGGAATTCGATAATTACGAAATTGCACACTTCCGTCTCCTTTCTGATACCAATTTCCTTCCATATGGTAAGGCAATGATTGAAGGCGGTCGTCGTGTCTGGAAGCAATTACAATTGATGGAAGACGCAATGTTAGTACATCGCATTATGCGTGCACCAGATAAACGTAAGTTTAAGATTGATATTGGTAATATTCCACCAAATGAAGTGGAAACATATATGCAGCGTATTATTGATCGCATGAAAAAGTCACCACTTATCGATCCAAAAACTGGTGATTATAATCTTCGTTATAACATGATGAACATTGTAGAAGATTTTTATATGCCCGTTCGTGGTAGAGATTCGGGTACTGACATTGAAACAATGCAAGGTCTACAATTTAATGCTATTGAAGATATTGAATACCTTCGTCAAAAGTTACTTGCAGCATTTAAAGTCCCTAAATCATTTATTGGATATGAAGAAGATATTAATGGAAAAGCTACATTGGCTGCACAAGACGTTCGCTTTGCTCGAACAGTTGAACGTATCCAACGTATCGTGGTATCGGAATTAACTAAAATTGCTATTATTCATCTATATGTTCAAGGATTTACTGACGAGGAATTGGTAAATTTTGAATTAGCATTAACAAATCCATCTACGCTTTACGAACAAGAAAAAATTAATATTTGGAAAGAAAAGTTTGCTTTGGCAAGAGATATGACCGGCGGACAAGCTCAAATTCTTTCACAAGATTGGGTATATAAGCATATTCTTGAAATGTCGCAAGAAGAAGTTGAAGATGAGCGTAAAAAAATAATGGACGATATTAAACGTGTTCAAGAACAACAAGCTGCGGCACAACCACAAGAATCGGGAACACAAGGTGGTGACGCTCCATCGGGTGAATTACAACCAGCAACTCCAGCAGATGCTGATGTTGAATTAGGACCAGACCCAGAAATGGGCCAAGAAGATGGTGTGGAACCAGAGGAACTCGACGATGTAAATGCTATTTTAAATTCGTTGGGGGAAGATATCGATGAAGATGAATCGATGGACGATGAACTGGAAGAAATTTTAGTGAAAAATAAAGTTGGTCGTCCCCGTGAAGGATTAAAATTTGGTACGGATAGACATCCGTTAGGTAGAGATCCTTTGGGGCATAAAGAAAATACCAAAACCTATAAAAGAAGTACACTTTCTACGGAAGCCAAGCAATTTCTAGACAAATTACCTAGAAAGGGTGTAAGTAAATACCGTCAGATGATTGCTGACAGCATTATTCCAGACACTAAATTGGACGGTTAGTATATGTCGATTATATTTACTTATATGATGGTTGTTTACTCGTTAAATACGGATAACATATGAGCCTCAAACACAATAAAATTAAGAATACCGGCATTTTGTTTGAATTGCTGGTTAGAAAAATCGCAACGGATGTATTAGATGGCAAACAAGATAGTTTTGCCATCAAATTGATGCGTGAGCACTTCCATCCAAAATCAGAACTTGGAAAGGAGTTGCAATTATATCGCACGTTTTTTAATACACCGAAGTTGACGGAAAGTAAAGCATTTAACATGCTTGATTTAATTGTTCAACGCCGCCGTAGTTTAAATGAAAAAGTACTTTCTGCACAAAAATTTCTTTTAATTAAAGAAATTAAACAAAATTGTGATTTAAAACAATTTCTAAACGGTCGTGTTCCTTCCTATAAAGTGTATGCATCAATTTATAAACTTTTTGAAAGTGGTTCTGATGATGTGATGCAATTGGAGGATGTGGTAAAATCACGCTTTTTGGTAGTGGAACATTTGCAAGGTATTTTTAAAGAAGAAGAAATTATTAAAGAAAGCTCATACGTTGAAGCACTTCGTGGTCAAGATGAAGAAATTCGTTATCTGTCATATAAATTTTTATTAGAACGATTTAATGAAAAATATAGTAATTTTAATGACAAACAAAAAGCATTACTTCGTGAATATATCAATAAAGGAACAGATGTTGAGCAGTTTAGAAAATATGCAATAGCTGAAGCAACGTTTTTAGAATCTCAAATTAAAAAACAAAGTGTAAAAATTAAAAACGAGGTAACTCGTATCAAACTACACGAAGTCGTTGCACAACTAAAAAATATACAAGCAAAACCAATCATTAAAGAAAACCACATCACAGCACTTCTTATTGCATATCAATTAGTACAAGATATGAATTCGTTGAGTTAATATATGGATAAAGAACAACGCCTCCGTGAATATATTCGAAAGATGGTTCGTGAATTAATGAATGAAATTTCAACTACTGCCGGTGTTCCTGGGTATTTAACTCCACATGCTTTTTCTGGGGAAAAAGATAGAACCGCATCAGTTGACCGTATGGCAAAACGCATCGGGTATACGCTGACAAATAAAGGTAAAAAAGACAATAAAGGTGATAAGTTAACCGAGTCTTATAATAAGTTAAAAGATGAGTTTAAGACTCTCACGGAAAACTATTACTATGAATATCGGAATGATACCAGTAAACTTCCTCATCAAAAGATTGGTACGGCTATCTCTGAATTAAACAAACAATTAAAGCTAGTAGAACGGGCTTTAAAAATGAATAGTCGTTTAAAGAAAGAGTACGGTATTTCAGACGACAAATTGTGGAAACGTACCAAACACCAAATGACCAAACTAGAAGGTAAGCTTGTAGAACTTGCCGGCCGCCTTCGTGAGATGAGAGGATAATATGAAAAAATCTCGTTTAATGGAAATTATTCGTGAAACAATCAACGAAGAATTGGAATTAGAATCACAAGCAAGTGATGATGCAAAGAAGCAAGGTTTAGTATATAGAGGATTTGGTCGTTGGGGTACAAAAGACAAAATAACCCATACAACCCAAAGTGGAAAACTTGTTCCATTAAAAGCTATGAATCCGTTAGCGGCTGATAAAGCAAAAAAAGCAAATCGTCCTATTGGTGCATCTACAATGGTAACTAAAACACCAGATCAACAACGACGACGAAACAGACCAGAACCAGAAAAGGATGCGGAATTTAACGCAATGGGAAAATACACCGGTACTGATGCGGGGAATAGAATTGCTGACAAAGTTATTAGTAAATTTTTTGATACTTCCGATGCATTATTAGGTAAGTACAAGTATTATGATGACATTCCTGCGGATGAATTTATTGCCGCAACGGGTATTCCAAGAAAGGCAGCAGTTTGGACAGCTCAAAATAACAATAGCTATGAACAACCATTTAGTTATGATTCTGAAACTGATACGTTTAGTATCAATGACCCATACGATATTTAATTATAGGAAAATATATGGCATTACTTTGTGAATATACTGAATTACAATACGACCGTAGTATTCTAACGGAAGCAATGGACAGTAACAAACCATTAGTTCTTCGTAATGTCGTATTACAACGTGCCGATGCCAAAAACCAAAACGGCCGAGTCTATCCAAAAGAAATTTTGATGCGTGAAGCGGCTATGTATAAGAAGAACTTTGTGGAAAGCCGCCGAGCATTAGGTGAACTCGACCATCCAGAAAGTCCAGTTGTCAACCTTAAGAATGTTTGCTGCAATATCGTCGGATTATGGACAGAAGGTGATGACGTTCGTGGAGACATTGAAATACTCACCACACCAACTGGTAATATTGTTCGTGAACTTATTAAGAACAATATCCGTCTAGGCGTATCGTCCCGAGGTATGGGTTCGGTAAAATCGCTTGGAGAAAACACCGTTGAAGTACAAGAAGATTTTTCGTTAATTTGTTTTGATATTGTTAGTAATCCATCAACTATTGGTGCATTTATCAACGAAAATGTTCAATCAAAAGTTGTTGCGCCTTATGACAATATTGACAAATTAATTCACGATTTCCTCAGCGAAATAAAATAAAAGGAGAAATATATGCTAGGATTTATACTTATACTCGCACTTTTTGTTGCAATTGCTTGGTATGTCATTAAGGATATGAATACTCCGTTAGTTAAGACCGTAAAGACAACTGCACAAAAAGTAGAAGATACCGTAGAAAAAGTAGTAGATGTCAATAAGGATGGTGTGGTAAATGTTGCTGACGTTAAAGCTGCAGCAACAAAAGTTAAAAGTGTAGCTAAAAAAGTAACTACAAGAAAGCCACGTAAAAAAAAGGACGTATAATATGATTGAAAACGTCGAACAGACGCTAAAACGTATTGTTGAAACGGATACACCAGACTTTGTAAAAGGTAAAATGGTAGATACGTTTACGGCAAATATGTTGATGACCGTGATTCGTAAATTAAACGAAGAAAACAAACAAAAACTGTTCGGTCGTTCAATTAATGAAATGGTAGCTGTTGCGTATAAAGTACTTACTTATTAAAAATGGCAAAGGGAAAGACTTTATTTGTAACAGATTTTGATGATACCTTGGCACGCACAGATGCCAAGGTTATTGTCGTTAGAAATGGTAATCGGATAGAAATGGATCCAGCTGAATATGCTACATATGAAGAACAGCCGGGCGATCAATTTGATTTTTCAGAATTTGAGCAATTAAAAAATCCACGACCAATTCAACGATTTGTTAAATTATTAAAAGCTGCAGTAGAGAGCGCAGATAAAGTTGTGGTTTTAACGGCCCGAGGGCATACTAGACCAGTTGCACAATTTTTAAAAATGATTGGAATTCGTTCGGGTAGTGTTGCAATTGCGGCACTGGGAGATTCCAACCCAGAAAAAAAAGCAAGATACATAGAAAAACAAATACAAGACGGATACACTAGAGTTGCATTTGTTGACGACTCACCAAAAAATATTGAAGCAGTCAATAAATTAAAAGCAAAATATCCAGACGTTAAGATGTTGGTGCATCAAGTAAAAGAACCTGAAGAACCTACAACATCTCCTAAAAAAGAAGTTGAACTTCGTCCTATTAAAAAAGGTGATGACGATTACGTACAAGCAGACGAGTGGATACGTACCCAACATTATCTCAAAAAATGGCCAAAGTCTGTTCAATCCACATTAGGCGTATATGTTGATGGTAAATTGTCGGGAACATTGGTCTATGGTATTGGGACAAGAGGGCAAGCGGCAACCGATATTTTTGGACCAGGTGTGATGGCAAACAATCAACTGTGGGAACTTCAACGGGCGTTCACTACTGACGAAGCAAAACAATTAGTACCAAATCTTGGGTCAATGGTAATATCGCGTGGTAATGAATACATTCGTACAAACGCAAAAACTAAAGACGGTAAACCAGTAAAAGCAATTGTATCCTACGCAGACAGCGCACAAGGTCACGCAGGGTCTGTGTATAAAGCAAGTAATGCAACATATCTTGGAGAACAACCACCTCGTACTGGTTGGGCAATTACGGATCCAAAAACAGGCGATACAGTAACTCGAACAACAATTAAATCTTCTGTACTAAAATCGTTAGCAGACAAAGGATTTTTTATTGAGAAATTAAAGCCGGAAACTGGTAAACATAAATTTTTATACGCATTGGGTAAAGACCAGAATGAAAGGGATCAGTTGTTAGCTCAAATTAAAAAACCTATATTTGATTATCCAAAGGACGGGCAACCTGCGAAAGAAATTGAAAACGCAGCAAAAAAACGTTTGGCTGTAAAGAAACCACAACCAGCACCACCAACTACCACACCAAAATCAAAAAGAGAAACAATAAAACAATTATTAAGAAGTAAAGTCACTAATCCAGATACGGGTGAGAAGATTTTTGTACAGACGGCATTACGTAAAGACAAAACACATTCAGCGTATAAACAAGCAATGGGTATGGTAAATGCGTACGCAAAAAGATTTGGAATAAGAGTTAAACCACGTTAAATAATTTCGGAGGAAGTATGGAAGTTACGGTAAGAGAAGGAAAAGATGAGTTGTCAAAGGCTTTAAAGGTTTTCAATAGTATGGTAAAAAAATCAGAACTAATCCCAGAACTTAAACGTAGAGAATTTTTTTTGAAGCCATCTAAAAAACGTATAGCAAAGCGCCAAGAAGCTCTTCGTAGACGAAAACGGGAAGAAAAAAGATTAGCTCGTCAAAAAAAGTATTAATTAATAAAATTGAATTTTTAGAAAATAACCTTATATTTATTATAGAAACACTAGTTTATTATTAGTGGGTTTAATTTCAAAGTAAAATAGCAGATACTAATATCTACTTAAATCCCTATAGGAGTAACATTTTATGGCAGAAATTACTAACAAGCTTTTAAAACAAGCTATTGCAGATGCAGAAGCAGTTCGTGAAACTGCTATTGCTAATGCTAAGCTCGTTTTGGAAGAATCAATCACCCCACAAATTAAGGGTATGATTGCACGCCGTCTCCGTGTTGAAGCAGAAGGTGCTACGGAAACACCAGAACTTAAGAAAGACGCACCAGAAATGGAAGAAGCAACAGAAACACCATTTGAAGATGGTGAAGCAGAAGGTTCTTCCGAAATGCCAGCTGACAGTTCAACTATCGGCACCGGCGACAACAAAGAACCATCAGATGATGCATTTGATGCATCAGAAATGGATATGAGTGGTGAAGCACCATCTGATAGTGAAACCGATTGGTATGATGATTGGGACGAAGCAGATTTCGATCTCGGTGAAATTATCAAAGAATTAGAAAACGATATCGCAGCTCTCTCTGGTTCGGAAGAAAATAAAGAAGAATCAGAAGAAGAAATGCCAGAAGCTCCAGTAGCTGAAGCAAAGGAAGAAGAAAAAGAAGCTCCAGTAGCTGAAGCAAAGGAAGAAGAAGAGAAGGAAGAATTAAAGGAAAGTGAAGAAAAAGAAGAAGAAGTTTCCCTTGAAGAAATTCTTGCAGAACTTGAAGCCGAAGACGACCTAGCCGGTGCTGAAGCACATGGTGGTGAGGACAAGACACACGCAATGGCTGCTAAACTTGCAGGACTCAAGCAAGAACTCGCACAATATAGAGAAGCAGTTAATGTTCTCCGTGGCCGTTTACAAGAAGTTAACTTGTTAAACGCTAAGTTACTCTTTACAAACAAGATTTTCCGTAAGGAAGGACTCAATAATGATCAAAAAGTTCGCATTGTCGAATCATTCGATCGAGCAACCACCGTTCGTGAAGTTAAGCTTGTTTACGCTGCACTTGTAGAAAATCTTTCAGTAGCAGCTAAAACTTTCAACGCATCACGCAAGAAAGTTGTAGTAGAAGGTTTAGCATCAAAAGCTACACCAAGTACAGCACCAAAGGCTGAAGTTATCGTTGAAAATACGATAGCAAAACGTTTACAACAACTCGCAGGCATTCTATAATCTAGGAGAAAATATACATGTCAGTACATGAACTTATTAGTGAAGCTAAGTCCGCTCACGATGTAATCATCAACCAAACACGCGGATTATCAGCAAAGTGGGAAAAGTCAGGTCTTCTTGAAGGCTTAAAGGGATATGAAAAGCAAGGTATGTCAGTTTTGCTTGAAAACCAAGCACAACAACTTATCAGTGAAGTAACAGTAACAAATCCACAAGGTGCAGGCACAGCTGGTGAAAACTGGGCAGGTGTTGCACTTCCATTAGTCCGTAAGGTCTTTGGTTCAATTGCATCAAAGAATTTCGTATCAGTTCAACCAATGAACCTCCCAGCAGGTTTGGTGTTCTATATGGACTTCAAGTACGGTAATACCGCAAACGGTCAAACCGCACAACAATCACTTTATGGTAGTACACTTTCTTCACCATTCACCACTTTCGGTAACCAAACTACCGGTGGTTTGTATGGTGCAGGACGTTATGGCTACTCAATCAATGACGCGTCAGTTGCAATCAATTCAGTAGCATCACAATCAGTAACATTTGCTGATGTAAACTACAATGATGAATTCCTTGTAACTGGTTCATTGACCAAGTACGTAGTACCAGCAGTTTCTGCATCAAACGGTGATTTCTTAGCATCACGTGCATTCGTAATTTCTGGTTCAACCGTTGATTTTGCAAGCAAATTGCTTCCAGAATTTACCAAGTATGATGGTACAAATCTTACCTTCATCGTAAACGCAACTACAAACGATGCAGCAACACATTTGTTCTTTGTCAAGCAACCAACGGACACAACCCGTGGTGACTTTGAAGATCGTACAGGCGGTCCAGTTGACGCAACAACTGATTTGGCAATTCCACAAATTGATTTGGAACTTAAGTCAGAAACTATCGTTGCTAAGACCCGTAAGTTGAAGGCAGTCTGGTCACCAGAACTTGCACAAGACTTGAACGCATACCACTCAATTGACGCAGAAGCAGAATTAACAGCAATGTTGAGTGACTATGTTGCAACTGAAATTGACCTTGAAATTCTTGATATGTTAATTGCAGCAGCACCAGCAGCTAACACCGAATACTGGTCAGCAGAAATTGGTACTGTATGGAACGGTTCAACCTTTGCAGCTAACTCTTTCCAAGGAACTGCATGGACCAATATGACCTGGTACCAAACACTTGGTCAAAAGATGCAAAAAGTATCAAACAAGATTCACCAAGCAACAATGCGTGGTGGTGCAAACTTCGCAGTTGTTTCGCCAACCGCAGCAACAATTCTTGAAACCATTCCTGGCTTCCAAGCTGGTACCGATGGTGACAAGATGGAATTCGCAGCTGGTGTAACCAAGATTGGTTCATTTGCTAACCGTTTCACCGTATACAAGAACCCATACATGAAGGAAAACGTAATGTTGATGGGCTTCCGTGGTTCACAATTCTTGGAAACTGGCGCAGTATATGCACCATACATTCCATTAATTATGACCCCACTTGTCTATGATCCAAACAACTTCACACCACGTCGCGGCGTAATGACCCGTTACGCGAAGAAGATTGTTCGTCCGGAATTCTTCGGTAAGATCTACCTCGACAAGCTCTCAAGAGTTTAATAAACTTTTGATTGTAGTAAAATGGGAACCAGAAATGGTTCCCATTTTTATGCCTATAACACAAGTTATCAAACAGTATTTGATATTTATATCTGTATCTATTTGGGGAGACACATGCAAAATCGTGAACCAATTACGTTTGAAGAAAGACCTGTAAACCCATATGGATTAACTCCATTTGGTTTCTATGATAACGATCCTCAATTTCAAATTGAAGCACCAAAAGCTGCAACATTCGTAGCACGCAGATTGGGATACCCAGTAGTTGATGTTGAGTTAACGCATAGACAAATTTATGCATGTTTTGAGGAAGCAATAACGACATATAGTAATCAAGTTAATCAATTTAATGCACGAGAACATATGTTGTCGTTGCAAGGAATGAGTACGTCTACAGAAATTACTCAACGTAATATTATTTCTACACCAATTCCACAATTGGTAAAATTATCAGCACAATATGGAACTGAAGCAGAAAGTGGTGGTAATGTATCAGTTAAATCTGCAGCAATTAGTGCATCAGCATACACTCAATCATATGATTTACGAAATTGGGTATTGCCAGAAGATACTGGAAAAGCAATAGAAGTTCGTCGTATCTATCACTACATGCCACCAGCCATTGCACGTTACTATGACCCATTTGCAACCACGGGTCTTGGTTTAACGAACTTGATGAGTGAATTTGGATTTGATGGATACTCACCACCAGTTACCTTCGTGATGATGCCGGCATACGAAGATTTACTCCGTATTCAAGCAATTGAAATCAATGATATGATTCGTAAAAGTCAATACAGCTTTAGTATAGCAAATAATATTGTTCATTTTCAACCAGTTTTTAAAGTAAATTCTGTTGTGTGGTTTGATTATATGGTTGTAGATGATAAGATGAGTGGAAATGCACTCTATCAATCTGGCTCAGAAAACTCTATTGTTTCTGATTTTTCAAATATTCCATATGATAATATCCAATACAAAAACATTAATAGTATTGGGCGTTTGTGGATTTACAAATACACATTAGCAACAGCAAAAGAATTATTAGGTAATATACGATCAAAGTATCAAAGAATACCTATTCCTGATGCTGAAATAACATTAGATGGTGAAACTTTGCGTAGAGAAGCTGCGGATGAAAAGAAGGGATTGGTTGAAGAACTTCGTGAAACGTTGGAACAAACGGGACACCAAGCTCAATTAAAAAAGAGTATGGAAAATGCCGAAGCTATGCAGCAAATATTCAAGCACATCCCAACGCCAATATACATTTATTAAGAGATAGTTAATGCCACGCTTTGTATCTGAAAGAGACTTTCAGTTCTTCCAACACATCAACAAAGAAATAGTAATTGAAGTAGTTGATGTACCGGTCGTGTTGTATAGAATAATTCCAGAAATTACTAGTGTAAACATTTACGGTGAATCTACGAGTAAAACTAGATACCGTGGAATTCAATTACATGGATTGGTTCAATATCCTAAAACTGAAGCAGTTTCAGAAGGATTTGGATTTGATACAACACAAACTGTCGAATTTAAATTTGTTAAAAAACTATTACAAGATGTTGATGTGTTTCCTGAAGTTGGTGATATTATTGGATATAATGACAATTTTTATGAAATTGATAATGTAAATGATGTACAATTGATAGCAAGTCGTCCACAATTTGATCATTCAATTATTTGCACAACTCACTTGACTCGTCGTAGTGCAATTAATATTGAGGAAACGCACATATGAGCATTCCAAGATTTAATAGAGCATTAAAAACTACACGAAGCAGAACAAGTCGTGGGGAAGAAAATAAACAAGAAAAAGAACAAATACTACCAACGTCAGTAGGACTGATGACAGTAGATACTTCTATTATCAAATATCTACAATCAAAAATAGTTCCAGTAGTTACACAAGACGGTAAACAAATTAAAGTTCCTGTTATTTACGGAAATCCAGAAAGATGGAAGTCTGTACAACGTGATGGTGCCATCCGTGACAAGAATGGTAAAATTCAGTTGCCAATCATAATGATACGGCGTACAAGCATAAAGAAAAATAGTATGAACTCACCGGTAAACAAATATCAAGAATATCTGTTTAAAACTGGTTGGAATTCTCGTAATATATACGATAAATTTACGGCATTAAATGGAATCACTCCATCGCAAACATTTCAATCTGTGATGGTTCCCGACTATTACGATATTACATATGAAACCATCATATGGACCGAGTATATGGAACAGATGAATAAAATAGTAGAGAGCGTATCTTTTGAAAGTGATGAATATTGGGGTGAAGATAACAATTATAAATTTATAACTAGAATCAATCAATTTGACCAAACAAATGATTTACCAAATGCAAATGACAGACTTGTAAGAAGCAGATGTACTATAGACGTTAAGGCATACATCGTTCCAGAATCGGCATTAAACCGTGATGGAAATAGAGTCAGCACATCCCGTATAAACTACACCGCAAAGAAAGTTGTATTCAATTCCGAAATCGTGACAGACGTAAACGACATATAAAAAAATATCAATGTTTCAGAAAAATTTCATATATTTATGATAGGTATATAATTTTTAAAAAGGATTCTATATGAAAAAGGTCACGCCAGAAGAGTTGAAAGAAGTACAAGATTTACGGGACACGTTATATGTTATTACTTCTACTATCGGTGAAATGCACCTTACAAAAGTGTTGTTACAAAAAGAAATCGAAACCGTAGAAAATAACATAAAAAACGAAGAACAAAAATTCACGGACTTCCAAGAAAGAGAAAAGGTTATTTATAATAAGTTGCAAGAAAAATATGGTACCGGTAACATCGATTTGAATACCGGAGAAATAACAGTATAATATAACCCATTTGGAGGATTCGTATGGCAGAACGCATTGTGTCACCAGGCGTTTTCACTAGAGAAAGAGATTTGAGTTTCTTGACTCAAGGTATTAGTGAAATCGGGGGTGCATTCATTGGACCGACACCAAAAGGTCCAGCATTTATTCCAACTATCGTTAGAAGTCAACAAGAGTATGTTACCCAATTTGGTGAAGCCGACGCAAATCACTATACGGGATTAACAGTAAAAAATTATCTACGTGAAGCAGGTGTAGCAACCATCGTTCGTGTTCTTGGATTAAACGGATACGATAATGATGAAGTTGTACCAGCATTAATCTACGCAAGTGGATCAACTGGTCAAAAATTGTTTGCAGTATTGCATCCAAGTAGTACTGGTAACACTATTTCAGATGTTACTATATTAGGAAATTCTGGAAGTTTTAATCTTTCAGTAAACGTTCCAGGAACCGCAGCTGATATTAGTGCAAGTGGATTAAGTGGCGACGCAGGTTCATCAGCATATCTAGGTGATTTTTTTGGATACACACCGGCAACTAGTAAGGGTGCGTATGTGTATGCAATCTTCCCAGAAGCAATAACATCTGTTGGAACCGCAGTCACTATGTCCGCAGTAACCTCAAGTACAGCATTGTTCTTCTCTGGTTCAGTATACGGTCGATACAGTAACGCATCAACTCCTTGGATTCAATCACAAACAGTTGGTGGTGATAACATTGACTTGTTTAAATTCTGGACATTGGGTGACGGTGTAGCATCAAATAAAGAAATTAAAGTATCATTCTTGAATATGAAAAAAGCATCTGATGAAGATGAGTGGGCAACATTTACTATGTTGATTCGTTCATATGATGATACGGATGCACGTATTGAAGTTCTTGAACAATATGATAATGTAACATTGGATCCAGATAGTCCACAATTTATCGCACGTGTTGTTGGTAATAGTGCTCCATATGACGATCCAAATACTGACGAACGTTATTATCAAGGTGATTTCCCAAATCGTTCAAAGTATGTATATGTTGAAATGAGCGATGCAGTAATTCCAAAAACAGCAGTACCATATGGATTTGCGGCACTACAATCACCAGTAAGTGTAACTTCAACAGCATTAGTATCACCAGATTATGTCACTTCACGTTGGTTGAGTGGTTCAACGGAAGGATATTCAATTGATGCAGTAGATAAGAAGTACTACTATGGTTGGAACTTTATGACCACAGAAGGTACAAATCCATCATATCTTGCACCAATTCCATCAGGCTCAGTAAGTGTTGGTTCAGCATTTAATCTTGAATCATTAAGTGATGTTCCAGATGGATTGACATCAAAGACTATTGATATTGATGATGATGACAGTCTCGCATATCGTAAATTCTCTGTTCCATTCCAAGGCGGATTTGACGGATTAAATCCAGCACGTGATATTAATCTCGGTGGTGACATTGTTGCTTCAAATTCACAAGGATTTAATTTAGCAAATTCAACAACCGATGGTTCAGTAGCATATAAGAAAGCTATCCAAGCTATCAGTAATCAAGACCAATGGGACTTCAACCTTCTTGTACTTCCAGGCGTTATTTACGAATATCATTCGTATATCGCAAACGAAGCATTAAGTTTGTGTGAAGAACGTGGTGATGCATTCTATTTGATGGATACTGTTGGATTGAACTCGACCATTGCAAACGCAACTGGTAAGGCTGCAGAAATTGATAGTAACTATGCAGCAACTTACTATCCTTGGTTAAGAGTCATTGATGTAAATACAAACAAATTGCTTTGGGTTCCACCTTCAGTCATTCTTCCAGAAATTTATGCATACAACGACAACGTTGCAGCAGAATGGTTTGCACCAGCTGGTTTGAATCGTGGTGGTATCGCAAGTGCAGTCGGTGTACGTGCAAGACTTCCACAAGCACTTCGTGACACATTGTACGAAGGTAAGGTAAACCCAATCGCACAGTTCCCAGGTCAAGGCATCTGTGTATGGGGTCAAAAGACCTTACAACGCCGTCCATCAGCACTTGACCGTGTAAATGTCCGTCGTTTGTTAATCGCTGTGAAGAAATATATTGCAAGTGTTTCACGTTACCTCGTATTCGAACAAAACGTGGAATCCACTCGTAACCGTTTCTTAAACATTGTCAATCCATATTTGGCAAGTGTCCAAGAACGTTCTGGTTTGTACGCATTCCGTGTTATTATGGATGAAACCAACAATACACCGGATATTATCGATAGAAACATCCTCTATGGACAACTCTATCTACAACCGACAAAGACCGCTGAATTCATTATTCTTGACTTCAACGTTCTTCCAACGGGCGCTACATTCCCAACAGCGTAAGCTGAAACTGTGGAGGGAACCTAAAAAATTCCCTCCACAAATTCAACTAATTTAATATTTATAGCTAGATATCCTTTCGGAGATTATACATGGCAAACCTAGTACAAGAACAAGAGCTATTCTTTACAGCATTTGAACCAAAAATGAAGAATCGCTTCATCCTTTATATGGATGGTATTCCTTCATACATCGTAAAGAAAATCAATCGTCCAAAGTTAACCCAAGACGCAAAAGCACTTGACCACATTAACGTTCAACGTTATGTTAAGGGCAAAACCAAGTGGGGCACAATGTCATTGACACTTTACGATCCAATTGTTCCATCAGGCGCACAAGCAGTAATGGAATGGGTTCGTTTACACCACGAATCAGTAACAGGCCGTGACGGCTATCTTGAATTCTACAAGAAAGATTTAACCCTCAACGTTCTTGGCCCAGTAGGTGACAAGGTTGAAGAGTGGATTATTAAGGGTGCACAAATTACTCAAGTAGACTTTGCAGAAATGGATTGGGGTGCAGATGACCAAGTTGAATTCACAATTGAAATTCAACCAGACTATTGCGTATTGAACTACTAATCGTAGTTACAATTTAATAATAACTCTCGCAGGTGTTCATTCATCTGCGAGAGTTATATTTTTATAAGTCAAAATCACTCTCTTAATATGGTTTTTGATATTTATACAAGAGTGCTTTTTTCGTGAGAATACTATGGCAGACATTACGGATTTTGATATAGGTCAAGGAGAAACTTTCAAAATTCTTGCACATATATACACCGATACATCTGGTAGTGTTCCTATAGACATTACCAATTACACGTTTGTTGGGCAAATGCGTGAAAACTACACAACAACAGAAGTTGCCGCCACATTTAATGTAGAAAAAATATTACCATATGCTAGTGGTAGTATTTTTGTTAGTTTAACGCCGGAACAAACAGATATGTTAGAACAACGTACATATGTGTACGATTTATTGATGATTACGGGATCTTCGGGCGAAGTTGTTCGTCGTTTATTAGAAGGGGCATTTACGATCAGACCAGCAGTTACTAGAGATTACTAATGGCACATATTGAATTAGATGTTCCAGATTTAAATGTCAATATAGAAAGTGAAATAAATAATACGCGTGTCATTTTACGACAACCTACAACTTTAGTATCCCAGACTTCTCCATACTTAAATGTAGCACAGAGCGCAATAACTGCGTCATACGCAGTAACTTCGTCGTATGCTATTTATGCATTATCGCTTAGTGGGTCTATTGAATCTGCGTCTTATTCTGCGTTTGCAGCGTCATCATCGTATGCATTAACTGCTTCATATGTAAGTGGAGCGGCCAGTACATGGGATACTATTTCAAACAAACCAATTGGATTGGTATCATCATCTACACAAATATCAAACTATAATATATTTGTAACAACTGGTTCAAATCAATTTAATGGAAATCAGTACATTACCGGTTCACTAAATGTAACACAAGGTATAACTAGTTCGTTATTTGGTACTAGTAGTTGGGCAAACTACGCAACCACTGCGTCTTATGTTAGTGGAATGTCAAGTGATTGGGACGATATAACAAATAAACCTAGTGGACTTGTATCCAGTTCGGTACAAATTAATACTGGGTCATTTAGTGGATCATTTACTGGTCAACTTATTGGTACCAGTAGTTGGGCAAATAATTCAATTTCAAGTAGTTACGCAGAAACTTCTAGTCTAACATTTAAAGTATCAGTATATACGGGAAGTGCAACGGTCGGCCAGGCATCGTACACCGGCTCATTTACTGGTTCTTTCAACGGTACAGCAAGTTTCGCAACTACAGCATCGTATGCATTAAATTCTTCGGCAATAACATCGTCAGCTACCGCACCGGCATATCCTGCTCAGAATGAACTATGGTATGATAACACAACTGGTAAAACATACATCTATTATGTTAGCGCAAGTCAAGGGCAGTGGGTATTACAATCAGACCCAACATACGATGTAGGTGCTGTTGTACAAGCAGCAAGTTCATCTATAACGTTTACTATTCCAAATTTTCAACCAACTACACCATTAACTGGATCAATTTATTTTTCTGGTAATTGGTTGTATATCTATAACGGCACTAAATATGTTAGTGCAAGTCTAAATTAATAGGAATGTGATATGTTAAGTTTTCCGACAAACCCAACGACGGGACAGCAATATACAGATGGAAATGGAAAAGTGTGGAAATACGATAGCGTGAAGTGGAATATATCCAACACGCCCGGCATCAAACAATTTTTCGGAACAAAAATTAGTTTAGCAAATGATGTATTTTTAAATGATACATTAAGTACAATACCATGGGATACAGAAGAATTTGATACCTCTGGGTTTTTTAATGCATCAGCTGCAACTATAATACGCATTCCAACTACCGGATACTATAGATTACATTTGTCAATATACACGGGACAAGAAGGTAACGGTGCGTCATATACTATCGAATTAAAAAGAAACTCATCGACATTAATACAAGAGTCGATGGCTGCTTATCAATCGGGTATATATGACGTAACTACATTATTAAATAGCGGTGATGAAATTATATTATATGCGTCCGAAGATAATAATATTGGTAGATTAGTTGAAGGTACATTCGTGGAAGTTCAGTTGGTGGGATATACATTCGGTAGTTCGTTAATTCCTGGATTTGAATTTAGCGGAATAAAAGCAGAATTGCAAAATCAATTATCGGTATCAAGTACAGAAACTGCTATAGAATGGTTAACATCTGATATTGTATTTAATACAAATGCTGATTCGGCAGGAAACGTATATTGGGATAACGGCGAACCTAGCAAATTTACAGTATCCACTGCTGGATATTATAGATTACGTGCATTTATTTTAACTGGTATAAATGGTTCATCTGATTCATATACGATTAATGTCAAAAAAAACAACACCACAGATATAGAAACAATAACGTTAGGCGCAAACGAATCGGCTGAATTAGACGAAACATATTATTTAGAATTAAATGATTATATAGAAATAACATATAGTAATACTGAAAATTTAGGTACTATAGAAGCAGACAATACATTTTTTGAATTAACACGGTTAGGAGTATAGTATGGCATTTATCAAATCGACAAATCTTATTACTGACGTTGCACTCACTGTAGATGGTTTGGTAGGTGGAACTAATGGTAAAATAGTACGAATAAGTGGAAACAATACTGTAACCAACGCAAGTTATAATGACACGGCATCTCAATTAAATGCAGTACTATTTAAACAGGCAGGCGTATATTACGCAGCAGGTGTAATACCGGAATTAAGTGGACTTGTAGCAGGCGCTCCATATTTTCTTGATGAGTTTGGTGGATTAACTTCATCACCACCAACACCATCTTCAACAATTCGAGTATTATATATTGGATTTGCAATTAATACTACTGATTTACTTTTCCGTCCTGGTATTCCTATCTCGGGTTAATTATGGCACAAATTTATAATTGGAACGTAGAAGGTTTTCGTAATTCCTATGAAAAATACGTATACAAACAAAAAGGATGTAAAGCTAAACACATAAAGAGTTGTGTGTGTACTGGAAAACTGGCAACATACTGTCGTCAGTATTTTACATCTATGAAAATGTTTGATATCCGTGCGCAACATATTGTCACACATTTTAATCTTGCCGCAGGTAGTCGGGTGTTGGTCGCAGGATGTGCATTAGGATTTTTGATGGAATCATTACAAAAGTTGGGTATGGTCGTATACGGATTTGATAATTCATCTTATATTCAATTACTAACCAAAGACCCCAAAAATCCAGAAAAAATACAATTTCCAATTCATAATATTGATATTACGTCAAGTAACTTTACTACCGAAATACAACAAGCAACGGGTCACACCGCATTTGATTGTATAGTGACTGAAGATGTACTCCCGTCATTTGATGACTTTACACAAATTATTTTTAATTGTAATAGTGTGTCACAGAAGGTATTTCATATTGTAGATTTAGATTGTGGTGAAGCATTTACTAATAAAACAGTAGAGCAATGGATCGATGTCAGTCCTTCACATACGTGGGCAAATTACGAAGGAGTAGTGTTAAATGCCAATAACTAATGTCACTAGAAGTGTAGACCTTAATAATACTAAATGGTATCTCCCACATCCCGCAGGTTGCGGGATGGACGAGGGATATTATATTATTTATTCAGCAAGTTCCACATCTAATCAGATCAATAACGGCTCTGGATTAATTAGAGCGTATAAATGGAATACATTACTATCTGGATCTCGTACTGATGGGTTTCACACGATAACAGGAACCGTACAATTAGTATCGGAAAGTTTAAGTGGGTCTAGCAATTGGGTCAATTATCACGGTAGTGATATTATTCATATTGGTCGTGGTGTAAACGATATTACTGGTGTTCGTGAAGATGATGCGTTTTTCTTTGCTCATTTAGGACAATATGGTACGACTAGTGCGACACTTGACGATTTCTTCTATTGGGATCGTTTGTATGTACCGACCGGATCATATACTTGGGATTTTTATCAATATCATGCACACAATCCTACGTCATATGCGACATTTAATAATGGTCGATTTGTAATGGGAGCAGAAGATAGACAAGGACCAACTGGAATTGAAGAATATGGGCATATGATTAACGTGTCTGTAAAATCTGGAGCAACAAATTATTTATCTGTTATGGCTCGCGTTCACACACCGTCCGTTGGTGGTGCACACAATTCTCATAACGATTTAGAACTTCCATCTGTCACAAATAAAAATTATATGATGGGTGGTATAATTAATGGATCATCTGATAGATTTCATGCATTTTACTTGACAGCAAATGGATCACAATGGGATGTATTTTCTCGTACATTTAATTATGTTAATCAAGTGTTTAATGCCGAAGTCAATCATGGGACATATGATTTAGCAGATGCACAGATTGCTAGAACACCAGGGTCGTCTAGTTTGTATCCATTTCGCGCAAGTGTAGGAAAACGTATAGGATCGGAAATATATATTCCTGCTATTTACAATAGCGGTTCTTCTGGAAAATTTGACTTAAAGGTGTGGAACTTTACATCCGCAAATAACCTATCAGAACTCCCAACAGTAACAACTATTATCAGCGGTTCGAATGTACGACCGGATTGTCATTTAGAAATTGCTAATAATACTTTATACGCAGCGGTCAGTAATACAAATGATGGTGGAGTAAATTTGTATAAATATAGTGCTAGTGTGTGGTACAATCAAGGACAAATTGTATCTAATAATCCTGGAAAATATTTACGTGTTCACGGATTGAACTTTAATGTAGAAGAATTCAAATTTTACACAATGATTTCCGGTGACGCTTCGGGGTCGGGTACGACATATTCTGGGTCAGGTGTGTACTCCTTTTCTCCAGACATCCCGTTTTTAGGTTATAAGCATTTAGATTACATCACAGGTAGTAATTCATTTATTGTACGAAATGCCTTAACAAATGGCTACGTGCAGTTTGATACATCAACGGGTACATTAAAACGTTCTGGATCTCAAGAACCACAAGGTCTTGATGTGACTATGCCCGTTTTACAATATGATGATAGCAGTACACAATTTTTTGATAAACGACAAGCTGTTTTGTCGGCCGACGAAAATTTTATACAAGGTATAGAATTACAGGACGGTCGCCAGTTATTTGTGGGTACTAAAGCAGCGATAGATGATGACTTTGATATTAATTATAACAACGGTCTTATCGCATTGTTTAGTCCAGGAGATACATCGCCACCAGAATATTACCAAGTTACTGGACGTTTTGATGACTTTATTACGGGCGTAACACAAGCATCAAATGGTAAAATTTATATTGTCGGATATACTAAAGATGAATTAGTACCGAAAAGTAGATTATTCGTACATGGTATTGGTCGTGGATTAGTAAAGTCAATGAACACTACAGAAAAAATTGAATTTATTGATATGGTAACGGACAGTACGGGGTCACAATACTATGCTGGGAACCATATTCAAAGTTCAAGTATTGTAGTTGCAAAATACGACAAGGATTTTGATCTTCAATGGCAACGAGATATATCTGGTGGGTCATTAGCAGATACCGCATATGCAATTACTCGGGACACCTTGGGATACCTATATGTCGCCGGTGGTACTACTAACAGTGGAAGTGGAAATCAAGATGCATTATTAATTAAGTTAGACTCTACTGGATCTATTGTGTGGACAAAAATGTACGGTACGTCTGACAATCAATATGCAAGCTCTGTTGCTCGGGTCACAAAAAATAACACAGATTATATTTTACTTTCCGTTGTTTCGGGTAGTACAACAACTCTTACAACGGTTGATACTGACGGTACTATTCAAGAACAAAACTCGTATCCTAATTTAGTAGTAAATAGAGTACGCAGACATGAAACCACATCAGACGGTAGGTTTACCTTTGCAGGAAAAATTACGGGAAGTGTCAGTACAGCATCATTTGGAGTAGGAACAATTATCAACACTCCAATGATAGAATGGATGCGCAGTCACAACAGCGCTTCTACAAATACGGAAGCAATGGACATGCGAAACACCGGTACGGGTTCTGGATATTTGGAATATGTAGTGGTGGGTACGGAAGGTACGAATGGATTTGCAACAGAAATTGTTAGTCAAAGTGGTGGACTAACAAGTCAATGGACAACTACTACGTCAGGTTCATATTGGAAAGCAGTCTCCGCATCTCCATCATCGGTCGCCACTTCATCACGACGATTTTTTGCTGTGGGGTATGCAAGTAGTTCTGGTACACAAGTAACTGGTGCTGAACATGGGGGTGGTGATGGTATTATTGCTGGATTTGATAACACGGGAAGTGTATTCTTTATTAATGGATTAGGTCACGATAAGGCAGAATCATTATATGCAATAGAACGTGATGTTACGACATTTAATTATATCACTGCAGGGTGGTCAGAATCACATACCAACGGACGCCGAGGATTGATATTTAGATTTGCTCGTACTGGTTTTGGAACTGGTAATCATCATTTACAAGATGAAACGGGAATGGATATGTGGTATGCTTCTGCTTCAGCACTAACTTCAACCGCAAGTTTAGGTACATCCAGTACATCAACAACACCAACTAATACTGCAGGAACATTATTAACAAGCGCGTCTATAACATTTACTTCAATATCTAGTTCATACATGAACGAAATTTACGAAGGTAGTAATGTGTTTGACGGATTTTTTGGCGTACTAGATTTAAACGATTTACAAGAATATAAAAATTCCGGCTCTTATATTGAAGGAGCAATTAATCCTATTAATAGTTTAGTTACATGGACACAAATTGGTGTAGCCGGTGACGGTGAAGCAGACGATGGTAATATCTTTGCGTACGATGTAATTGAATTAACCTCGGGTAGTAACGCAGGACGTATTGGAATTGCAGCGGTAGCATCTGGTGACGTAGTAGCATATAATACGGGTAACACGGGTGTGTACGATTATATGATTGCGTTTTATGATCCCGCTAATCCACTTTCTGATACCGGATTCTTAATTAATCAGATTGGTACAGAATTCGATGAAGAAATTTATTCGCTTACCGAATTATCAGATGGGCGGGTAGCATTCGTTGGTCGTACAGCGGGCGACCTTGGTGGTACGCCCGTAGGTGGATATGATATTTTCTTGGGTATCACCGATGTTCGTAACTTGACACAATTTGTCCCACCTGCCGGCGGTGCGGCACGATTTACCACCGACTATTATACTACTGGATCTGGGTTAGCTGACCGAGGATTTGTTGTGCATGATATAAATAACGTTATACCAAATACGTTAGCAATTACGTATGAAACTGCTGGTGACGTTGGTGGTAGTGCAAATCTTGGTGCAGAAGATATCGGTATTATTTTATTTAATTATAGTACTGATACTTGGGGCAATGTCTATCAGTTAGGTACCACACAAAACGATACATTAAATACTTTTGGCAAACCAAGCACGTATTTGAGAGATGGTCGTATTGCAATTGTAGGGTCTACTACAGGTGTATTTGCTGATGATGGAAATTCGTTTGGTTCTAGTGATGTGTTTGTGGCGATATTTGATATAACAACGGAAACGTGGAAAAAATATCAAATAGGAACTGGTGCGGCAGATTTTGGTAATTCCGTACAAGTTGGTGCAGGTAACAAACTAATTATAGCAGGCACTACTGCTGCATCATTTACCTCACCAAATGATGGAATTACGGTTAGTTTTAATGCGGCACGTGGAATTAAGGGACGAATAACAGAATAACGGAGTTATGTACTATGGCAAATTTAGTAGAAATTCTTACAAAACGATATCCAAATACGATATGGACATGTGGTAATGATGATTACAACACATTAGCTTGGTATCCAGAAAACACAATACCAAAACCCACAGAATTGGAGCTTCGTGGATTGGATGCGGAAGTATCATTAGAACTAAAGTGGGATGTGGTTCGTGCTGACCGAGATGAATTATTACAATCATCAGATTGGACGCAGTTATCTGACAGTCCGTTAGATGCTGGACAAAAAGCTGCGTGGGCATCTTATCGTCAAGAATTACGAAACGTTCCTCAACAACAAGTAGAACCTGAAAACATTATTTGGCCCACTCAACCGTAATATGAGGTAGTAGATGGCCAGAATATATTCACAAGCTGCACAAACAGCAGCTTCAGGATCCCCTCTAACTGCATACAGTAGTCGTACTTCCGTAAGTGTTAGTGTTACGGCGGGTAAACGCTATGCGATATTCTGGTCAGCAATAATGAGTCATAGTGCGTTAACTTCTCGTGCGCGCGTTCGACTACAAAACGTTACTAATGGAGTAACATTACAGCAATTTGAATTTGAACCACAAGACTTAACGGACAGAATGAGTGCAGTGGATGTAAACGTATTTACTGCTTCATCTACTACAACAATTGAATTTGCTATACAATGGAGTGCATCCGCCGGTACTGCTACCATTTCTGACGCGTATATTAATGTGTTAGAATTAGATGATGCTGACGTTTCTTCATATGATAGCACACAAATTGCTACAACAAATGCCGTAGCTACTCCAATAGATTCTATTAATATTCCTGCTGGCGAATGGTTTGTGTTTGGATCGTGTAACGTCAATACTCCACGAACGGCACAAGCAGCGGATGATATGGTTGTACAATTGTCTGACGGCACAAACACCTATATGGTACGAACACAGTATTATGCAAAAGATACATTAGGAATAACACCATATTTTGCAATCGTAACGGCTTCTCTTGGTGCAACAACAACGTTTTCACTAGAACATAGCTCACCAAACGGACAAAATATTGTCAATCAATATCGAACATTATTAGCATTAGACAGGTCTAAATTTGCAGAAACGTATGCCGCGGTCAGTGAATCTGCACAAATAGACTCTACAAGTGCCGGTGCACCAACCGCCATAATAACATATACGCCAACTATTGCAAACACAGGCAATCATTTAGTGGTGGGTACGTGGACGACAAAAATTAGCGCAACTAACTCATCAGTCTTTTCTCACTTTGGTACTTCAACTACGGAACCTGGTCAATATACAGCAACCCGCCAACCACTCCGTGAAGCATCCGTTAATAATATTGACGAATTTGCACACGGATGGACGGACGTTGAATCATTAACTGCGGGGTCGATTACAAAAGTCATCGCATGGCGTCCAGAAGCAAACGTAAATGCGACAATTTCTGATGCAGCCATTGTTATTATGGATTTGGATGGTGCCGTTGCTGCACCGAGTCCAACGCCAACTACAACACCAACACCAACACCAACACCGTCTATTACTGTAACACCATCTATTACCACTACACCAAGTATAACTGTTACCCCTAGTATTACTACAACGCCTAGTATTACAACAACGCCTAGTATTACCACCACCCCAAGTATTACGCCATCTATTACGACCACACCGTCTATTACTACTACACCGAGTGTTACTACAACGCCGAGTATTACTAGAACTCCAAGTATTACCACTACGCCTTCTATTACCACTACACCATCTATTACTGTAACACCGTCTATCACAACAACGCCGTCAATTACTATTACGCCAAGTATAACACCATCTATTACAGTCACACCATCTATTACCACAACGCCGAGTATTACTACCACGCCGAGTATTACGCCAAGTATTACTACAACACCGTCTATTACTACCACGCCTAGTATTACTACTACCCCAAGTGTCACACCTTCCATTACCACAACACCAAGTATTACGACTACTCCGAGTATTACTACAACACCCAGCGTTACTAATACACCGTCTATTACTAGAACTCCAAGTATTACTACTACGCCTTCTATTACCACTACTCCAAGTATTACGACTACCCCAAGTATTACTGTAACGCCATCTATTACTAGAACGCCATCTATTACTACAACGCCTAGTATTACTACTACACCAAGTGTCACACCTTCCATTACCACTACACCATCTATTACCACTACACCATCTATTACTACAACCCCAAGTATTACTACTACCCCAAGTATTACTACTACCCCAAGTATTACTACTACCCCAAGTATCACCACAACACCAAGTATTACACCCAGTATTACTACTACACCATCTATTACTACAACGCCAAGTATCACTACCACTCCTAGTGTCACGCCAAGTATTACCGTTACGCCATCTATTACCACTACACCAAGTATTACTACTACTCCGTCAATTACAACTACTCCGAGTATTACCACAACACCGTCTATTACGGTAACGCCTTCTATTACCACTACGCCGTCAATTACCACTACTCCAAGTGTCACGCCATCTATTACCACCACGCCTAGTATTACTACTACACCTAGCGTCACGCCTAGTATTACTACTACGCCAAGCGTTACAACTACTCCAAGCGTTACGCCATCAATAACCACTACGCCGAGTATTACTACTACACCATCTGTTACCACTACGCCGAGTATTACTACTACCCCAAGTATTACTACTACGCCGTCAATTACTACCACACCAAGTATAACACCATCGGTTACAGTTACACCATCTATTACAGTCACACCATCTATTACAACAACACCATCGGTCACTGCTACGCCATCGGTTACCGTTACGCCTTCTATTACTGCTACGCCATCTGTTACTAGAACACCTAGCGTTACACCATCAATAACGGTAACACCAAGTATAACAACTACGCCAAGTATTACTACTACGCCAAGTATCACGCCAAGTATTACTACTACACCATCTGTTACTACTACGCCGTCTATTACTACTACTCCAAGTATTACGCCGTCGGTTACAATTACGCCAAGTATTACTACAACACCGAGTATCACACCTTCTATTACTACAACACCATCTGTTACGGCTACGCCAAGTATTACTACAACGCCATCTATCACCACAACTCCAAGTGTAACAGTTACACCAAGTATTACAGCTTCACCTGGTGTATCTGTAACTCCATCAATAACTGTAACTCCATCAATAACCACAACACCTTCTATTACACCAAGTATTACAGTAAGTCCTAGTATTACAGCAACCCCTAGTGTTACTGTAACTCCTTCGGCTACAACAACACCATCTATTACAACAACGCCTTCTATTACCACTACGCCAAGTATTACTACTACCCCAAGTATTACTACTACGCCGTCAATTACTACCACACCAAGTATAACAACTACGCCATCTATTACTACTACGCCTAGTATAACTGTTACCCCAAGTATTACTACTACGCCTAGTATTACCACAACGCCTTCTATTACCGCAACACCATCTATTACTGTTACGCCAAGTATTACTACTACCCCAAGTATTACTACTACGCCGAGTATAACAACGACCCCAAGTGTCACACCTAGTATAACAACTACGCCAAGTATTACTACTACGCCAAGTATCACACCAAGTATTACAACTACGCCAAGCGTTACAACTACGCCAAGTATTACAACTACGCCAAGTATTACTAGAACTCCAAGTATTACAACTACGCCAAGCGTTACAACTACGCCAAGCGTTACAACTACGCCAAGCGTTACACCATCAATAACCACTACGCCATCTATTACCACTACCCCGAGTATTACTACTACCCCAAGTATTACTACTACCCCAAGTATTACTACAACGCCAAGTATTACTAGAACGCCGTCTATTACTACTACACCAAGTGTTACTCCATCTGTTACTACAACGCCTAGTGTTACACCATCCATCACCAATACGCCATCTATTACCACCACACCAAGTGTTACACCAAGTGTTACTATTACGCCAAGTATTACTACAACGCCTAGTGTTACACCATCCATCACCAATACGCCGTCTGTTACAACCACGCCTAGTATTACTACAACACCGTCTGTTACAACCACGCCTAGTATTACTACAACACCGTCTATCACGGCAACGCCATCTATTACCACAACGCCAAGTATTACCACAACGCCAAGTATTACAACTACGCCAAGTATTACTAGAACGCCGAGTATCACTACAACACCAGGATCAACACCATCTGTTACCGTTACACCGAGTATCACTACCACGCCGTCTATTACCACTACACCTAGTGTCACTAGAACACCTTCTATTACTACTACCCCAAGTATTACTACTACGCCGTCTATTACCACAACGCCAAGTATTACTAGAACGCCCAGTATCACGCCATCTATTACCACTACGCCGTCTGTTACTTCTACACCCAGTATCACTACTACACCGTCTGTTACCAGAACACCATCAATCACAACTACGCCAAGTATTACGCCAAGTATTACTACTACGCCGTCAATTACTACCACACCAAGTATTACTACTACGCCATCTATTACCACTACGCCGTCTATTACTACTACTCCAAGTATTACTAGAACGCCTAGTGTCACTAGAACGCCAAGTATCACGCCATCTATTACCACTACGCCGTCTATTACCACAACGCCAAGTATTACTAGAACGCCATCTATTACGACTACCCCAAGTATTACTAGAACAACAAGTGTTACACCTAGTATTACTACAACGCCTTCAATTACTACTACCCCAAGTATTACTACTACCCCAAGTATTACTACTACCCCAAGTATTACTAGAACGCCTTCTATCACAACTACACCAAGTATCACTAGAACATCAGGCGTTACACCTAGTGTTACTACAACTCCGTCTATTACACCATCAATTACCGTCAGTATTACCCCATCAATAACTAAAACCCCATCGATAACACCGACTCGTAGTGTAACAAAAACACCAACGGTTACGCCAACTATTACACCGACTCGTTCAACTACCCCTACAGTAACACCGAGTGTAACAATAACACCTTCTATAACTCCATCAATTACCCCGTCTGAAGTAAAAGTTAGTGATATAGCAATTTATGGTATAGAATTACGTTATAAAGTTGGAATGGTGGAACATTCATACATTGGTGGTGTAAATCAATCTTTACCTGTAAAAGACCAAGGTAATATTTGGGTGTACGGAGAACAATTATTATACAGTGATTATAGTGGGGTGACAAGAGTAATTACTGGTGCTAGAGTACAAATAACCAATCGTAAAGCAGGTGAAATATTTATCAAAAATGGACGTTTGTATTGGGTAATTGGTGATGATATTACAAATTATGAGTTCGCATTATCTAACGAATCTTCATTTAGTTATTAAAATTCATATTTATATGAAATGTATAACGTGAGGTGTATTCGTGGCTGAGACAAGACTTTCTGGCGCATTAATAAGAACTGGAACGAATATCGGACCTGTGAACAAACTATCAGTTGGAGATGTGACCACACCAAGTGGTTCTCTTCATGTTGGCGGTACGACAGTTCTACAACAAATATTAGAAAAAAATACTATTGCTGCGACTGCGGCAACGGGGACAATTAATTTTAATGTATTATCACAAGGGGTGTTGTATTATACAACCAACTCATCGGGTAATTGGACTCTAAACTTCACAGGTGACATTTCAACTACATTAAATAATATAATGTATATTGGGCAAAGTTTGAGTTTGGCGTTTTTAGTAACAAACGGTTCTCCCGCATTTTATGTCACATCTCATACAATTGATGGTGCTTCTGTAACACCAAAATGGCAAGGTGGTGCTGTTCCCTCAGCGGGTAACACAAATTGTATTGATGTGTATTCGTATGTTATAATAAAAACAGCAAATGCTACATTTACTGTGTTAGCATCAGTAATACCTTTCGTTTAATAAGATTGTATGACTCCGGTACTTGGTGCACGAGGTGGTGCTAGTGTTAGGTCGTTTGGTTTATTTGGGGCAATAACACCAACGCCTACGCCTTCAATTACTCGTACTCCATCGGTTACACCAAGTATTACTCCGTCGAGAAGCGTAACGCCTAGTATTACACCATCAATCACAATTACGCCAAGTATTACGCCTTCTATTACTAGAACGCCAAGTATTACTCCGTCAATAACAGTAACAACTACACCTAGTGTTACTAACACCCCTTCAATTACGATAACTCCGTCTATTACTGCTACTACTACGCCAAGTATTACAGTTACACCTTCTATTACTATTACACCATCTATTACAACTACGCCAAGTATTACTAGAACGCCATCTATTACGACTACGCCATCAATTACTATCACCCCAAGTATTACTAGAACGCCTTCTATTACGACTACACCAAGCGTAACTAAAACGCCAAGTATTACTACTACGCCGTCTATTACCACTACGCCGTCTATTACCACTACGCCAAGTATTACGCCAAGTATTACTGTTACACCATCTATTACTAAAACGCCAAGTATTACGCCAAGTATTACCATTACACCATCTATTACTAAAACACCTTCTATTACTACAACACCGAGTGTTACCAGAACGCCATCTATTACGGTAACCCCAAGTATCACACCTTCTATTACTACAACGCCAAGCGTAACAACTACGCCAAGTGTTACACCATCTATTACCACTACACCGTCTATCACAACTACTCCAAGTATTACTACAACGCCGTCTATTACAACTACCCCTAGTGTTACCACGACGCCAAGCGTTACGCCATCTATTACTACCACTCCTAGTATTACCAGAACACCAAGTATTACTACCACGCCTTCTATTACTACAACACCAAGTGTTACCAAAACACCATCTATTACTACTACGCCAAGTATTACTACCACGCCTTCTATTACGACTACACCATCTATTACTACTACGCCAAGTATTACTCCAAGTATTACACCGTCAATTACCACTACGCCGTCTATTACCACTACGCCGTCTATTACCACTACGCCGTCTATTACCACAACACCGTCAGTTACAACTACTCCAAGTATTACAGTTACACCATCTATTACTAAAACGCCAAGTATTACGCCAAGTATTACGTCTTCGCCGGGGATTAGTGTAACCCCAAGTATTACGGTAACACCGTCTATTACTACTACGCCTTCTATTACAAAAACACCGAGTGTTACGGTAACGCCTTCTATTACTACTACGCCGTCTATTACCACAACACCGAGTATTACTCCATCAATTACAACTACGCCTTCTATTACCACAACACCATCTGTTACAAATACACCAAGTATCACTACAACACCATCAGTAACTACTACACCGTCTATCACCACCACGCCTAGTGTTACTACCACACCAAGTATTACTCCATCTATTACCACTACACCATCTATTACTACCACACCAAGTATTACCAAAACGCCTTCTATTACAACTACGCCTTCTATTACTACAACGCCAAGTATTACCAAAACGCCTTCTATTACGACTACACCAAGTATTACGGTAACGCCGTCTATTACTACCACGCCATCAGTAACTACTACACCATCTATTACAACTACACCAAGTATTACGCCAAGTATTACGACAACGCCTTCTATTACTACTACACCATCTATTACAAGAACGCCAAGTATTACTACTACGCCTTCTATTACTAAAACGCCGAGTATTACGATAACGCCTTCTATTACAAGAACGCCTAGTGTTACGGTAACGCCTTCTATCACAACTACACCAAGCATTACACCATCCATTACGACTACTCCATCTATTACCACCACACCAAGTATTACCACTACGCCTTCTATTACTACTACGCCCAGTATTACGCCGTCTATTACCACTACGCCGTCTATTACCAGAACGCCGTCTATTACGACTACGCCAAGTATTACGCCAAGTATTACGATAACGCCTTCTGTCACTACAACACCAAGTATTACTACAACGCCTTCTGTTACTATTACGCCTAGTATTACACCATCTATTACCACTACGCCTTCTATTACTAGAACCCCGAGTATTACTACTACACCGTCTATTACTGTTACGCCAAGTATTACTCCATCAATTACAACTACGCCATCTATTACTAAAACGCCAAGTATTACTACCACACCGTCTATTACAACCACACCTTCCGTAACTAGAACGCCAAGTATTACCACTACGCCTTCTATTACCAGAACGCCGTCTATTACTACAACACCTAGCATTACACCTTCTATTACCATTACGCCAAGTATTACTACAACACCAAGTGTAACTCCGTCTATTACCACCACACCATCTATTACGACTACACCAAGTATTACTACAACACCGTCTATTACAACTACACCAAGTATTACTCCATCTATTACAACTACACCAAGTATTACAAAAACGCCTTCTATTACTAGAACCCCAAGTATTACCACTACACCAAGTATTACAACAACGCCAAGTATTACTAAAACGCCGTCAATTACTACTACACCTTCTATCACTACAACGCCAAGTATTACTACAACGCCAAGTATTACTCCAAGTATTACTAAAACGCCTTCTATTACTACAACGCCAAGTATTACTACAACGCCGAGTATTACCGTAACGCCAAGTATTACTCCATCAATTACAACTACGCCATCTATTACTAAAACGCCAAGTATTACCGTTACACCATCTGTTACCATCACACCATCTATTACTACTACTCCTAGTATTACCAGAACACCAAGTATTACGACAACGCCTTCTATTACTACAACGCCTTCTATTACTACAACGCCGAGTATTACTCCAAGTATTACGGTAACGCCTTCTATTACTACAACGCCTTCTATTACGAAAACGCCGAGTGTTACTACAACGCCAAGTATTACTACTACACCGTCTATTACTAGAACGCCAAGCGTAACAACTACGCCATCTATTACTACCACGCCTAGTATTACCAGAACACCAAGTATTACTCCTAGTATTACGCCGTCTATTACCACTACACCATCTATTACGACTACACCAAGTATTACCAGAACACCAAGTATTACGACAACGCCTTCTATTACTACAACACCATCTATTACTACTACGCCAAGTATTACTAGAACGCCGTCTATTACGACTACACCATCTATTACTACTACGCCAAGTATTACTCCAAGTATTACCATCACGCCAAGTATTACCAAAACACCGTCTATTACCACTACGCCAAGCATTACTACAACGCCTTCTATTACAAGAACGCCAAGTATCACGCCAAGTATTACAACAACGCCGTCTATTACTAGAACGCCAAGTATTACTACAACACCGTCTATTACTAGAACGCCGTCTATTACTAGAACGCCGAGTATTACCACTACGCCGTCTATTACCAGAACACCGTCTATTACGCCTTCTAACACACCGGGAACAATGGTTATTGAACTTGCTAGTGGGTCAGCAAGTAGTAATACAACAACGGGAGCATCTACAGGATCACATACATGGACCGTACAATCAAACGCTACAGCGTTAGTAGCACGTGTGGCTTCACAGGCAGAATTTCCAACATACGGTAAACCGACAGCAATGTGGTGGTCTGGAAGTTGGGGAAGAACCGCATTAACAATGCAACAAGAATCAGCTAATATTGGTGATGGTATTGCTCTAACAATCTGGACATTATTCAGTCCAAATTCTGGCACAGGTGCATTAGAAATTGCGTATAACGGTACTATGTATTATCGTATGTATCATACTAATTATAAAAATGCTGTAGCCGTGTGGGATAAAGATTTTACCAGTACAAACGGCACAAGTATGTTCGTTCCATTATACACAGATGCGGATAATAGTTCTTTAATGATTGGAATTGGTGTTGGAGTAAATGCATTCGGTTCACCAAGTACGTTGTCAGCGGCAGGAGGATCTACCTCGGAATGGACAACAACCAGTACGGCATTGACATATGATTTTGAAGTAAATATGTCCAAAAAATATGCATCAAGTACAGCTGGACAGTTAGATTGGACCCACAGCCAGACGTTAAATATTAAAGCAGCGGCAATTCAATTAGAAAATATTATACCATCAGTAACACCGACTATTACACCGACACCGACGATAACTCCATCTAAAACAAGAACGCCATCGCCAGTGACGCCTTCGCCAACGCCGTCACCGACGCCATCGCCAGTAACGCCGTCACCTGTAACGCCTTCACCTGTTACCCCATCACCAGTAACACCATCACCAGTAACGCCTTCGCCAACACCATCACCAACACCTTCGCCAGTAACACCATCACCGGTAACGCCTTCACCAACGCCGTCACCAACACCATCGCCAGTAACGCCTTCGCCAACACCATCACCAACACCTGCACCAGTAACGCCTTCGCCAACACCAGCACCAACACCTGCACCAGTAACACCTGCACCAACACCCGCACCAGTAACACCATCACCGACATCTTCGTGTCAAGACGGCACGTATGCGTGTATTGGAGTAAATCTATACTATTGTAATCTCGGAACTTATGAACTAGCATGTGTGGATTATGTAGACTGTGGTGGAAGTCAATTCCTTTGTACGTAAAAATAACGGTAACTTAAAATTTAGAGAATAAATATGAATACATTTCAAGATTTACAATTATTGGTTGATGCTAACGCAATAATCCAAAATTATAACTGTGTGGATAATACAACGTGTGATGCTTTAAAATCACTCACCACGGGAAACGGATTATATCGACAAATTCATTATTTAATTGATAAACAAACACCTTTTAGAGTGTTATGGTTGCAATACGACACCACAGATGATGAGTTTATATTAAATTTATCGTGTTTTGATAAAGATAAAAACGTTATAACTCCTTTAGATTTTACGAATAGGGTTGAAGGCCCATCAAAAACATTAGTACAATCGTATATTAATACCAATCCAATAAAATGGATAAAAACGGTACCAAATGAATATAGTCTCATGTATACGACTCAAAATGCTAATATAGGACAGAAACTACAAAATACTTTACCAATAATTAAAAAGCTGTAGTAAACCTTGACTTGTTAAGTCGAGTAGATTATATTTTTCTATTGACGTAAACTATTTATACTTGTGTACAGGTTATATAAATGAGGGTTTTATGACTACAAAAAAGAAAGTTGTTAAAAAGACTGTAAGAAATCAGAGTATAAAAAAGACTGCTGGACGAGTTAAAAAGAAAGTACCTACTATTTTCGTTCAAATTGCAGCATACCGTGATCCAGAATTATTACACACTCTTCGCAGTTTATTACAAAACGCAGATCATCCAGAAAATTTGACTATTGCCATTGGTTGGCAGCATTCTCCCTATGAGAAGTGGGATAATTTAGATGAGTTCAAAGATGACACAAGATTTAAGATAATAGATATAGATTATCGTAAATCTAAAGGTGTTTGCTGGATGCGTGAAAAAATACAGAAATTGTATAATGGCGAAACTTATACACTACAACTAGATTCACATCATAGATTTACCGAACATTGGGATACGCAAGTAATAGAAATGTTAGAAGGATTGCGTAGTAAAGGACACACAAAACCACTGCTGAGTTCATACTTACCAGATTTTAATCCAGTAACAGGACCTGAAGGTGAATTACCTGCTCCGTGGATTATGGAATTTGACAGATTTGGTCCAGAAGGGCCAGTACACTTCTTACCACATACAATAGACGATTGGAGAGAACTGACATCACCAGTTCCATCAAGATTCATGTCTGGTCATTTTATATTTGCTGACGGAATATTTGTTAAAGAAGTTCCGTATGACCCAAATTATTATTTTCACGGTGAAGAAATTGATTTATCTGTTCGTTCTTATATGGCGGGGTACGATCTATTCGCACCACACAGAACTATTGCTTGGCACGAATACTATAGAGAAGGAAAGAGTAAACATTGGGAGGACCATACAAATTGGGCATCAGAAGATAGAATCTCACACGCATATCATCGCAAAATGTACGGTATTGAATCGAAGAACAGAAAATTAAAAGATAATGTACGAACACTTCAGGAATATGAAATGTATGCTGGATTGGAGTTTTCTACAAAACGTGCTCATACGATGACCATACAAAAAATACGCCCTCCAGTTTCTTTAGATGTAGAATCCCATACACAAGGATTGGTTCCTTATCATAAAGTATGTATTGATGTGTATAAAGGATCATTACCAGAGAAGGATTATAATTTCTGGGTAGTTGCGTTTACAAATAAAGATGGAATAGAATTTCATAGACATGATGCTGATGAAAATGAAATAAATATGGCTATGAGTGTACCTTATGAAGCAGATAAGTTTGTGCATATATGGAGAGCATTCTATTCTGATCAACCAGCTGATGGGTGGATCGTGTGGCCTCATAGTAAGAGTAATGGGTGGTGTGAAAGATTAACTGGTAAATTTGGACGATAATATGAGAAAAAATAAAAATATTTTCGTTCAAATTGCAGCATACCGTGATCCAGAATTACTACCCACTATTCGTGATTGTATATCCAATGCGAAGAACCCGGAAAATCTTCGATTCTGTATTGCGTGGCAGCATTCTAACGAAGATGTCTGGGACAATTTAGATGAGTTTAAAAACGATTCACGATTTATAATTCTAGATATTCCACATCTACAGACAAAAGGAACGTGTTGGGCACGGTATCAAATCCAACAACATTGGAACGGAGAAGCATATACCCTACAATTAGATTCACATCATCGTTTTGCTAAAAATTGGGATAGTATGCTAATTAAGATGGTCAAAGATTTACAAAAAGCAGGATATAAAAAACCATTATTGACTGCATATATGTCAAGTTATGAACCACATAACGATCCCACGGGACGAGCACCAGACCCGTGGTTCTTAACATTTGACAGATTCACTCCAGCTGGAGCAGTATTTTTTATACCCGCTGTTATTCCTGATTGGAAAAATCGTAAATTACCATATCCAAGTAGATTTTATTCCGCTCATTTTGGATTCACACTTGGACAATTTTGTAAAGAAGTTCCTCACGATCCGAACTACTTGTTTCACGGTGAGGAAATTTCTATTGCCGCACGAGCGTATACGTGGGGATATGATTTGTTTGCGGCACATAAACCTGTAGTGTGGCACGAATATTCACGAAATCACCGCCCTCGTAAATCGTGGGACGACATATCAGATTGGACTAATTGGGATAATCAATCGTTGGCACGTAACAGAAGATTGTTAAACGTGGATAACGAGAATGACCCTAATGAAGATTTTGGAGAATTTGGATTTGGTACACAACGTACACTACAGCAGTACGAAGAATATGCGGGAATACAATTTTCTACAAGAAGTATACAAAAACATACGTTAGAACATCGTGAACCACCCAACCCGCCAAATCAACCATTCTTTAGAATTTTTAAACATTGTATTGATTTACCATATCAATATGTACCGTATAATGACTATGATTTTTGGGCGGTAGCATTTGAAGATGAATTTGGTAACGAGATATATAGACACGATGCTACAGAAGATGATATCATACAAATGAAGAATGATCCTGACGGATATTGTAAATTGTGGAGACAGTTTCACGCAACGGCAAAACCCGCCAGATGGATTGTTTGGCCACATTCTAAATCACACGGATGGTGTGATCGATTGGTTGGAGATATCTAAAATGCAGCACAAAACAAAATTACGTATTCATAATTCCTGCAACAAGTACACTAGGTATTATAGATATTATAATTTTTTTTGGGATGCTTTGACTTACGAGTTAGGTAAAACGTTTGAAATTGAAGAAAACAGATATTTCGAACATGCCCATACAATACCAATGCCAATAAAACTCAAAAAGGCAAAATGTGATTTAGAAATTTATGAATCAGACTACGTTATAGAAAACGTAGAATCGGGTGACTTCTATATATTGACAGCGTGTGATGTATTGACCGGACACGTAATAGCTGAAAGAGAGAATCCACACTTAAAAAAAGTATTGGTGGCACAGTACATAGACCAAATTATTAAACACAACGTAGAAAATCCACATACCAGTAAATATTCCCCATGGATTTATTTTCAAAGTGGATTGACTAATTTAGAAGAATATTTTTATAAAAGAAAGTTAATACTCAATTTTAATAAAAAATTATACTTTCGTGGTAAAATTGATGACCGTCCTATTTTAAAGTACTTTTCTCCATCTATCTTGGAATCAGGCCAAACAATTAATCAAAATGATTATTTCAACGAAGCAATTAATCACGAAATCGGATTATCCATAGGCGGTGTTGGTGAGTTGTGTTATAGAGATATTGAATATATGGGAATGGGTATACCGTTTTTGCGTTTTGAATTCGCTAGCAGTCTTAAAGAACCATTAATTCCAAATGTACACTATATTTCAGTAGATAGGCCGAATGACTTACCAACAGAACAACGTACTTGTGGTGTTGGATTAGATAGGATGGGATTAGAACATCACGCAAAGTTAATAGAGCAACGTTATTTAGAAGTAATAGATGACAAAGAATTTTTAAGATTTGTATCTACTAATGCAAGAGAGTATTATGAAAAATATCTTATGTATCCGAACAATGTAAGACACACAATTAATTGGTTGGGGTTAGAATAATATGAGAATTTTAGTAACAGGTGGAACTGGGTTGGTTGGAGAAAACTTGAAACAATCTCTTCCTGACGCATATTATGTTTCTTCAAAGGATTACGATTTAACTAGTTACGAAGATACTGCGGCGTTGTTTTATTACTATCGACCAACGCACGTTATCCATTTAGCTTCTAAAGTAGGTGGCATAACGTATAATATGAAATACCCAGTAGAGTTTTTTGAAGATAATGTGTTGATGAACGCAAATGTACTAAACTGTGCTCATAAATTTAAAGTGCAAAACTTAATTGGAATGTTGTCCACTTGTATATTCCCAGATGATGTGACGTATCCTCTAACGCCTGATAAAATTCATAAGGGTGAACCACATCATAGCAACTTTGGATATGCTTATGCAAAACGCATGTTAGAAGTTCAAATACGAACATATAATAAACAATACGGAACAGATTGGACCACGATTATCCCAACAAATATTTATGGCAAATATGATCAATTTAATCTTGAAAAATCTCATGTAATTCCTGCGTTAATTCATAAGATGTATTTGAATAAAATAAATAATCAACCATTGATGAATATGATGGGTACTGGATTGGCAGAACGGGAATTTATATACGCTGAAGATTTAGGGAAAATATTAGCGTGGGCTATAGAAAATTACACAACACCAACACCATTAATAGTTTCATCAGAAACATCATATAGTATAAAATCGGTAGCAGAGCTAATTTCTAATGCTATAGGTTATGAGGGACAATTACTATTTGACGGAGATGTGTCAAAAGACGGACAATACAGAAAGCCAAGCGATTCCAATGTGGTTAGAACACTTTGTCCAATAGAATATACTCCTCTAGATGTTGGTATAAAAAATACCGTAGAGTGGTTTGTAGAAAATTACACTAACTGTAGGAAGTAAAATATGAAAATACTAGTATCTACTATATGTTTTATTCAACCCAATAAAATTAAGGATGGTGCAGAGATATATGCAACGTTTGCCAATCGTTTGATAGATTCTACGATGGAAAAAACGAATTTTGATATTCGAGTAGCAACAAACAGACCAGAACTGTTTTCCGACGCATTATTAAAATATGGTGACAGAGTTTCTTTATTTGTAGACACGTTGGAAGATAAACAGGTTTGGGTTGGTGCATTCAATCAATTACTAAAATTTTTAGCACTAAAAGATGTACCATCGAAATACGATTATGTTCTGTATTTAGATTGCGATTCATCATTCTTTAAAACAGTTGATAATGAATTGGTAACAGAAACAATTACCAAACTAGAAGAAAACAACCAAAACGGCATGGTAAATAGATCTGGTACGGGATACTTCCTGCAACAGTTAACAGAACATTGTTCAGGCATAGCAAATATGTTTAGCGCCAAATTTAATTTTTATAACTTAAACTTGAATACCGTACCACCGGAGTGGGAAGATGCTCCAATGCCATGTGAACACATACTGTTCTTAAAGAATGAAGATAATAAATTACAGATTATGTCAGATAAAATTGCTGAATTTAATGAAAAATTAGAATCTCAAATTGGACAACCGTACATCGCATGTAGTCCTGATATGGAAGCATTCGAGTTGGGTATTGGGGTAAAAGTTGCTGGTTATAAATTAGCAGAAATTGATTCATATATTCACCACGATGTATTTTGTGTAAAATATAACGGTAGTAATTGGGAAAAAGCAAAATTATAAAATGAGATAAATTATGTTAAAAACCGATGGAAATGATTATTATGTAATCAAGGATGCATGTGTTGCTGTAAAGGAAATTGAAGGTTTGGTATGTGAATTAGGATCGTATCAAGGTGGTGGACTCAAATTACTTATGGAAACATTTTCGGAAATGAATCAACGAGATAGAATATTTCTTTCGGTTGATCCATACGGAGACATTCCATATCACGATATAAATGGTATACACAGTGCGGGATATACAAATAATGTAAAAAATATGTTTCTACGAGACATACATCAATTGTCTTATGAATTGAATACATACTTTTTGTTTTTCAATATGACAGACACACAGTTTTTCAAAAGATTTTCTGATGGTATTCCTGTATACATTAACGAAGAACGTATTTATAACAAATATGCGTTAGTAATTATTGACGGACCACATGAAGTGAATATCGTTAAGGATGAATTTGATTTCTTTAAAAGTAGAATAGCTACAAATGGTATAATAGTTTTTGATGATGTTGAACAGTACCCACATGAAACTATTCACGAATATATTTTGCAGAATGGATTTGAAACGTTCAAATCCACAGGATATAAGCACGCATATAAAAAAGTTGTATGAAAATTGCACTTCTGCTTTCAGGTCAACCACGATTATATGAGGAAGTTTTTCCACACATAAAAAAACATATATTAGACGTATATGATTGTGATGTATATGCACATGCGTGGTGGGACGAAGCGGAATCACACGATGTAGTACATCGTTCACCCTGGTCACAGTCTTATAAGTTTGACGTAGATAAACAATTTCCTATTAAGTTTAATAACTTATACAATCCCAAAAAGTTTCAAATAGATAAACCATTATTTGATAGCACGGAAGATTCGCAGAATATTTTCATTGAGTCATTGAAAAAATTGTATCCGACTACAAATGGGTGTGAAGTTTTTTATGAAGATAAAAGTATGTTAGGTCCAATTCATAAATTTATTTCAATCGAAAAAGTATTTAATATGGTGAATTGGGATGAAAATTATGATTGGATTGTTTTCTGGAGATATGATTTACAGCCAGATGTATTTCCCGATTTAACTATCTTAAATGAAGAAGTATTATACGCATATACCGATTATTGGTGTTCTTGGTGTGATAGAGATGATAGAGCGTGGCCAGATAATCATGGATTTATAGATACTGGATTTATACTACATCCTAATTGTAAACATGCTTTAAATATTAAAAATTTTTACTTTGATGAGTGTATGAAAAATAATTTATTGTGTAGTGAATCACACAAATGGAAGCACAAACCAATTCCAGAAACAGTCTGGTCGTTGAACGTGTGGTACAATAAAATAAAAACAGTTATGTTACCATCTAAAGACTTTTCAGCAAGTTTAATTCGACGAATTGATGAGTACGGAGACTTAAGACCATGAACGAACAATATATATTTTTTGATGTAGGAGCAAATAATGGTGATAGTTCTGTGCCAATTATACGCAAAAATCCAGATGCTAGAGTATATGCATTTGAACCTGTTCCTGCTTTAGTGAATTACATAAAACAACAAACAAAAGATTATCCTAACTATGTTGTAACACAAACTGCTGTTTCTGATTTTAATGGAACGGCATCATTTCGTATATCAGGCGAACCATCAAAAAAAGAAATTCAAACATTTGTAGATTTAGACTTTCATAAATTCGTGGAACATAATTGGCATGGATGTAGTTCTTTACTAGAATTGTCGGATAATGTATTGGATTCTTGGTACGGAAGAACGGATATGTTAGTTCTGGAAGAAATAGAAGTTAATGTCATTAGATTGGATTCTTTTATACAACAAAATAACATAGACCATATTGATTTTCTTTGGGTAGATACACAAGGATCAGATTTAAATGTATTGAAAGGTTTGGGAGACTACATTCATATAGTAAATTCTGGAACGGTAGAAGCTGCAAACAAACCAGACATTTTATATAAAAATCAAAATTCTAAAGAAGAAACAATTGAGTATTTAAAACAATGTGGATTTAACGATATACGAGTGTCCACGAATGACCCAGCAGATAATGAAGTAAATATTTCTTTTTATAGAGGATAAGTTGTGAAAATTAAATTTCTTCCAAACTGGTGTTCTTCTGAACAAGGTACAAAACGATTATTTGACCAATTTTATATAGGACAAGATTTAACAAATGTAGAATTTGTTCACGGTGATGAATTTGACGTTATTTTTTATTGCGGATATGAAACGCAAGTCGTACCGTCTGGAATAAAAAAATATATTTTTAATATGGAACCGTGTTGGTCGGGAAACGTACAAAGAAACAATTCGGGTATTGATGCTACAATCTTCGCTCAAGATAAAAACATATTTGATGATTCGACTAGAGTAGTTGAGTGTCCAACCTATATGTTCTACGGAGCTGGTGGCGAAAATTGGACTGTAGAAGATACCAAAATTGATTACGAAAAAACAAAAAATATCAGTTGTATATTGTCGGATAAAAGAAACATTTACAATATATCTTCATGTCTATACGATAAACGAGATGATGTAGCTCAATACTTGATGCGTTCGAGTGTATCGGTAGATGTATTCAGAGATTGTGATTCTCCAAATTGCGTTGGTGGACTCCCAAGAAAAATTGAAGGATTAAAACCATATCGATTTAGTATTGGTATAGAAAACAGTAGAGAACAAAACTACATTTCAGAAAAATTTTATGATGCAATTTTAACAAACACCATCCCAATATACTACGGTGCAAAAAATATCAAAGAGGTTTTTCCTGAAAATGGGTATTTTGTAATAGATGATTTAGAAGATTTAGATGGCATTGCCAACCTACTAAAACATATAAACGAAAACGCAGAAGAACTTTATCGACAAATGTTACCAGAAGCACTAAAAATTAAACAGAGATTTTTTAATGAATTTAATCTCATGACAAAAATTATAGAAGTAGCGGAGAGTGGTATATGAAAACTATAGGATTTTGGGATAACAATCTAGGATTGCGTGGTACTAGTGTTGCTATGTTTCTTTATGCAAAATATAACGAAGAAATTTTAGGAAATCGTAGTGTCATATATTCACACAGTGCTGTTAGAGAAGATATAGGGGATAAGTCTACACTAGATAAATTCGAAAAACAGTTTCCAGGTCGTGTACATCTAGTCGGTAGAGAATTGGGTGGATTGTACGATGTTCAGACGCATATGTTGAGAGAATATAACGCTGAATATTTTTATTATATTAAAGCCGGACAACGTGATGGTGGTATGTTAGATGAAAATTATATCAAAAATTTAATACACGCAGTATTTTTGTTTAATGAACCACACGGACATCGATATATGTATGTGTCTGATTGGTTGGCTGGGACGATGGGATATTCACCTAGAGAAAATCACGCGGTACCTCATATCGTTGAACCGTTGCCTGTAGTTGACGAAGATTTAAGAGATGAGCTAGGTATACCAAAAACAGCGACGGTGTTTGGGTGTTATGGTGGTCCAACTGAATTTAATATTGATTTTGTACATATGGTGATGGATAGAGTCTTGTCAGAACGTAATGACATTTATTTTATTTTTATGAATATACCAAGTACTCATCGTGGTATAACACACACGCATGAAAATTATAGATGGTTGCCTGGTACGTGGGATTTAACTCGAAAGGCTAAGTTTGTTAAAACATGCGATGCTATGTTACACGCCAGAGGAGGTGGAGAAACGTTCGGAATGGCTGTGGCAGAATTTAGTAGCGCAAATAAACCTGTAATAACATACGGATTATCGGGAGAACGATGTCATCTGGAAATTTTAGGAGACAAGGGATTAATTTATAACAGTTATGAAGAGCTTTATGACATTATTAATAACCTTGGTACATATTTAAAGTATGAGGATTGGAACTGCTACAGAAATTTCTCCGCAGAAATTATAATGGACAGATTCAATAAAAACTTTTTAAATTGAGATAATAGATATGACAAAGGTTATCGTAACAATGACAACGTTACCTCGAAGATTATTTGAGGTTGATTCTGAATGGGGAATTCGTCCGTCTTTAAAGACGATATTAGAACAATCAAACGCTGACTACGAAGTACATTTAAATGTTCCATACGAACACAGAGGTCAGCAAATAACAGTTCCCGATTGGTTAAGAGAATGGCAATCAACATACAAACATTTAAAAGTGTTTAGATGTAAAGATTACGGTCCAATAACAAAGATATATCCTACACTAAAACGTGTAACTGATCCGAATACTATTCTTATAACGGTAGACGATGATCTTGCATATAACGATGGATTTGTCCAAGCTCACATAGACGCTCAAACGAAGTATAAAGAATGTGCCATAGGATATGCTGGAATGGGTTCTATTAATGAATCACTTCCGGCTGACAATAGAGGCGTTCATCCAACCGGTGGACAACATTTCGTTACATCGTTAGCGGAAGATATAAGAGTGAGAATGTTAGAGGGATATAAAACTGTGTCTTATTTAAGATCATTTTTTTCTGAAGATTTAAAGGATTTAGAAAACTTTATGGCACAACATTGGAATGATGATATTGTGTTGTCTGCTTATATGGGATATAAAAATATAAAAAAGATAGTGTTGAAGTGTGAAAATTGTAATGGAGACAATTCACCACGCGTAGAAACATTCCCAGTAATAAGAATGGTTCCTATTACGTCCGATATTCACGGTTGTAATGCATTTAGAACCAATCAATCTATTCAAAAAAATATGGAAGATGTGAGTAATATGTGGTATAAACTTGGATATCTGGAGAGATAAAATATGTCTAATATTATTGAAGCATTAAATGTATACAATGTGTTTTCACCTAAAATGCGTTTGGGTGATAACAGAGATGGTGGTTATATAATTAACGAAACAATTGCAGAAGTTTCAAATAAACTTATTACTGTTGGATTGGGTTCTGATTACTCTTTTGAAAGAGATTGGTACAATAAATTCAAGACTCCAATTGAAGTATATGACGGAACGTGTTCTTGTGGCGGTCTGTGTCACGAATTTAAAGATAATATCAATAAAGATATTTTCTTTATAAAGAATAACGTGGGATATGATGAGGGTAATATGCCGATAAACGTATTACTAGATAGAAAATCAGATATTCTGTTGAAAGTTGACGCAGAAGGATCTGAATACACTATGTTTGATAATGTTAAATTGGGTTCAAATATTGCAGGATTTATCCTAGAAGTACACGATATACACGTTAGAGAGCATCAAGAAAAACTAATCAGTTTGATTGAAAATCAATTTTCTGATCTTTTGTTGTTTCATATTCACGGTAATTCTTGGGGAAACACCTTTACATTAAATTTGAGTAAAACGGGAAATCGTGGTTTGGAAATACAAAATTTTCCACATGTACTCGAATTATCTTTCGTAAACAAAAGACTGCTTGGTAATTTTGAGTTAGAAACGACATCATTCCCAATTCAAGGATTAGACTACAGTAATCACCCAGATAAACAAGATATTCAACTTCCGTGGATAAACGCATTATAATAAAGGTATTTTATGATAAACTTAAAGGATATATTACAGACTTTATCTGAAGATGGTAAATCTTTCGTTATAAATCTCGGAGATAAAGTTTTACGATTCACGATAGACGAGATTCCTAAAACTGAGCAAGAATCTTCACAACAAGTAGACAATACTGTTGAAGAATTCAAAACTTTAGAAAATTCTGATACGACCATAGTAACCGCTCTTTGGAATTTAGGTAGAGGGTCACTCGGTGATGATTTTAAACGTCCGTATTCTTATTATCTTGACAAATTTGCAGAGTTACTCAAAACTCCTTCAAATTTATACATTTATGTAGCAAAAGAAGATGAAGAATTTGTTTGGAAGCATAGATCAAGAAAAAATACTCATGTCAAAGTTATGGAGTTAGAAGAACTAAAAACTTGGTTTCCCTTCTACGAAAAAGTACAAGAAATTAGAAATACTGAAAATTGGAAGAAACAGGCAGCATGGTTAGAAAACTCTCCACAAGCAAATTTAGAGTTTTATAATCCGGTAGTTATGAGCAAGATGTTTTTACTGAACGATGCATCAATCAGTAATCCATTTAATACAAATTATTTTTATTGGTTAGATGCAGGCATCTCCACGACAGTACATCCAGGATATTTTCATCACGATGTCGTTTTAGAAAATCTACCAAAATTAACCGAAGAAGTTGATGCGTTTATATTCTTATCATATCCGTATGAGGATGGATATGAAGTTCATGGCTTTCCACGTACTGATATTGAAAGATATGCCAAAACACAACATTTAAAATATGTGTGTCGTGGTGGATTTTTTGGTGGTTCCAAAACTTCAATAGCAACGGCAAATAGTAATTATTATAATCTTTTACGACAAACCCTAGAAAGTAATTTTATGGGTACGGAAGAAAGTATATTTGCTGTAATGGCACATCTATATCCAGAAACAATATATAGATTTGAACTTTCAGGCGACGGTTTGGTATGGCCGTTTTTTGAAAAATTAAAGGACGTAGACGAACTTATAAAAAATTTACCGCCGAAAGAACTAACACCAAAAACTGCTAAAGTAAATCTGTATGTTCTTGGATTTAATTCTACAGAACAATTTGAATCTGTCGTGAAGTCCATACAATCGGCTGATGACACTATGTTTACACGATGTAGAAAAATATTAGTAAATAACTCTACGGATACTAGTTTATTTGAACAATACGATAAGTTATGTGAACTGTATGGGTTCGAGGAAATTCATAGAGAGAATTTAGGTGTATGTGGTGGTAGACAATTTATAGCAGAACATTTTAGCGAATCCGACGCTGATTTTTATATGTTTTTTGAAGACGATATGCATATTAACAACGAGTCTTTTATTGGTAAGAACTGTAGAAATGGATTTAGATCACATATACCAAACTTATATGAAAAGCTCGTTAAAATTATGGTAAAAGAAAAATTTGATTTCTTTAAAATGTCTTTTTCCGAATTTTACGGTGATAATAGTGTGCAGTGGGCTTGGTATAATGTACCACAATCAGTTAGAAATGAAGTTTGGCCTAACTATAATAAGTTACCTGAACACGGAACTGATCCAAATGCTCCAAAAACTGTTTTTGATACAATTCACATTGTGGATGAAACTCCTTATATTAAAGGGCAGATTTATTACAGTAATTGGCCACAAATAGTCAGTAAAGAAGGTAATCAAAAAATGTTTTTAAACACAAAGTGGGCTAGACCATACGAACAAACATGGATGAGTCATATATTCCAACAAACCAGAAAAAACGAATTAACTAGTGGAATTTTCCTTGCGTCACCTATAGAACACAATAGATTTAATTTTTATCAGAGTGAATTGAGGAAGGAATCCTAATGTAAAAGACATATAGTTTTATATTTATACTAGTGTATCTTTAACAACGTGGATTTATGGGATTAAAAGAACAGGTCCAAGCCGGGGCAAAAATTACCAGAGACGTTATTACAGTTACCGATACGGTCGGTAGTGGTTCGGTTGCCCTTGGGGGTTCTTTTCTTATATTAAGTATAGAATCTACACAACCTGCTAGATTACGAATCTATGACACAATTCAGAGTAGAGACGATTCTACTGAAATTTCCCGTATATTTGGTTCAACCGTACCACCAACCGTAGCACTTGTCGGTGACTACAGTATGAGTTTAAGTAATACAGTATATACGATAAACCCAGCGTCAATAGGACATACGAATTCGGCAACTACACCATTAACGTATTATAGATGCACGCCTTCGGGTTCCTCCTTTAAAATTAATAGGCTTTTAATAGAAGATACATCTATAACTCCTGCGATTAATACATCGTACACAGAAAATAATCGTAGATTAATACAAATAACACCTTCTTCGACTATTGCGGCGTTAGCGTATGCAAGTGGTACATTTACCAGTATTACGTCACCAACTGTACCAAAAACTTATATAATGGTAAGTGCTTCATTAGCAAACTCTAGCCACATGGTTAGATTTAGAATGTATAATAATAGCGGTAGTATATATAATGTTAGTGAAAGAAATAGATTATTTGCAACTGAACCATCGGAATCAATTGGATTAATAATAGATACTGTTATCTCTGGAAGTAATATAGTTTATTTTACTCCTAAAATCATAGGAGCTAATTTACAAAATATGGGAAACGACTTATCGGAATTAATCACAGATCCAACAAAAATGGAAGGAATAAATTCTGTTTATTATTATATGCAGAACGTATCATCTTCGGGTTCTCCTATAACTCCAACTGTAAACTTACATGTATTTTCACTAGAAGATTAAACTATGACTACTAGCTCAGCTTTTTATCCATACGCTTCTGGAAGTTTATACACCTCATCATTTGCCTTATCTTCGTCTTACGCAAATAATGCACAATACTTGATGTACGTATTTACAGCTTCTTTCGCAGAGTCGGGTACTTCTGGATCAAAAGGCGATCTTGGAGTTCCTGGAATTTGTAAAATAACCTATGAACAGTATTTACAGTTAAGAGCAAATCCTTCGTTAAAAGAAGTTTGCAATTTTAACTAGAGTCGGCATATGAGTATACAATTTATACCATTAGGATTACCAATTAGTACTTCTTTCGCAGTTTCGGCAAGTGTAACTATTGCATCGGCAAATACACCTACCACCGCGGCACTTGCCGCTTACGCTGAAAATTTACTAGGTTTGCCTGGTGACCCGTATAAAGAAGTAGATGCTTCACCAACGTTAATTGTTGTTCCAACATAATTAGGAGAATTTTGTGGCTGTATTTTTTCCATTCGGTATTCCTTCTACGGGTTCCTTCGCACAAACAGCTAGTTCTGCTTACGCATTAGTAAACAATCCATCTGTTGTAGCAGCACGTGCGTTGGTTGGTGTTATAGGACCAAAAGGTACTCCTGGAATTCAAGCTACAAGTTGTCCGCCTGGTTATTATAATGCGTTAACTACGGTCACGGATGCCTATGACACATACCCATCAGTACCGCCGCATTCTGGTAGAGAAAATTATTTTTTATGTTATCCAATTCCCTCTCCATCCATAACCCCAACAAAAACACCGACAGCTACCCCGACGATGACAGTAACACCGTCAGTAACAACTACGCCGTCGGTTACCCCAAGTGTAACTGTAACACCTTCTATAACAACTACACCATCAGTTACCAGAACGCCTTCTATCACTAGAACACCGAGTATCACAACTACGCCGTCTATTACGACCACACCTTCTGTTACTACTACGCCTAGTATTACTAGAACACCATCTATTACACCGTCTGTGACAGTAACACCTTCTATCACAACAACACCGTCAATAACGGTTACTCCAACTATAACATCTACACCTTCAATTACACCGTCAATAACTGTTACACCAAGTTTAACACGAACACCATCTATTACCACAACACCATCTATTACCACAACACCGTCTATAACTCCAACTAGAACAGTAACTCCATCAATAACACAAACAACAAATCAATCTGTAACACCAACGCCTACTCTTACACCTTCTATAACAACTACACCATCAATAACAGCAACTCCATCAATAACAGCAACTCCATCAATAACGCCGTCGATAACAACTACTAGAACTGTTACCCCAACGGTAACGCCCTCAATAACAACAACCCCATCGGTAACTACGACACCAACTAATACACCAACTCCATCGGTAACACCTTCTGCTACCACAATTAATTATGTATTTTGTGAGTGTACTACAGTTCCAAGCTGTAATAATTATCCAGATCCTACTGGTGGTGGATGTACAGCAGTTGCTGAAGCACTTACTCTCGGAACGTGTTGGCCGTGTACACAAGGAGTAGTAACGCCATCAGTAACACCGAGTGTCACTGCTACCCCTTCAATTACTAAAACACCAAGTACTACAGTAACTCCATCAATAACAACTACGCCAAGTATTACGCCAAGTATTACGACAACGCCGTCTATTACCACTACACCTTCTATTACTAGAACGCCAAGTATTACCGCTACGCCTTCTATTACTAGAACACCAAGTATTACTCCAAGTATTACCACTACGCCGTCTATTACTAGAACACCAAGTATTACTCCAAGTATTACCACTACGCCGTCTATTACTAGAACACCAAGTATTACTAGAACGCCTTCTATTACACCATCTATTACGCCAAGTATTACTACTACTCCAAGTATTACGCCGTCTGCAACAAAAACGCCTGCGCCCGTAACGCCTTCACCAGTAACACCTTCGCCGGTGACGCCTTCACCGGTGACGCCTTCGCCGGTGACGCCTTCACCAGTGACGCCTTCACCAGTAACACCTTCGCCAGTGACGCCTTCACCAGTAACACCTTCGCCAGTGACGCCTTCACCAGTAACACCTTCGCCAGTGACGCCTTCACCAGTAACACCTTCGCCAGTGACGCCTTCGCCGGAAACACCTTCGCCAGTGACGCCTTCGCCTGAAATACAATGTCCTACAATACCATGTGTTGATGCTCAAGATTGTTCACCGTGTGCATATTGCTGTGCTGGGCAATGTCAAAATACACCATGCCCACCCGTAGCACCAACGCCTTCACCGGTAACACCTTCACCGGTAACACCTTCACCAGAAACACCTTCACCAACACCATCACCAGCAACATGTACTTTTGGAGCTACTCAATGTGTGGGCCAAGATTTGTACACTTGTAATGGTACAGAATATGTATTATCGTGTACAAATTATATTGATTGCGGCGGATCGAACAGTTCGTGTGAGTAAAATCAATTGGTGAGGTAAAAACGTAAATATGTATTATAGTACAGTACGAATATACTAAATTGTAATACTGAAAAATAATTAAGAGGAAATGGTTATGAAAACAATATTGGTTACGGGAGCCGGTGGGTTTATTGCCGGACATATAGTAAAGAAATTAGCAGAAATATATACAGTACGAGCAATTGATAAAAAGCCGTTTGATAAATGGTATCAAATTACCGAGTCAGCAGAAAACATCGTCGGAGACTTAACGGATTACGATGTTGCTCTAAACGCCACGCAAGGTATTGATGAAGTCTATCATTTAGCGTGTGATATGGGTGGAATGGGATTTATCGAACACAATAAGACATTGTGTATGTTATCCATTATTCCAGACACCAATACATTAAAAGCAGCACACCTAAACGGAGCAAAGAAGTTTCTCTTCGCATCGACCGCTTGTGTCTATCCTGTGTATAAACAAAACACGACAGAACCAGAACCTTTAATTGAAGGTACAGAATACCCAGCCGATCCCGAAGATGGGTATGGTTGGGAAAAGCTGTTTATGGAACGCATGTGTCGTCATTTCACCGAAGATTTTGGAATTGAAACCCGTATTGTCCGATACCACAATGTCTACGGTCCAGTAGGTACGTGGCAAGGTGGACGAGAAAAAGCACCGGCCGCGCTCTGTAGAAAAGTCGCACATGCTTTACACACTAACTCTGATACGATTGAAGTGTGGGGTGATGGTGAGCAAACACGGTCGTTTTTGTATATTGATGATGCAGTCGAAGGAACAATTCGTGTAATGGATAGTCCACATCAATCGGCATTTAATATTGGATCAGACCGAATGGTGTCCGTTAATGAATTAATTACGATTATTGAAAATGCAGCTGGTGTCAAACTCCAACGTAAACATATTGAAGGACCGTTGGGAGTACGTGGAAGAAACTCACATAATGACAAAGTAAAGGCATTGTTAAATTGGGAACCTGCTATTACATTAGAAGAAGGAATGACTCGTACATTTAACTGGATACGGGAACAATATGGATTATATCATAGTACCAACTAGTAATAGTGAGTATCAATCGTGGCAGTGTCGTTTATTAAACTGGTCACGGAAGAAAGTAAAGCAATCAGGTAAACTTGTGTTATTACGATGTGCAGATCCGATGGGTAGAAATAGACCGTTGGATGAATACACAGACACGGATGTAGTAGTAATAGATTTACCAGATTATGCTACAGAATGGGAAAATCTAGAATCAGAATCAAAACGTGGTGAAAAATATTGGTGGGGAGCTATACCAAATAAATTCATGTCGATAAAATGGTTATGCGATAACTCTTCTTTTAAAGACGAAGATAATTTATTATTTCTAGACCCAGATATGATATTTTTACATCCAGTAGAATTTGTTCCTAAATATAACGAAATTATAGCACAAAGATTTATTCACTACGCACCGTTACAGAATTGGAAAATTGAAAATGATAGAGACGGGTTTGGTGTGATGTATCCATTTTGTATTAAGTTTGGTACATTAAAAAAAATAATAGACGATTATATTACCAGTTCAGAGCAAATTAAACGTGAAACGAAACGATGGGAATCTGAAATGTGGGGATTGGATTACGCAGTTAAAAAGAACAATTTAAAAATTCAATACGTAGAGGACTTTGGATTCTGTACGGCATGGAAAGAAAATGACAGTAATGAAGTCAGTCTTATCGCACATTTCCCGAATGAAATATTTGATGCGAATAATAATTCTTTATTTTTCAAACAAGATTACACACACAATCAGAATATGCAAATAGACGTAAATAGAGCAAGAAACAAATTAGATGAACTTTTGTTATCTAATATTGCACAAGAAAGAACGGATTATCTGTACCATTTAAAATGGAATTTTTCTAATATATTTAACAATTACACTGGTAAAACCGGATATATTATTTTAAAACCGTGGCCGGGTGGATTTAACAACATACGAATGTCATTAGAACTGGCGGTTTGTATAGCATATTTAACGAATAAGACATTAGTACTACCTCCAAAGTATAATATGTATTTGCTAAAAGATACGTTTGGGCTAGAAGATTTTTTTGATATGTCTGATTTAGGAATAAAAACAATGTCTTTTTTTGATTTCTGTAGACTGAAAAATATTACTCCTACGTTCGAAGCAGTTGCAGAAATTAGTAAAACCATAACAGAACCAGAATTTCACGTTTTAAATTTTACAGAATCACTACCAGACGAATCATTTAAACATGGACGTTCTGTAACTGATATGATTGAACTACTTGGTCACAATGAGTGTTTATTTTTTGATGGTAAATTGTTAGGAAATTTTTATCAAACCATATATACGACATTTGACGTAGAACTTAAAAAATTAATAGCACGGCACGTTCATTACACTCCTAAATTAATGGAATTGGGTTGGCGGGCAATAGAAGTGTTGGGAGACAGAAAATACTATGCAATCCACATAAGAAGAAATGATTTTCAGTATAAGCATTTGTTCATTACAGCGGAGCAAATCTATGATAATATCAAAGATATAATACCAGATGGTTCCACATTGTATATTGCAACAGACCATACCGATAAATCATTTTTTGACAAACTTGCCCAACACTATCAGTTACACTATTACGAAGATATTGCACATTTAGCAAAACTAGAAAATGTGCACTATAATTTTATTCCGATAATAGAACAACTCATATGTACAAGATCTATAAAGTTTATAGGTAACGATTATTCCACTCTTTCCTCGTATATATACAGACTTCGAGGATATATGAAAGATATAGAAGATAAAAACTTTTATATCAATACTAGTACGTTTAATCAAGATGAGCAATGTGATTCTACTGAAACAAAAAGATTCATAGGTAATTGGGCACGAGAATTTAAAGACGCCTGGGATTTTAAACCTAAAAAAATATTTGTTTCTGTAGCTAGCTATTGCGACCGCCAGTTATTAACTACATTAAGAAATTTATATGAAACGGCACAAGACTCATCACGAATTATGGTAGGTGTCCATCTTCAAGATAACGAAGAATATCATAAAGAATTACTTAATGAAAATTTTCCAAACATGAAAATATTATTTACTCCAGATGAAGATTCTCTGGGAGTTGTTTGGGCGCGTGAAAGAATAAAGCAAGAATTAATAACTGATGAGGATTTCTTTTTGCAGATTGACGCACACAGTAGATTTAAACAAAATTGGGATGGTATACTAATAAATCAATATAGAAGTATGCCAAACAAAAAAGTGGTATTCTCTACATATCCAAATGGATTCGAACTTACCGATACGGAAAAAAACTTTTTATCTATAAAAACTAATGCCCCATTAGTTATTAGTGGACATATGGATGTTGAAAATGTTAATCCAATAGATAACAGATTAGTTACAAAAAATTTAGTAGCAATGGATAAGTACGAAATATTCGACAACAAATGGATAGGTGCAGGATTTATATTTGCACCAATCGAATGGACTGGAGATATACAAGTACCTATGCAAATAAAATCTAAAGGTGAAGAAGAAGCACAAACGTTCTTATCTTATTTAAAAGGATGGGATATAAAATTACCCGCTGAGGCGACAGTATGGCATAATTATAATATACATGACTTGGACGGCACCGTATACAGAAAAACAAATCATAATGAAATAACAGACAAGTCTGTTGAAATTATAAATGATATACTTTTTAATACTTCCAATTCATATTCTCGTTCATTAGAAGAATTGGAGGATTACTTGTCAATTAAATTTAGACGGATCTAAAAATGGAAAAAATCTTTATAGCAATTGCAAGTTTTCGTGATTATGAACTACCACATACCATACTAGACCTAATTAGTAAAGCCGAAAATCCTCAAAGATTAGTATTTTCTGTAGTGCACCAATTTGATGAAGAGCCAGAGACGAATGAAAACTGCATCAATCATTTACTCGGCAAGTATCCAATACATTTAGAATTGCACCATTGGACAGAATCAAGAGGTGGTTGTTGGGCAAGAAATATAGCACAGAAATATTATGCAAATGAAAGATATGCATTACAAATAGATTCACACACTCGGGTTATAAAACATTGGGACTCCGTGTTAATACGAAATATAGAAAATTTAAGAAACATATCACCAAAACCTATAATTTCATATTTATCTCCATCATACTCTAGAAATGACGAATATGGTATAGACTATTTGTTTAGTAATATATTTGATATGGATAAAATACAAATACCTAAAATAAAAAATATAACTAGTCAATACTGGATTGAATACGGTGGATATGAAAATGAACAGCGTACTGGATATAAAAATGTAAGAGTCCCCGTACTATATGGTGGGTTTATATTTTCAGACGGCCAATGGGTAGTTGAAGTGGAACAAGATCCATTACATTATTATACTGGTGAAGAATTTGCTTTAGCCGTAAGATCGTATACAAAAGGATATGATATATACACGCCCGATAGAATAGTATCGTGGCATAGAGCACATAACGAACCAAACAAAAAACACTTTACCGTACTACCACCGGAATTTGGACAGTATAGACATAAAGTTGCGATGGAACGACTTCGAAGGTTATTTGAAGGTGGTGATCTGGGTAAATACGGTCTGGGTACACATCGAACTCTAGATGAGTACGAGCAATTTTCAGGAATAGATTTCAAAAATAAACAAATTAAGACTCTGTAACATAAAACGGTTATGTTTAATTTATCAATATACACAGGACACAATGCGTCATTTACGATAAGTCGAGATGATGAAATTCTAGAAGTTGTGGAATTGGAAAGATGGCTAAACGTTAAAAATATAAGTTTAACGTGGTATCTACCTACCACTCATAATCCTATACATGCTGTAAAAGAAATACTTCTATACTTCAAAATAAAATATGGTGCAGACAAATACCAAAATCTAATATGTAACCCTACAGATTTGGAAGTACTCACGGGTGGATATTGGTCTGCACACGGAAGTGTTTTAGATATTTTTAACGCAAAAAATTTAATAGAGATGGGTCACCAAGAAGGACACGCGTATAATGCATTTTATCAAACTAATTTAAAAGAAGCAACAATTATTAGTTTTGATGGTGGTGGTAATGATGGGTGTTTTAATTTTTATAAAGCAACTAGACAGAATGGAGTCACATTATATAGAACGGAACCTGATTATAATATCGGAGAAAAATATGCACAAATTGGATTTTATTGTAGTTCATTGAGCAAACAAGATAGATTTCAAGGATATCTGGTACATTCGGGTAAGTTGATGGGATTGTCAGCATACGGTAAAATTTTACACAATAACATAAATAATTTTTTAGAATACTACAAAGGACATCATTCTACTTACGAGGACAAGTATAACAATTATAAAAAATTAGGTTATCCAGATGAGTTAACTGGCCAGTTAGAAGTGGATGTAGTCAGAACTTCTCAATATGCGTTTGAGCAATTGTTTGAAAAGTTATCATACAAAGATATCATAGGTAGTGATGACAAATTATGTTTAACTGGTGGATGTGCTTTAAATGTACTGAATAACACACAAGTAAATAAATTAACAAAGACGCATGTAACGCCAAATCCAGACGATAGAGGATTGAGTTTAGGATTTATGTTAGGGTTTTTAAAGCCATCGGATGCATTTGATTCCACTTATATCGGACCTGAAGTTTGGGATAGACATTTATTACATGAGTACGTAAACAAATATAATGCAACCGAAGTAGATTTCACAAAATTAGCAGAAGATTTAATTTCTGGAAAAATTATTGGAATTGTTCGTGGTCGTTCTGAACACGGGGCTAGGGCATTGGGAAACAGAAGTATTCTTTGCATGCCAACTGTAGGTATGAAAGATATACTAAATGCAAAAGTCAAACATAGAGAATATTATCGTCCGTTTGCACCCGTAACTAGATTGGAAGATGCAAATACTTATTTTGATTGGGAAGGTGAAGCACGTTGGATGACATTTAGCCCAAGAGTAAAAACGGAATACCGATCAATTTTACCATCTGTCACACATATCGATAACACGGCTAGATTGCAAACAGTAACAGAAATGCAAAATTCTTTTCTGTATCACCTATTAGGTGAAGTAAAACGACTTTCAGGAGTCGGTGTATTAATAAATACATCCTTCAATATCGCAGGAAAACCAATTCTGAATACATACAGAGATGCTGTCTGGATGCTAGAAAATGTGGAAATGGATGGGTTGATTTTGGAAAATTATTATATAAAAAAGGATTAATATGACTAAAATTATAGTACTAAACCAATCAACGTGGCATTTTGAATATAATGCAATAGATGCGTTAGCAAAAAGTACATGGGCAAGAGTAAAACACCCAGACGTAACAGTTATTCATTATTACGGAGGTTATGATTTAGAAGATAAACCGTATTCACATTTAAGTGGAACGCCCGCCAAGGGTTCTGCGATTATGTATGATAACCACGGTAATAATATTCTTGTGTGTGGGGTACAAGATGTAGTAAGCAATCCTCTTACAGATCCACGTAATCAAAAACTTATCATAGCATATGAGTGGTGTCTTAATAATTTAGAATTTGATTATATAGTTCGAATTTGTAATACGACTTACCTTGATATTAAAAAGATGCACAAATTTCTAGATTCACTGGAAAGAAAAGATAAACAATATGATGGTGCACGAAATATGTACAACAATGAGTATTATTTTTGCGGAGGAAGTTTTAATTATCTATCAAAAGATTGTGTACAACAATTAGTAAACAATAAAGAAGAATATTTATCTTTACCGTATCCGTTATCTATGGAAGATCTTGGTGTGGGAGTAATACTATTTAATAAATTAAATTATGCCGTCTGGGACGAAGTACATCAAGATGTAAAAACATCCGCTACAAGTTTAGGCGATAACGGTGGCCCGTTAGTAGATTACGTCGATGACATAATAGCAAATGAAAAGTATTTTGCGTATAGATTTAGAATCAGTAGTACGGAAGAGTACATACAATTTCACAATAAGGTTTTACGAAAATATGTTTAATATAGGAATGTTTGGTTCTCATAATGCAACAATAGCTATATCAAAAGATGACAAACTTTTAGAAGTAGTGGAAGTAGAAAGATTTACTTCAATAAAAAATTGCGCATTATGGTTTTACTATAACATAAGAGAGCCATATAATATAGCAGTGATTCACGAAATAAAAAACTACTTTAATCAAAAATATGGAGTAACGGAATATGAAAGCGTAATATATAATTCCGTGCACCAAGAATACTATAAAATATTTCCCGCTAAAAAATACACATGGTTACCACACCACACAGCTCACGCATACTCTGGATTATACCAATCCCCATATAGTAATGCGTTAATAGTATCAGCTGATGGTGGTTCAGATGAAGGATTTTTCAATGTGTTTATAGGTGATAAGCGCGCGGGTATTACAAAAATATATTCTGGTAAAAGAGATTTAGCTGTTCCATATGGATTGGTTGCACATTATATTGAAGATATACGAAAGGAAGAACCGTTTTGGGGAAACTTGGTGTACGCCGGAAAAATTATGGGGTTTGCAAACTACGGAAACGCCACGGAAGAATTCGTCAATAAATTACATACTATATATAATAGCGGGGATGATGGGAAAATACCGGAAACGGTGACTACAATAAGGAAGGTTCTTGACATTCCAGAGGAATTTAGATTCACTGGCCAAGACGCTAAAGATTTAGCTGCTTCAAATCAATTTGTCTTTGAGCAACTTTTTGAAGAAGAGATAACGCCATTTTTAAAGGAATACCCTTCATTACCCTTAATTTTAGTTGGTGGGTGTGGGCTTAATATATTAAATAATACCAAACTTGCTAGAACTAGAAACGTATTTGTTCCACCTAATCCAAATGATTGTGGGTTGGCGGTTGGATTATTAGCATCTACTATCAAACCAACAGAACCAATTGATTGTACATATGCTGGGCCCGTAGTATGGGATAGACATGAATTAATAAGAATTGCACACGAACGATCGGCACAAGTACTTGACATCGCTAAATTAGCAGACTATATTATATCTGGTAAAATTGTAGGTGTGGTACGAGATAGATGTGAACATGGTCCAAGAGCACTAGGAAATAGAAGTATATTGTGTAATCCTGCTATTACTGGAATAAAAGATATATTGAATGCTAAAGTAAAAGGTAGAGAATATTATCGTCCCTTCGCTCCCGTGGTCCGTCTAGAAGATGTTAACAAATATTTTGAATGGAATACTGAAAGCCGTTGGATGAGTTTTTGTCCAAGAGTAAAAGATGAATATAAAAATAAACTAGAAGCAATAGTGCACGTGGATGGTACAGCGAGAGTACAAACTGTAACTAAAAAACAAAATGAATTTTTATATAATTTATTAACAGAAATGCATAATAAAACTGGAATAGGTGTATTATTAAATACTTCGTTCAATGTGGCAGGAAAACCAATTTTGAATACGTATAAAGAAGCACTCACAGTTCTAGATAGTAAAGAGATGGACGCCGTTATATTGGAAGATTATATTATACAAAAAAACAGAGGATCACAGTTATGAACAACCAATCAGAATTTTTTGCTCGACATGGGTATGCATACATTAAAGACGTACTGACACACCAGCAGTGCGACGACTTTGCTCAGTTGATGTATGACATGAAAGCTACAGATCGTTTAGTTTATGAAGGTGGTGACCAAAAGTTTTATGATAATTCGTATGGTGGAAACCATCCAGAGTTTGAGGCCGCATTGCGATCATTAACAGACAGATTGCAAGACGAGTTGGGAGTTAAAATGACTCCCGCTAATTCGTTTGGACGCATTTATTATAATGGTGGAACTTTACACAAACACGTTGATCGTCAAGGTCTTGATTACACTATGTCTATTACGCTATTTAATAGTTTAGATAAGGAATGGCCATTGTGGTGTATTGATAAGACAAATAATCAAGTTCCTTTGAATATTGGTCGAGGTGATGGTGGTATGATGTTAGGAACAACAATGACACATTGGCGTGATGATTTAATTTGCGAACCACACCAGCATGTTGTTCAACTATTCATGCATTGGAGTTTTGCATGAACGAAAAACTTAAACACGAATTTGAGATTATAATACACGCTGTACATGCTATGAATCCAACGGCAAATGGGTGGGGATGCATAGAAACTCGAAGTGGTGGTGGTAGTACATTAGAATCTACAAAACCTTTAAGAAATGCATTGCCAAAATTATTTGATACATTTAATATCAAATCAATTCTAGACATACCGTGTGGTGACTTTCATTGGATGAAAGAAGTCAATTTGACGGGAATCGAATACGTCGGAGCGGACATTGCCGAAGTATTCGTCAATGACAACAGACTAAATTATCCACAGCATGAATTTCTACATTTAGATATTACAGAAGATCCTTTACCTAAAAAGGATTTAGTTATAGTGCGAGATTGTTTTATACATCTTTCTTATGAGAATATAAAAAAGTCCCTAGAGAACATAAAAAATAGTGGAAGTACATACTTGCTAACCAGTAGTAGAAGGAATCTTATAGAAAATAAAGATATTTTAGACTCTGATTTTAGACAAATTAATATGGAAATAAATCCATTTTATTTAAACCCTATATATTGTATTGATGAAGATACGTCTGAACCATATCGATCTATGATATTAATCAAAATAGATGATTTAAAATAAACTTAAAATAAAGAGGTTACTATGAAAATGATAGCATATCCCGCATCCGACAGACCGTTTAGACTACAGCCTGCTGGATCTAAACGTCCTTGGATGGACGATGCAGTAAATAAAAACCCGTACAGATGTTTACCATTATCTATGGCTAATTCATTTGGGTGGGAAATATTGTCAGAGGCACACTTCACAGCAGAGTGGGATGGAAATAATGCGCCTTCTGGTGTAAAAATAAAACACCACGATGGTTATGGAACTCCATCGTCTCACTTTGGAGAAGGTACCTTAACTTGGCATGCTGGATGGTTATTCCAAATGGAATATCCATACGGACTATACGTTACTGGTGCACCGAACACACCTGTGCCAAACGTTATACCATTGTCTGGGGTAGTAGAAGCGCACTGGTTAAGATATTCCTTTACTCTAAATTGGAGATTTACACAACCTGGATCTTTTGAAGTAAAAATAGGAGATCCTATTGCGCTTATTTTCCCTATCGACTTGACGGTGTTTGATAATACGGAAGCAGAAATTCGTTCGCTCCACGATCCAGAATTCAAAGAATTTCACGATGATTACTGGAATTGGAATGTTTCGAGATTAAAATATATGTCCGAACAACGAGCGGGTCACCATTCAGCAGATGTATGGCAGAAACACTACTTTAGAGGAGTATATCCGGCTGAAGTAAAGGATGGATCGCTTATGGGTGATCCAACTGCTTCAAGTAAAAAGTGTCCATTTCATACTAACGCGGAAGGTAAACAACAGTCCACGCATAGAACCAAACCAAATGTACGGGAATTTGTTGATAAACGAATTGGTAAGTTTGAAACGCCGCCTATATACTGGGAACTGACAAAAAAGATTCAAGATCAACGTAATCTAGAATCTTCTCAAAACGCACAATCGACCAACCAGCAAGTTGCTGTAAATTCCAAAGAAATAGAAATGGAAAATAAAGTGAAGGAGTTAGAGTTGAAGTTGCGTATCGCTGAGACGCAATTAAAATTACAAAGTACTCAACTTCCAAAAGCTAATAAGAGTAAGACAGCAACAAAGAAAAAGAAGATTTCAGTTGAGGTAAAATAAATGAAAGAAGTAACGATGGACGTTCCTATCGCATTAGCGCAATTGATATTAAATAATAACGAAGCGTTAAAAAAATATCAATCACAATTAATGCAACAGATTAAACTTGCTAATGAACAAATGATGCAAATATTAAAATTAGATCCAGAGGAGGGTTGGCAATTGGACATGGAACGAATGGTATATGTTCGTGCAACAACTCCAGAAGAAATACTAGAGGTTGAGGCTTAATGCATCCTTCGTTGGATGAAGTGGTCTTTACGTGGGGAAAATACTCGGGGCATACGTTGGGTAGCGTTCGGCGTACTGCCCCGCAGTATTTACAATGGATAACCACAACTAAAACATTACCAGCAAAATGGATTGAAGCAGCACAACGAGCTTTGTTAGGTGATGATGTATCGGACTTACAACTACCCCGTGTCAAGCAATCCGATAAACCCAAAGAAGAACGAGAACAACAGACAGGTCCAATTGAAGTCCATTTGAAGGACACCAAGACGGCCTATATTGTCATGCCGTACAACAAACTCCTATTGGAACAATTCAAGTATGAGATTGACGGACGGAAATGGAATGGTGATGAAAAGCATTGGGAGTTTCCCGCAGTACATCTTCCAAAAGTCAAGAAGTTGTTTCCAAATTCCGTTTTATCATCGTCGGCTGAAAAATTATTAGGTAAGTTACAAGAACGTCGGGAAGATTTAGATGAAATTCGTCAAAAGGAAGATACGGATTTTGAAATTAAGGGATTGAAACTCAACCTCTATCCATACCAAAAAGTTGGTGTACAATTCGTCGATAGAGCTGGTGGTCGGTGTCTCATTGCGGATGCGCCGGGATTGGGTAAGACGGTGCAAGCTATTGCGTACGCACAACTTCATAATCTCAAAACGTTAATTGTTTGTCCTTTGTCCGTAGTCGTGAATTGGCAACGTGAAATTAAAAAGTTCACGGGCAAAGAGAGTACTGTTTGGGATAGTAAGGTGTACGATGGAAACCTTAAACACCAGTTTCATATTACCCATTACGATGCAGTTGCGAAAAATAATCATTGGCTTCGTGACCAAGGATTTGACTTATTGGTGTGTGATGAAGCAACCTATCTAAAGAATCGTCAGACTATTCGAGCAAAGAGCATTCTTGGGTCGTGGAAAGAACGCCGTAAGTATCCCGGCATCAAAACCAAGTATACGATTTTCTTGACGGGAACGCCGGTCATGTCTCGTCCGATTGAAGCATTTAGTTTATTGAACTTCTTGGATAAGGAACGCTTCAATAACTTCTTCCATTTCACGCAAAGATATGGTGGATGGAAAGGTCAAGCACCAATGAATCTTCAAGACCTCCACGACCGCACAAAAGATTTGGTAATTCGACGAAAGAAAGATCAAGTACTAACGGAATTACCGGCTAAACAACGGAATGATTTATATGTGGAATTGACGAAGGACGAAAGAAAAGAATACAACGAATTATTGAAAGAATTATTTGGTAAATGGAAAATGGATGGGAAACCTTCTATTAAACACATGCCAAAACTACAAAGCTTCCTAATTGAAAAGAAGTTACCTCGGTTGGTAGAAATGATTGATGAATTTCTGGATAACGACAAACCCATCCTCATCTTCAGTAATTATATTGCTCCATTGAAGTTCTTGCTGGAACATTATGGACATCACGCAGCACTATTGACAGGTGAAATGAATAAAAATGAACGCCAAGAAACTATTGACAAATTAGTTAGCGGGCAGGCTAAGATTGGATTATTCAGCCTGTTAGCAGCCGGTATGGGTATCGACGGATTGCAACACAAGATTGATACGGTTGTATTTCTGAATATGGATTGGGTTCCCGCAAATCACGAACAGGCAGAGGACAGAACCCATCGTATTGGCCAAAAGGCACAAGTACAGGTCTATTATATGGTCTGTGATGGTACGATGGACGAGTATATGCGTGATATTCTAAAAGAAAAACAATCGGTAGCCGATATGATTGTAGATGGTGCATTGGTTACGCCGGATAAACAAAAGTCTTATTTTAAGGAGTTTGTCAGAAGATTAAATAGCGCATATAATGAACGCTTTGACATAGAAAACGATTCTGACTGATATTTATTAATATCAGCAGTAAATATTTTATATTAATAAGGAGTTACATATGGAGCAAAAAACAGTTACAGAAAATCTATTTCCAACTGAAGTAATTGATTTACCTTCAAAGGGAGTCTTTTATGCAGAAGGAAGTCCGTTACGTTCTGGACAAATCGAAATTAAGTATATGACCGCAAAGGAAGAAGATATCCTTACGTCAACTAACTTAATTCAGAAAGGTGTTGTGTTGGATAAGTTGATGGATAGTTTAATCGTCACAAAGGGTGTAAAATCATCGGATCTATTAATTGGTGATTTAAATGCAGTGATGGTTGCTACCAGAATTCTTGGATATGGTAAAGATTATTCTGTAGGAATGACTTGTCCGAAGTGTGGCAAGACTATTGAAGAAACGGTTGATTTGACTACATTAAAAACAGAAAACGAACCAGACGGAAATAGTCCGACTGAAATTAAAATAGTTCTTCCGGTGTCTAAAGCAGAAGTAACATTAAAGTTGTTGACCCGTGGAGATGAATTGGCTATTGAGAAGGAAACGAAGGCTCTTAAGAAGGCAAATTCAGAAATAGAATCCGATACGACCGCAAGACTTCGAGCAATGATTTCGTCAGTAAACGGTGAAACAAACAAAGGAAAGATTTGGACATTTGTGGAAAACTTGTTAGTTAAGGATACAAGATTCTTACGTGAACAGTACAGACAGCTTATTCCAGATGTTGACTTCAATGTAAATGTTGATTGTGATTCATGTGGTTCTGACAACTTATCGGTGAGGTTGCCTATCGGCATCAACTTCTTTTGGCCTGACGCCGGAGTACAAGGCTGAAATCCATAAGTCGATGCTGATAACAGCACACTATTCAAAAGGGGCGCTTAGCGTCATAGAGTTATATCAAATGCCTGTTTATCTTCGAAATTTCTATATACGTGAGTTTGGTAAGTTGAAACAAGAAGAAGCAGACAGAATAGAAAAGGCATCTAAACGGTAATCCATATGATATTACTCAAAGAACTTTTAAGTGATTATGATAGAGGGTATAAAGGATGGGCACGAGCGGGTTCTCCAATGATAACGGTAGTGGACAACTTCCGAGTATTCGCTGGATCGGCAACTCGTTCTGCCACTCCTTTGTATACTATTAAAGGTAATAAATTATTTAAAGGTTTAGCAACAGCTGGAGCACCATTAGCTACATTGGTCGGGGATTTAATGTTTCCGGGGTGGCATGTTAATGGCGCACCAATGGCTCGATTAAAAAGAGATATTTCTATAAAAGGTGCAGCAACTATGGGACCAGCAATAGCAACTGCACCAAGTGGAAATGTTGCTACGTTGTTTGCGGCAACATATCACGCACTTCGAGGATAATGAATGGCGGAAGATACTACGGTAAACACCGAAGAATTATCTAGTACGATTGCTTCGCTTACAGCAAGTTTAAAAAAGTTATCTGAAGATGCCGGAAAGGTTAATCTTAAGGGTGCGTCAGATTCTGCTACAAAAACATCTTCCTCATTAAAAGAATTAAGTAGTACTGCAAATACTATTAAGAGCGCACTTAAGCAGTTCGGTGATGAGGTAGCCACGGCTACTAAACAGTTAGATGCAACTAAACAATCACTTCAAGAGCAATCGACGCAAGCAAGTAGACTCAAGCGTTCGATGGGTGCCGCGTCTAATGAATTTTTAAATGTAATTCAGACAACTAAAGCAGAATATGCCGTAGCAAAAGCTAAGGTATCAGTTGCACAAGCATCAGTTGCACAAGCACGAGAATTGTTGAATGCACAGAAACAACACACGGCTGCATTATTAAAAGAAGCAGATAGTACGTTTGCAACCCTAGAACAAAAAGTCCAAGAACAAGGTGGAGTGCAAGCATTAATTGATTCTAGAAACGAATCGTTAGGATACGTACAAGCTCAAATAAAAGCAGCACAAGGTGAAAAGCAAGCAACTGAAGAACGAATATCGCAAATAAAGAGCGCAAATCAAGCGTTACAGAGTCAAGCAGAATCTTCAAGAGATCTAGAAAGATTCATGCAATCTCAAATTAATGCTGCTAATGAAGATGTTGCAGCAAGTAACGATAGAATTAAATCATTACGAGGTAATGAAGAAGTTCAAAAATCTCAAATTGATGCGGTAAATGAAGAGATACGTCGAATTCAAAAACGTGGTGAATTCAAAGGTAGAGGAAAACAGAAGGAATTAACACAAGAAGAAGAACAACTTGTAAAAACTCTACAAGCTAGAAAAGAAAGTATCCTTGCTGCGTTTAATGAAACAAAAGAAATGCGAAAAGCAGAGATTCAGTACAGAGACAGTATTGCTGCTTCAATTCCTGGTATGGAAGCAGATATGCAGTCAGCAGCCGATGCCGCAGGTGCTTACGAATCCGCTATTGCACAAAACAATAATACTCTCACGCGAGAAAACTTACGTCGATTGGATTTAATTCAATCTATCGGTGGTATGGAATCTGAAGCACAACAAATAAGTGAAGGATTACAAGAATTAGAAGCAATAAATAACGATTATCAAAGTGAAATAGATAATTTAACAGACAAATTGCAACAGCAAGCTGGAGAGGTGCTACAGTCAACAGCCGCTGAAAATAATTTACAAAAAGCTTTAGAAGATAGAATCGCCGAAGAAGAAACCGTTAGAAAGGAAGCAGCAAATACATTGGCGTCTGGTATAGCAAAGAGTATGAATGCGCTTGCGGGTACATTACAAACATTAGGTAATGCTCTTGGTAATCTAGTAGCTACGGTACGTCAAACGCAACAACAGTTTGGATTGTCAGCGGGTTCTGCTGCAAAATTAAAATTTGAAAATCTTGTAGCTAGTGTTAAGAGTTTTGCTGGAACATTTACTTCGTTAGGTAAACAGGCTGGCGTTACTACGGAACAAATTCAAGAAGCACAAGCAGCATTCCAATCTGAATTTGGTGGCGTACTAACTTCTGGTGCCGCCGCTGATATAGCACGTCAAGCTAAAGAAATGGGTGTTGGTGCTGGTGAGTTGGCAAAAGCACGCCGTGTCTTTATGACCCAAACAATGGGTGATACTGGTGCTGCAAAGAAAGCACAAGATCAGTTCGTTAGTGAATTTGCTAAGAAGGGATTGACTTCTAAAGATGCAATGGCAGCAATTGGTCAAAATTCCGAATTGTTGGCTCGAAATGGAACACGATTTGCTGTTTCATTTGCACGCGCCGCAGCAGACGCAAAGAAGATTGGTGTAGATTTAGGTAAGATTGATCAAGTCGGTGATAATATTATTGGTGACTTTGAAGGCTTCCTAGAGAAACAGGCAGAACTTGGAGCAATGGGCTTCGGATTTGATAGTAGCAGACTGGCTGAAGTTGCGGAATCTGGAGACACCGGTGCGTTGATGGAAGAGTTGAGATCACAACTTGCATCGCAAGGTAAAGACCTAACTAAACTTCGTCGGTCAGAACAACTAGCTCTATCACAAGCGTTTGGTATTTCTATGGAAGAACTCCAACGTTTGGGAGCACCGAAAGGAACTGAAGGTTCTGGAGAAGCAACGTTATCACCGGAACAATTACAAAAAGATGCAAACGGATTCTTATCCAGATTAGTTAACCTTGGGGAAGCACAGGCATTAGTATTTACTGGAATTGCTACAACACTTGGATTTATAGCAAAGGGATTGGGAACTTCAACTGCCCAAAACATAATTTCTAAATTTATAAAATTGCCTGGAACCGGAGCAGCGGGAACTGCAGCGACATCCGCCGCAGGCACTGCAGCGACATCCGCTGCAGGTACTGCTGCAACACAAACTACTTTCCTACAAGGATTACGTACCGCTATAACATCACCGTTACAAAGTATTAGAACGGCTATAGCTGCGCCTGGTCGAGTTACTGGTTCTATTATGCAGGGTGCGGGGTCAGTAGCAAAATCTCTAATATCGCCTGTAAGTAAAGGTGTGAAGCTGGGTGGATCTGCATTATCTGGTATATTTGGAGCAGCCGAAGGATTTATGACGGCTAGACAGCAAGGCAAATCTGGAACAGAAGCTGCGGGTTCCGGTTTGGTTCAAGGTGGATTGGCTGCTGTGGGAACTGCTTTGGGAGCAATGGGAGGTCCACTTGGTATGATGGTCGGTGGATTTATAGGAAACACATTAGGTAAATCAATTAACAAATACTTCCCAGGCGTTGCACACGTATTCGGTCAACAAATATCAGGATTTATCAGTATGTTCACGCCAATTAAAGAAGCATTTGGTATGGTGTGGAAATCATTATCACCAGTAAAAGATGCGTTTATGTCAATGTTTGCAGTCTTTTCTGGTCCCGGTGGTGAAACAAGTGAAACCGCTAAGAAATTAGGTAAAGCATTTGAAGTGGTTGGGTCGGTCATTGGTATGATTGTACTACGTCCATTACAACTCTTGGCAGTAGTATTGAGAGTGTTTTCTGGTGGTTTGGAAATTACATTTCGTGGATTAGCCGTTATAACTAAATTACTTTCTGGAGATTTCTCTGGAGCAAAAGAAGCGGTGGGTAAACTGTGGGATTCAGTCAAGAGTCTATTTTCTGATATAGGTAAAATGATGGTAGATTTCTTCTTTGGTCCAATAAAGAAATTCTTCCCAGACTTCTGGGCACTGGTAACCGAGAAGTTCAATAGTGTGGTTGATTGGTTTGCAAGTTTACCAGAAAAAATAACGGCAGGTCTTTCATCAATAGGTGATTGGTTTACTTCATTACCAGAAAAAATATCTACAGCATTTGATACAGCAGTAACTTGGTTTACATCATTACCAGAGATGATTTGGAATGGTATAACTGGTGCGTTTACAAGAATATTTGATTGGATTAAGGAAAAGATTTCTTCCTTGAATCCGGTAAATGCTGTGAGAAGCGTGGCGAGTAAGTTGAACCCGATGAACTGGTTTGGTGATGACGTAGTATCTCGTTCAGGATATGGTGAACGTACTTTGGTTACACCGTCTGGTGCAATTGCATTGAATAATAGAGATAACGTTGTTGCATATGCTGATGATATGGTATCTGATGCAGTAAATACTGGTGTAAGATTCTTATCATTTGGTGCGTTGGGTAGAGATGCAAATAAACAAAAAACTGAAACTACACCATCTGTTTCGGTTGATTTGACCAAGTTAGAAGCAAAACTGGACCAAGTAGTAAACGCTATTGGTAGAATGAATGTAGAAGTAGACGGTCAAAAAATTGGTAAGATTTTGGTGGGCAGAACCGATGCCTCAACAACTGTCGGCTTAATGCGTAGAGGATAATTATGGCATTTACTAATCTAGAAAAACGGTATAATCAGACAGTCAATAAATTATATAAAGGCGCAACCACTAAATTCGAAAATGGAAAACCGAGTACCGGTAGAAATGACGACCCTCTTGTAGTTCGTCGCGTCGGTGATGGATATTTTGGTGGAGCAAGTAGAGCATTGGGACGCGCTCTACCAGTAACTAGTGCATTACAAGATGTAAAACGATTGACACTTTTTACATTTAGTGTTCGTGGAGTAACGTTTTTATTGAAACAGCAATTACTTCAAACTGGAAACACATTTGAGCAAACACGATTAATTAATCCTGTATTTGCTATTGGCAACGCCGTACCATTTCTGCATTTACGACGACACCTACGGCCATTAAACACTTTATTAAAAAAAACAGATACATCTTACTCAAACGTAAGAAAATTAGGACAGCTGCAAAAATCAACATATGATAGTTTTACAAAAAATGCAACTGGTGGTATAAAAGGACTACTGAAAAAAATAGCAGGACCAATTACCAGTACTATTTCTGCCTTCACTGCGAAGAAAAACGTTGGTGACGATTTTGGATATGATGCAGATGGTTGGAAAAAAACTAGACCGGAATTAGGAACAAAAGATAGTGATTACATATTATCTTTTGTTAACCCGACAGTCAGATTCAAATACGGCGGTGTATTAAATCCAGAAAACGAAACGTTTGTATTTTCGAATACGATTAGATATGGTGCAATACCTAATGGTGCTGGTAGGTGGGATGGATTATACAAAACGTATTTTTATATATCAAACGGATCATCAGATTGGTCATACAAGATATTCGATTCCGACTACACTAACGGTTCTTACACACGACCTGACCGTGGAGGTACTGCCGGAGGTGTTCCAAATGATGATGGTGTTAGCATAGGGGCCGATGTGTCCAGAACTGCATTGGTGTCCGACGTTGTAGAGGAATATGGACTGTTGGCGCTTTATAACAAAGAAGATATGCAAGCTAAGCAACAGCTCATAGATAATCAGCAAAAGTTTATCGATGCAGAAAATGCTTGGATAAGTGAAATTACAAAAAATAACGAAGAATCAATACCATTCTTGAAATACTTTGAGGGTGATGTAGAATCTATTACGGGTGATAAGCAGTTTGAAGATAGTGGAATGACTTCTCAAAATGCAAAATATATTGCAATAAACAGAACAACTCCGAATAAAAGAATTTCTTATATCAAAGACCCATCAAATGAAACGGGTTCAAGTGCAGCAAACATACTACGACCATACAGAAATATTAATAATGATTTTGATGATGCAATCACAATAGCAATAGCTATGGGTAATGATGACCCGATAAAATTCAGAGCGTTCATAAAAGACCTACAACAATCTGCATCACCTGAATACAAAAATTATCAATATATCGGTAGAACTGAAAAGTTTATCAGTTATGTTACTGTGCAAAGAGAAATTAGTTTTAAACTCGGTGTGTTGGCGTTTTCTAAAGACGAGTTAGACGTTGTGTGGAAACGTATTAATTATTTAACGGGATTGGTCTATCCTTATGGAATTAATAAGGGTATTCTTCAACCAAATATTATTCGATTGACGATCGGTAATATGTATGTAAACCAGCCGGGATATTTAACTTCACTGTCTACTAATTTCAATGAGATAACAGAATCGTGGGATATAGATAGAGGAGTTCCAATGGGAGCACAGGTTGATATGAAGTTCGTATTGATAGAAAAGAAATCACGTATTGCAAGTTCACCGTTCTATGGTATTACAGAACAAATGTCTGGTTCAGTTGGTCCATTTGAACAGACAATCACAACGAGATAACATATGCCGAAGTATATAAATCCAATACTTATTGACAGAGACGATAATGAAAAACGTCATTATACGTCTGCGATACCAGACGCATACGATTCTTCTGATACTGATTTTAAATACGTTGCTCGTATGGGTGACAGATGGGATTCAATCGCGTATAGATTTTTGGGATCTCCTAAATATTGGTACATTATAGCACGAGCTAACGGTGGTGCAAATGGGTCAATATTCATACAGCCAGGACAGCAAATAATAATACCACAACAGTTATAATATATGCCAGAGTCTAAACACAATTTCGGTTCATTTGACTATAAAATCACGAATCCAGAAATACGAAAAATCCTAAAGGCACGAAGTGTGTTGGATAACACAATTCAAGTAGCAATGCCATTCGTCAAAGCAACCACCACTATTCAAATACCAGAATATTTGGGAGCGGGTAATATTGGATTCACAATTGGATTACACGCTATTAATTCAGACGTTAGAGCAGAAGATATGTTATCTAACGCTGGAGGAACAGCGCCGTATGTAGGATACACATATACTGGTGATGGTACGAATCAAAAAATATATGCACAATATCCTGCCGATAATCTTTTAGCTAAATTTTTTGAAGATAACATTCAATTAGCCACCTCTGCCGAAGGTAAAGACTTTTTAAGAATACCACCGCCTGGTATAACCAAAATGACAATCGGTAGAAATAAGAATGGATTATTAGCAAGCGGACAGTTAGAAATTTCAGTACCATCGTTGGCTCAACTTGAAATATTGCATAGAACTTTTTTCATACCGGGTGTTGGTATGGTATTGGAGTGGGGGCAACAGTTTGCGGCAGAACTATCACCGTCGTTTGGAGAACGTGGTGATATTTCGGAACATTTATTTCCTTGGTACGACAGAGGTAGATTAACTTCGTTGTTAGATAGACTAGCGAAACGTGAAGTTGGCTTAGAAGAAATTTTAAATTGTTATGTGTATCCGACTCAAGGACAGTATATGTGGATGTTTGGTAGAGTAGCAAACTTTTCTACTAAAGCAAACTCTGATGGTTCATTCGACTGTTCTGTAAAAATAGTAGGTCCGTCTGAAGATGCGTGGGCATATTCTACTAAACAAACTGTTGTTCCACCAAAAGACAATTCCGGACAAATTTGTGCGGAAGGAGCTAATAGTGTCGAGTCGTTCTTTACTAAAACAGTCGGAGGCGGCCTTAATTTAAAGTCACTACTAGACGGTGTATATAAAGGAGAGTTATTACCAGAATGGAAAGACCATGTGGAATATTTTCAGAATGGTAATAAAAAGGAAGGGGAGCCTGGCGCAGATACGCAAAAACCAAACACATCAGAAAAAAGTTTTGCGGAATCCGATGATGCATATTTTATGACATGGCGATTCTTTGTTAATGTAGTAATTAATCATCCAGAACATGGTGTTAAAGCGATATTCGAAAAAGCAGGACTTCCTGAAAGTACAAAACAAAAAATAGCATTGATACGACCATATTTGGATGGACCAGCACGTTCTTCTGCTCCAACTGCAATTAATTCGCCTGGAGGAGAAAATATTGATGATCCTTTAGAAAATTATATTGGTTTTAATCAATTCTTACGTTCGGTTGACCCCGGTACAATGATTGTTGTCAATGAGGCAGCCGCAGTATTAGCTTCACAAGACAATAGCCCCAACCGTGCGGACCCAGAAGTTCGTAAATTATTAAACGAAACAGATAAATCTAAAGAATTTGCTAAGATAGGTAAGTTGGAAACGTCAACTAATGCAGCAGGAGACACGGCTCCAGCTAACTCTAGAGACAGAGCATTCTTAAGTACAGGTGTCTGGCTTAATCACAAAGCTGTTGCGGAAAGTATGGCAGGCGCAGATACGGTTTTAAGAGGTGTTGCTACGTTATTAGACCGTATGAACAGTGCAACCCGTGGATTCTGGGCACTTACACTAGACGTAGCGGAACCACAGACGTATACATGTCCAACAGTAGGAACCTCCACAGATTTTGGAACAGCTAAATATGAATATACGATTATTGACGCTAACTACCGACCAAACTCGGTTGCGGCAGTAGAAAGATTAAAAAACAATATTCATATTTTTAACAAGTACATAAGAAAAATTCCACGCGACGGTGGTGGTGTAGAATTAGTTGGGTCAGAATTAACAGATTGTACTGTAGACTTAGCATTACCGAAAAGATTATTCTCCCAAATTGCTACAATGGGATTGGTACAACCTAAAGATTTACAAGCAGCAGGTGGAGAAGTACAAGCTAATACAGATACCAACTGTAGTACAGCATTAATTTCGGATGCAAATGATTCTTTGAGAGAAATGTTTGCTATTACTACGTTGTCACCTAGTGCAAACGGTGGGCAAGGTCCAGATTTAACTATCAAGCCAATCATACCATCACCAACTGGAACGTGTGGACAAAATAATACACAAGTGACGGCTCAAGCGGCTGGTATCGGTAACCAGCCGGGACCAGCAAATGCAAGTTCCGCCGGTCAACCGCCAGCTAATAACGCAAATGCCGCAGAGAAAGCTGCAGCACAGTCAACTGTGGAAAGTGAAGAATGTAAGAAATGCCAACAATGTAATCCAACATCAACACCATCCGCCGCAGGTGTGGTTTCAATTCCAGGTAGTACACAAGAATTTGTGGTGTACGATAGTGTTCAAGGACCGTTTAATGTGCCAATTTCGTACACCAACAGAAGTACGAGATTAGCTGCAGCATCTCAACTGTATGACGCAGGATTCCGTAATGGTAGAATGCCCGCGAGTGCTATGGTAACTATTAATAAATATGCGGCATGTGGTAGCGCAAAAACATTTCCAGAAGCAGCAGATGCGCTTATTAGAATGTTGGATGCGGCGTGGGCCGCTGGGCATAAAATAAAATATTGTGAAGGATACCGGCCGATCGGTGTACAAATAAATTGTATAAAAGACAAAGGATGGACCGGTGGACCTGCTCATGTAAGATCCCCAACACAATTAAAATCTAGAAGAACGGGAAATTATATTGGATTGTGTGCACAACCTGGTACTTCAAATCACGGTTGGGCATTGGCATTTGACTTAAGTACCGAGGGAGGTGGTTCTATTTCAAACGGTAGTCCTGCCCACAATTGGTTAAAGGCAAACGCATCTAATTATCAATTCACACAAGACCCAGCGGAGGCGTGGCATTGGGAATTTAACGGTAGAGTTACATTCTCGGGCACCCCACCAACAAATCCAGCTGCTGCGCCCACGACTCCCACGCCACCAGCACAAAAACCAGCAATTTGTAATGACCCCAATACAGCTGCAGGTTCTGAAACATGTGCAAAATGCAATAGAGCTCAGGCACAATTGCAACAAATTCAAACCCAAGAAACTACAACGGCCGCCGCCGCGGCCGTAAAAGAAGGAATTATGAGAGAGTTTCCTGGATTAGAAGATATCTTCCGTTACGTCGAAGTATTCCCAGAACTTATGTTAGCTAATATTCGTTGTGACGCAAATGGAGATAAATCTAATGCGTTTGGATCTTCACCGGGAACATTGTCACTTACCGCTGATTTAAGAATGCCTGGTGTTAATGGAATGCGTATTGGAGAATTATTCTGGGTTGATCGTATTCCTGCGTTTTACAAAGCGTTTGGAGCATTTCAGATTATGAGTATTGAAGATACAATAGATATTAATGGTTGGCAAACTGGAATACATGCTCAATTTAATTATTTAGGCACCAAGTGGAAGGAAGCAATTGTCGCATTACTTGACAGAGATATGGTACGAGATTAATATATGTCTGACATTAATTTGATAAACAAGATATACCCAAAAGATAAGAAAAACATATTAGAACAGTTTGAAAAAAGTCCTGTAGTGACTCCTCCCATAGTCACATTACAAGACGTAGAAAATAAATATCTTAAACGATATTTTGTAAGACCGAGTAATCATATTGATTATGTATCGGAAATTGATGAACGCCAATATTCTGATTTTAAAACTAATCCACGATTTATAACAGCAATGGTAAAGTGGAGAATTGTCGGTAAAAAAGATAATACTATATTATCTAACGGGGTAACTTCTATGGGAGTACGGGATACTAACAAAGAGTCGGTTCGTAAAGCTGACTTGACATTTGGTGGTATCCACAAGTATATTACAGACTATACGGAGTATTGGCAGTCCGAGGGATAAATGGTTATTAATCATAAACAACAGTATGATGAATTGGTTGAACGAATGAATCGGGAAATGCATTTATGCACCCCGATTTTTCGTGATATCCATAAACATCCTGCGTCTAATCCGACGTTATGCATTGGGTATACATTTTTTAATGGCGACTTTTATACATTATCTATTACACATCAAGATGCACCAATATTCGATGTACCTAAAAATACATTTCTTACACTCCACACAGATCGTATAAATACTTTAGGTTATGTAGCAAATATGTCTTTTCCAGAGATTGAAGATGTATTTTCTTGGTATGTAAAAGAAACGCATATGATGTTTCAGAATACAAAGGATGTGAATAAAATAGTTCCTATTACAGTCTGGTCTAGTGTAATTAGAAAATATCATAACACTATATTACATAAACTAAATGGTGCAGATGATATAGCTGGTATGGAAAATACATTTATTAAAATTGCTGTATCGGTTTTACGAAAAATTGAATCGGCTGGTTTGGCTGTAGATGAAAAGCTATTGATTTCACATTTTGGTGATAAGGTAAGTCGGTTGATTACAGATGGGTTGGTATACTCACAATATCATCCATATACTATGACCGGTAGACCTAGTAACAGATTTGGAAAAATTAATTTTGCCGCGTTAAACAAAACGGATGGCAGTCGTGCAGCGTTTATAAGTAGATTCGCTGGTGGAAATCTAGTGCAGATGGATTTTGAAGCATATCACTTAAGATTGATTGGACATTATATGAATATCGATATGCCAATCGAACCAATTCACACGTATTTGGCGAAGCAGTATTATCAAAAAGACTTTCTCACAAAAGAAGAATATGAGGAAGGTAAACAAATCACGTTTAGTATCCTCTATGGTGCTGATGTAGAAACTGACATTCCACTACTAAAAAGTATTAAGGAACTGTCACGCCGTATTTATTCAGATTATCAAGAAAGAGGATTTGTTGCACCAATCAGTAAAAGACGAATTCACGTTCAAGACCAAGATGTTTCCGAACATAAGTTGTTTAATTATTTTGTCCAATGTTATGAATTTGAAAAAACAATTCCTAAACTAAAAAGTGTTTTGGAATATCTTGAAGATAAGAAATCTAAATTGATTCTTTACACTTATGATGCAATTCTGTTAGATTGCCATCCTGACGAGATAAGTACAATAAAACACGATATTCGGGAGATACTACAACAAGAAAACTTCCCAGTAAGATTGTATTCAGGAATCAATTATGATGTTCTAAAAGAGGAACTTTGACATATCTAAATTATATTTATTGGAAGTATTTCTCTTTCAATAGGTATAGATATGGAAGAACAAACCCAACTACTGTGTACGTTTACAACGGTAGACGGATTGGAAAAGACAATAGACGACATAAAAGCTACATATAAATTAATGTTTAATAAAGTCTATTTGTTGGAAAACGTTGAAGATGCTTCACAACTCATTCTAACGTATAACGTTGCAAAGAGTGATAGCTTGAAGTTAACACCACCACCGTCAACAATTTCAGTACACAGAAAAAAGCACACAAATACAATTTATACTATAAACGCAATCAACAAATTGATAGAACAAAAAAATGGTGGCGTTTTAGATACATCGTACAAAATTGATTGGACCGAGTTAAAAAATATGGTGTTAGTAACAGCTTACGGAAAACTTAAGGCTATTAATACAAAATTATCTAAAATTATTGACTGTTAAAACATATGAACACACCATCACATCTTGGGGAATGTATTGTAGCCGCATCTACAATCGGTTCTAATGTCATTATAGCAAAGAATCGTGATAGATCATACAACCCACAAGTTGAAATTGTTCGACGATTGGTGGATAATACCGAGGTGTGTTTATTTCATGATATGACAACTGGATGGGTTGAAGGTATGAATGAACACGGTATTGGTATTTTAAATACCGCATTGATGGTAGGATTTGACGAAAAAGAAAAACAATTAGTTAAAAAGTCTGGACAAAAATCCCAAGACGCTCCACGCGTTATGGCTGCGTTAGGTCACAAAGATTTAAAAGGAGCCATAAAGTCTGCGGCTGGATTTGACGGTGGCATCAAGGGACACACGATTGTAGCAAACGCTCGACAAGGAGCGGTCATAGAAAATACGTCAAGACATGCGGTGAGCATCAAACCATTGAATATGGAAGATATTACTGTTCGTACCAATCACGGGCACTTATATACCGACGCAGGATATACAGAAGGTATAAAATATTTATCTTCAAAGATTCGTAAGATAAGTGCAGAAAAACAGTTATCAGCAGTTAATGATTATCACGATATAGCGCGTGCTCTTCGACAACCGTTCTACCCAAAAAATTCTATGTTAAATATGGCACGTGATACAGCGGAAATGAGTACCACAAGCCAAATCGTATTAAATTTGAATACTAATGAAATGTTAGTATATTTATTTCGTAGTAAGATTGAAGAATTTCACGGTCTTAATAATCAATTACCAGAAGGCCGACAATCAAAAATTAAAGTAAGAGTATTTTGGATAAATAATCGCTAAACACACTTGACATATAAGCAGGGCCCTATTAATATTATTGATAGGGAGTTGTAAACTCACTAAACACTAAACATTAAGGAGAAGTAAAATGAGTCTAAACATTGCCGCACTAAAAGCTAAACTTAACCAGTTTAATCGCCAGGGTGAACGTTCAGAAGCACTTTGGAAGCCGACCGAAGGTAAGACGGTCGTTCGTATTGTTCCGTGGAAGGAAAACAAGGAAAATCCTTTTGCTGAACTGTATTTTCATTATCTAGGTAACAAGACCTATCTTTCCCCGACCTCGTATGGTAATCGCGATCCGATTATGGAATTCGCTGAGGAGATTGCGTCGGGAGGTACTAAAGACGATTACGCACAGGCTCGTCCTTTCCGTCCGAAGCTCCGTACCTTTGTTCCCATCGTCGTTCGTGGTGAGGAAGAGAAGGGTGTTCGATTTATGTCATTCGGTAAGACGGTTTATCAGGAACTTCTTTCTATCATCGCTGACCCCGATTACGGCGACATCACAGACGTAAAGAATGGTCGTGATATTGTGGTTGAGTATATCCCACAGGAGAAGTCCGACACGAACTTCGCCAAGACGATGGTTCGTCCAAAGCCGAACCAGACTCCGCTTTCGGATTCCGCTGACAAGATCAAGGGATGCCTTGAGAATCAGCCCGACCTTCGTGCAATCTTTAAGGAACCCACTTATGAGGAGCTTAAGGTCGCTCTCGAGCGTTATCTTGACCCTGATAGTAAGGCAACGGTATCGGCGCCTGTCGCTAAGGACGAACCAAAGTCCGTGACAGCAACAAAGTCTGCGACTACGCAGAAGTCAACGTCAGTCAAAGATATGATTGACGAATTCGACGAAGTATTTAACTAATACACTTGACAACGCAGGTGGTACCCTACTATATTTGTGGGGTACCCTTGCGTTTTCACATTTGAGGACATATATGGCAAAAGAAAAGAAGGTTATTCAAGAACCAGACCGCGACGAGTTGGCGTCTCTTATCGCAGAGTCACTAAACAAGTTAAACAAAGACAGCGACCAGATTGCATTCTTCCTTGATGGTCGTGAAGAAACGCCTACCGACTTTACAGATTTTATTTCTACCGGTGCTACGATGCTTGACGTTGCTATTAGTAATCGTCCGCATGGTGGTATCGCTGTTGGTCGTATTACCGAATTGACCGGATTGGAAGGTAGTGGTAAGTCTCTACTCGGTGCACAGCTCATTGCAAACACACAGAAACGCGGTGGTGTTGGTGTTCTGATTGATACAGAAACCGCAGTCAATCCAGAGTTCTTCCGTGCAGTTGGGATTGATACGAACAAGCTGGTTTATGTTCATCTCCAGACTGTTGAGGAAATCTTTGATGCAATTACTACAATTATTGAAAAAGTCCGTTCTGGAAAGGATAAGGACAAGTTGGTTACGATTGTCGTGGACTCTGTTGCCGCAGCTTCGACGAAGAAAGAAATGGAAGCCGACTTCGGTAAGGATGGGTATGCAACGGACAAGGCTATCATCATCAGTAAGGCGATGCGAAAGATTACCGGCCTACTTGGCAGAGAAAAGATTGCACTCGTCTTTACCAATCAACTCCGTCAGAAGCTCAACGCTATGGCATTCTCTGACCCGTGGACAACCTCGGGTGGTAAGGCGATTGCGTTCCATGCTTCGACTCGTCTCCGATTGAATTTGATGGGAAAGATTAATAACTCATCGGGTGATGTAATTGGTGTAAAGGTGAAAGCAAACATTGTGAAGAATCGTTTGGGACCGCCGCATCGTACTGCTGAGTTTGAGATTTACTTCAATCGTGGTATTGATGATACGGGTGCGTGGCTTAAGATGATGAAGGATTTGAAGCTTGTGAAGCAAGCTGGTGCGTGGTACACCTATGAAGATCCTGAAACGGGTGAAGAAACCAAATTCCAATCGAAGGAGTTCGCAGGATTCCTTGAATCAGATATGGAACGTAAGGAACTACTCTACAACGAGATTTGTGATTCGTTAATTATGAAGTATCAGAGTGAGTTTGATCCTGAAGCAGTGAGTATCGCAGATGCATCAGACGACGAATAATACACGGACCTATTCCAATTTCTCACATGCCGCTATTGTTCCAGCGTTGCATGTGGGACATTGGGATATCGGTGGTACACGATTTCCAGTATATAAGAAGCATCCAAATTGGTTTCATAAATTTATGGTAAGACTTTTGTTCGGATGGAAATATTCTCCTGAAACAAAAAGTACTACCACAAGGCAATTACTAAATGGTTAACTTACAAGATATATTTCAAAATATGAAGTTTGAAAACGACGAGCAGGGCATGGGATATAATTCCCATGTCCTGTTAATCGATGCGATGAATTTATTCATACGTTCTTATGCCGCTGTTCCTTCGATGGATGAAGATGGTAATCATATTGGTGGAATGATGGGATTTCTTAAGAGTCTTGGTCTTGCCATCCGTACCTTTAAACCGACACGTTGTGTTGTCGTGTTTGACGGGAAAGGTGGAAGTCAACGCAGACGTAAGATATACCCACAGTACAAGGCAAACCGAAAGCCACCAGTGCGTTTGAATCGTGCATATGATTTAACAACGGATGAGCAAGAAAAAGAAAATATGAAGTGGCAATTGGTCACTCTGATAGAAATGTTAGAATGTTTACCGTTGACAATTCTTGCGTTGGATAACGTGGAAGCAGACGATGTGATTGCATATCTTTCACAACTGGTTACACAAGAAGGTGGGAAGAGTATTATCTATTCAACGGATAAAGACTTCTTTCAGCTAGCAAGTGAAAACGTCAAGGTATATAATCCTGTTAAAAAGAAAACATTTGATGTGGATGTTATCTTGGAAGATTATGGTATTCATCCCGCACACTTTCACTTCTTCCGTGCATTAAACGGTGACAAGAGTGATAACATTGATGGAGTAAAAGGCGTTGGAGAAACTACATTAAAGAAGTATATTCCAGAAATCGCAGATCCATCGGCAACCATCTCTATTGATTTTATTGAACAAAAATATGCAAATGAAAAGAAAGTACCCAAGATGATACAAAACATTTTAGGTAATAAAGATATAGTTGAACGTAATATAGTATTAATGAACTTGCATGAAGGAATTATGTCAAACGATGCACGTTTAAAAGTTGCGAATATGTTTCATAATCATACTGTTGAGTTGCGTAAATACGACTTGACAAAGTTGATGATGAAGAATAAGTTACTAGGAGGTTTCCAACATTACGACAGTTGGATAGCTCAGAATTTTATACCATTAAATAGGTTCCACAATGACTCCACAGCATGATACGAACGTAGACAATCTAGCAAAGTTTGGTCCTTCATTTCAAGCAAAGGTAATGGCATGTATTTTGTCATCTACTGAATTTTTGCAGCAATCACTTGATGTGTTGAATCCAAACTTTTTTGAGAATGATGCTGGTAAATGGATTGTCGAAGAAACTATAAATTATTTTGGTAATTACAAGTCCCTTCCAACACTTGAGGTTTTTAAGCTTGAGTTAGAAAAGGAAAAGGATGAAGTTTTGAAGGTTGCTGTAAAAGAGCAACTTCGTACCGCATTCCAAAGAAAGAACGATGATGATTTGGAATACGTTAAGGATAGTTTCTTGGACTTTGCAAAGAATCAAGCATTAAAGTCTGCGATTGTAAAATCTGTTGATCTTTTGCAAGTTGGTCAATATGGTGAAATCAAAAATATTATTGATGGGGCACTCCGAGCAGGACAACCTCGTAATATCGGACATAATTGGAAAGAAGATATTGCGATGCGTCTTGCTGGCGTCTCTCGTATTTGTGTACCAACGGGTTGGGACGCTATTGATGCGTTCACGGGTGGTGGATTGGCTGCTGGAGAGCTTGGAGTCATTGCCGCACCTTCTGGTATTGGTAAGAGTTGGGCGCTTGCTACGATTGGAGCAAATGCTGCTAAAGCTGGAAAACGTGTTGTACACTATACACTTGAATTAAATGAAAATTACGTTGGGCTTCGATATGATACCATCTTTACGGGAATCGAACCTGGTAGTATCACAAGCCATCCAGATAAAGTGCGTGATATGGTAGATAACATACCTGGCGATATTATTATCAAGTATTATCCTGCACGTAGTGTAACTGTACACACACTTCGAGCACATCTTGAACACTTAATCGGTAATAAGATGAAGCCGGATATTATGTTGATTGACTACGCTGATTTGATGCGGTCTGTGGATAGAGCAGATGCCCGTTATCAAGAGTTGGGTGCCATCTATGAAGAAATTCGTGGAATGAGTGGTGAGTTGGGTATTCCGTGTTGGACGGCCTCACAAACTCAACGTTCTAGTATTCAGGATGACATCATTCAGGCCGATAAGATTTCCGAATCCTACAATAAGATTATGACCGCCGACCTCGTAATCTCCCTATCCCGTAAGCTAGAAGATAAAGCCAATCACACAGGTCGTGCACACTTAATGAAGAATCGATTTGGGGCTGACGGTATTACGCTTCCCGTATACATGAATACTAGCCTCGGTAAGATTGAAATATATGATGAAAACTCCTCAAAGGGTATTTTGTTGAAGAAGCAAATGCAGGCTGGAGAGAGTATGTTAAAGAAAACGTTGGCGAAGAAATTTAATGAATTACACAGCGATTTTTCTGACGAAGAGTGATATACTTATTAGAACCTATAAACTTTAACCGATGTGGAGAATAGCAAGATGTTGCTAGAATCAAAGATTTTGTCGGAAATCACGACATTTATGAAATACTCAAAATACCTTCCAAATAAGGAACGACGGGAAACGTGGAAGGAGCTTGTTGATCGAAACAAGAAGATGCATTTAGAAAAGTTCCCAAATTTAGAAAAAGAAATTGAAGAAGCTTACAAATTTGTATATGACAAAAAGATTCTCCCATCTATGCGTTCACTACAGTTTGCTGGTAAGCCAATTGAAATTAATAACGCTCGGTTGTACAACTGCTGTTTCCTACCAATCGACCACCCAGATGCATTTAGTGAAGTAATGTTCCTTCTACTTTCTGGTACCGGTGTAGGATATTCCGTACAACGTGCCCACGTAGAGAAGTTGCCAGAAATCAATAAACCCACCAAGACTCGTCGTTACCTTGTTGGTGACAGCATCGAAGGATGGGCGGATGCAGTCAAGGTACTTGTCTCCGCATACATGCGTGGTAAGGCAATGCCTGTTTATGATTTCTCTGACATTCGACCGAAGGGTGCGATGTTGATTACGAGTGGCGGAAAGGCACCTGGTCCAGAACCGCTCAAGGATGCGCTTCATAATATTCAAAAGATTTTCGACCGTAAGCAAAACGGTGAACAACTTACCACACTCGAAGTGCATGACATTCTTTGTTATATCGCTGATGCAGTATTGTCGGGTGGTATTCGTCGTTCCGCAATGATTTCGTTGTTTGATTTAGATGACGATGATATGTTGACCTGTAAGTTTGGTAACTGGTGGGAAACCAATCCACAACGTGGTCGTTCAAACAACAGTGCGGTTATCGTTCGTCATAAGGTAGAGAAGGAAGTATTCTTGGAACTTTGGAAGAAGATTGAAATGTCTGGTTCTGGTGAACCTGGCTTCTTCTTCACAAATGACCCATCGTGGGGATTGAATCCGTGTGCAGAAATTTCACTTCGTTCATTCCAATTCTGCAACCTCACTACGATTAATGCTGGGGACGTTAAAGACCAAGATGATTTTAACGCACGTGCGAAGGCAGCAGCATTCATTGGAACACTTCAAGCATCATATACTAACTTTCACTATTTGAGAGATATATGGAAGAGAACAACGGAAAAGGAAGCTCTCATCGGAGTGAGTATGACGGGTATTGCAGCGGGTGCTGTTCTGAACTTGGATATGAAGAGCGCGGCAAACATCGTGAAGGAGGAAAATGCCCGAGTTGCGGAGCTAATTGGAACGAACCGTGCATCCAGATGTACTACAGTAAAGCCGGAGGGAACTTCGTCGTTAGTTCTAGGGACATCATCTGGTATTCACGCATGGCATAACGATTTCTACATTCGTCGCATCCGTGTTGGTAAGAATGAAAGTATTTACAACTACTTGATTGAAAACCATCCAGAGATTCTTGAAGATGAATTCTTTAAGCCAAATCAACAGGCGGTTATCAGTATTCCACAACGTGCTCCAGAAGGCGCGGTAACACGCCAAGAAACGGCACTTGATCTTTTGAAGCGTGTATCAAAGGTTTGGAAGGAATGGGTGAAGCCTGGTCATCGTGGTGGAGCAAACAAGAATAACGTATCCGTTACCGTCACTATTAAGCCAGATGAGTGGGAAGGTGTTGGTGAGTGGATGTGGGAAAATCGTGAAAACTTTACGGCATTAAGTGTCCTCCCATTTGCAGACCATACTTATATGCAGGCACCCTTCGAAGATATTAGCGAAGCAGAATATAAAGAATTGGTGTCACATCTCCACAATATCGATTTACGGAAGGTTGTAGAAACAGCAGATAACACCAATCTACAAGGTGAAGTTGCTTGTGGTGGTGGTGGATGTGAAGTACAATAAAACAATTTAGAGGTTATGTATATGGGACATAAGAAAGTAGTAATTACCGGCGGGTTGGGATATATCGGGTCGGAACTGACAAAGTTATATTCCGGTGAAGCACGATTTAAGAAAATTGTAGTTACCGACAATAGATTCGTTTCAGAACGTGTTAAGCAATTACGTGATTGGGGAATCGACTTCGTTCAATGTAGTATTTTGGACGACGAAAAAATGTCTGAAATTTTAAAGGATGCAGATGTTGTTCACCATCTCGCCGGTATTACTGATGTAGCTTATACGAAAACCGAATCAAATACAGAAAAGGATAACGAGATTCAGCGTACTGCAATTCAGGGTACGCTGAATATTCTGAAACACATTCCTTCACATTGTAAGATTGTGTTCCCTTCCACACACGTTGTGTTCGAAGGATTCCCCGACGCAAAGTTTGATATTGAAGAAACAGAGCAACCTACTCCGGTATTAACATATTCTCGTAGTAAATACCAGAATGAACTTGATATTAAATCATCTGGCAAGGATTATGTTATCTTACGATTGGGTTCGGTATATGGATACTCTACGGATACAATGCGTATCGGTATCATGCCAAATCTCTTTTCAAAGATGGCATCGCAAAATGCTACATTGAAACTATTCGGCCGCGGCGTACAATTAAAGTCGTTGGTTTGTATTCACGATGTTGTGCGTTCTTTTAAGTTTATGGAAGAACGTAGTGACATCAAGAATGAAATCTTCCATCTAACTGATGAGAATATGACAGTTAAGCAGGTAGCAGAAATTGTCAAATCGATTGAACCAGATACCAATCTCATTGAAACGGATGATGAGATTCCAAACGTAGGATATACGTTATCAAACAAAAAGTTGCTATCAACGGGATTTACATTCCAAAATAAACTTACATCCGCTATTAAAGAGATGGTAACCAACTGGTCGGAACGTGAACAGCCTGAACGATTGGAATATATTCTTCGTGGTGGTGATGAATATGTTGATTCACGCGGAAAGATTAGTAACTACGAATTAACAGAACCTATTAATTTGATTGGATACATTGAATCAAAGGCAGGATCTGTTCGGGCAAATCACTATCATCCTGTACAAGAGCAGAAGTGCTTACTCATTAAGGGTCAGTACATTAGTGTCATCAAAGATTTGTCTGTACCAAACGCAAAGATTGAAACACAGGTAATTAATGAAGGTGACTTGTCTGTTATCCGTCCAAATGTTGCACATACAATGGTGTTTACTAAAGACTCTATCTTTTTAAATCTGGTTCGTGGTGAACGTAAGCATGAAAACTATGGCGTTACACACACGATTCCATACGTACTGGTAGACGAGAAGTTTAGAGATGAACTGTTACGGGATTACAAGACATCAGATAGAATTACGGGAAACGATAATATCAAGCCGGTATTATCGTTGGGACTGTCACCGTTAGCAAACAACCTACTAGACTCATCAGAAGAACCGTGTGAAATGTTTCCACTAGAGTTGATGTATAGTCCAGACAGTCATAACTGTCAGCTATCATATTCAGTACCATCAGAAAAAATGTTCAAGCATTATCTGTATGTGTCGTCAACATCAAAATCATTTAGAGAACATTTCGTACAAGCAGCCGATTCATACACGAAGCAGTTTAATTTGACAGAAGAGTCGTTGGTCGTTGATATTGGTTCGAACGATGGTATTGCTTTGAAGCCATTTATGGAAAAGAATGTAAGAGTTTTGGGTGTAGAACCTGCTGAAAATATTGTAGAGTTGGCACGAAACGCAGGAGTTCCTACAATATGTTCCTTCTTCAATACAGGAGTAGCAAATGAAATCGTTAGTACTCACGGTCATGCCGATGTAGTTACTGCATCAAATGTATTTGCTCATGCGAACGACTTGAAGGAAATGGCAAACGCCGCATTTACGTTACTTAAGCCAGATGGTTCGTTGATTATTGAAGTACAATACCTATTAAACACAATACAAGATTTGACGTTCGATAACATCTATCACGAACACTTCAATTATTGGAGTGTGTTGTCACTCAATAACTTCTTTAATATATTGGGTTATAAAGTCTATAAGGTTGAGCACGTGAATACTCACGGTGGTTCTATCCGAGTCTATATCGCAAAGAATCCAGAGAATGTGGATGCAAGTGTTTCATACTTTTTAGCACAAGAATTGGAATGTGGTCTTGACAAATATGAAACGTATGTTAACTTTGCCAAGAGAGTGGAATCGGCAAAAAACAACATCGTTAAAAATGTTAAGATGATGAAGAAGAACGGTTTAAAGATTGTTGGATATGGAGCACCAGCGAAAGCAACCACAGCTTTAAACTATTTCGGATTGACAAATGAAGAAATTTCTTACATCGTTGAGGACAACACACTAAAGCATGGAAAGTATGTTCCAGGTGTGAAGATTCCTATCTTCTCAAAGGATAAGATTAACGAGGATAAACCAGATATTATTTTAGTGTTGGCATGGAATTTCTTTGAAGAAATCAAAAAGAACAATCAGTCTTTAATTGATTCTGGAATTACCTTTGTTAACATAAAAGAATTGATGGGATGATATTTATACACAAGGGATTCAACACAAGGAAATATATTATATGATTTCTAGTATTCAGACTATTGATGAGTTAAAGGAAGCGGTTACTGCTGATGATGTAGTGGTGGTAGATTTATACGCTTCTTGGTGTCAACCGTGTCAAGAGATGCTACCAGTAATTGAAGAGTTATCGGAAGAGATTCCACTACAATTTTATAAGGTAGACATCGACACGGTGCCGGATGCAAAGACGTTCACAGGAGCAAAGGCGGTACCTATGTTGTTGGTGTACAAAGATGGACGTAAAAGAGAATTTGCTTTTGGTGTAACTCCAAAAGATAAAATTAAAAGTAAAATTGAACGTGCTATAAAATTTTGAGATACGTCAAATGAATTCTTGTAGAGTTTAACTATGGGCCGAAAGCCCAAACTTAAAAAACAGTCTATTAGTTCTCTCAACAACATAGAAACTAAAATTTATAATATGCTAAAAGAGATGAATGTCTCTTTTAAGATTCAAACTTCTATTGACAAATACAATGTTGACTTTTTAGTAGAAGATAAATATATTATAGAAGTATATGGAGATTTCTGGCATTGCAATCCACAGAAATACTCATATGATTTTTTCAATAGAGGTAAAAAGAAAACTGCAGCACAAATATGGAAGAGAGATGAGTGTAGAAAAACTCATTTTGAATCACTAGGGTTTAAGTTTTTATCGTTGTGGGAATCGGAAATAAACGGAAACACCAAATCAGTTAGAAACAAAATAAAGAAGTTGATAAACAAAAATGGAGACAGTTATGGTTACAGAAATAACAATGAAAGACATGCAGCCTGAATCAGGCGTTCCCGCAGATGATGCGATGCATGTTCTTATGTTCTTCGGAGCAACATGTGGTCCGTGTAAAGCTACAATGCCTCATTATGAATCAGCTGCGTCGTATTTTGATAAACTTAATGCCAACATAAAGTTTTACAGAATAAATGCATGGGAACCACAAGAACAAAAAGATTATTGCTTAGAAACTTGGGGAGTAAAAGGAGTTCCACATTTCAAAGTGTTCTATAAAGGTCAGCAAATACATACAAGAGAAGGTGGTGGTGATGAAACCGCAATGTTAGGTTTTATACAAGAAGCAGTGGACACAGCCTTCAGAAATCATAGTGAGATTATATAATGAAAGTAAAAAGGTTATCTAGAACTGCGACACTGCCGCAGAAAGCACATGCTGGTGATTTGGGATATGATTTGTTTTGTGATGAAGCCACGGCAATATTCCCAGCAGAAACGCGAGTTGTTAAAACGGGAATCGCTATTCAATTTCCAGAAGGATATGGTGGATTCATTAAAGACCGTTCTTCTGTTGCAACAAAGCGTGGACTCTTCACCGTTGCAGGAGTTATTGATAATGGATACATCGGTGAAATTTGTATCGCATTATATAATGGGACAGAGAGCTTAATCAATCTTACTCCTGGTGAAAAGATTGCACAACTTGTACTAATCCCTACAGTTAATTTTAGTGTAGAAGAAGTTACGGAAGTAATATCATCTGACCAACGTGGAGCTGGGGGATTCGGTTCAACGGGAGTGTAACTATGACAACTAGAGCTAAACTAATACTTGTTTTAACTGCTATTATATTAATAGTATTAATTGTTATTTTTGGCTCAAAACCATATCCAGAAATTACTCCAGAAGAAAATACTAAACTAGAAGTTATAAGGCGACGGGCTTATAATGATGCCGTGGAATGTAGTAATACAAAACAGCCTAAACTGAAATATGAAGATATATACTGGGTAGTTATTCCCTCTTCGAAATTACGAGTACAGGCAGTAGATGGTAGTATTGATTTGGCAGGATTTTTTAATCCAACTGATTCAGCTATTTATCTTCCTTACCCAAGTCGTAATAAACGCTGGATATTAGTACACGAAAGTTTACACGCTATTGGATATTTAGGACACCCCGATTTCCCATTCAGACAGCCGTGTGGAGTAATGTCAGACCAAAACTAAAACCCTTGACTTCGGTTGAGGGTTTTTGTATATTTAAGAGTGAAACTTAAAACGAGGTTATATGGCTTATAAAAACATATATGTTGATATGCACGGTGATGAATCACCTACTGTTTATATTTGGGACGATAAACAGGGGTTGATTATTTTGCCGTGGGCAGATTTCAATTATGCATATGTAAAAGACCCGAAGGGCAAGTTTATAAGTATGACGGGTGAACGTTTGAGTAAGACACGCCGATTTATGCGTGGACACCCAAACGTGTTTGAGAGTGACTTGCCAAAAGAAACACGGGTGTTGACGGATGTTTATCTAGACGAGGATACGCCGTCCGAAGGGAACATTGTGATGTTTTTCGATATTGAGGTGTCGATGGCAAATGGTATTCCAAATATTCATAAGCCTAATAATGAAATCACTTCAATTGCTGCATATGATCCAACAACAAACAAATACACGGTGTTCGTACTTGATACAACAAAGTTGTACGACAATAGAATGACGGAAGAAGTGGATACGATATTCTGTCCTACGGAAGTTGACTTACTCCATAAGTTCATCTCCTTGTACGAAGAAATTCAACCCACAATCATCACCGGTTGGAATAGTAACTATTTCGACGTACCATATTTGTATAATCGTATCCGACAAGTCTGCGGTCCCTCTGTTGCCAATCGGCTGTCCCCAATCGGTAAGGTAAAATATTCCGAACGACAGGAAAAATATAGAATTGCTGGAGTAAGTTCGCTGGACTATCTTGACCTATACAAGAAGTTTACTTATACACAGCAACCAAACTATCGACTTGATACAATTGGTCGCATTGAAGTCAATATGGGTAAGATTCCATATGAAGGTTCTCTCGATCAATTGTTTCGAGATGACCTTGATAAGTTTATTGAGTATAACCTACAAGACGTGCGTATCATTGTTGAGCTTGACAAGAAGTTGAAGCTCATCGAACTTGTGCGTGGTATTTGTCACATCGGACACGTGCCGTATGAGGACTATCCAATGTCGTCACGATTCCTCGAAGGCACCATCGTCACTTACCTTCATCGTAAGGGAATTATCGTGACGGATAAACCGCAAGATAGTCGTGAGAAGATGGAAGCACTTGACCGTGGAGAGGAAGGGTTTATCGGTGCATATGTGAAAGAGCCGGTACCTGGTTTGTATGATTGGGTATATTCTCTCGACTTGCAATCGCTGTATCCATCCATCATTATGAGTCTTAACATCAGCCCAGAAACGAAGATTGGATTTGTTCGGAACTGGAATATGGAACAACATTTCCGTAAAGAGATTACTGCTTATGTTGTTGAGGAAAAGGGTACAGACTCTTCTATGGAAATGGACTACGATACATTTATGGAATTCATTACGGATAATAATCTATCGGTAAGTTCGAATGGTGTACTGTATACGAACGATAAGAAGGGTATTATTCCAGAAGTTCTTGATACGTGGTTTAGTCAGCGTGTCGAATATAAGAACACGATGAAGAAGTATGTCAACGAAGGAAACAAGGAAATGGCAGACTATTATGACCGACGCCAACATATTCAGAAGATTTTCTTGAATTCGTTGTATGGTGTTCTTGGGTTGCCTGTGTTCCGTTTCTATGACGTTGACAACGCTGCTGCGGTTACAATTACAGGACAAGACGTTATTAAATCTAGTGCCAAATTAGTAAACAAGCAGTATGAAAAGTTGTTGGGAGAGGCGGGGGACTATGTAACGTATATCGACACCGACTCCATCTATGCTTCAGCAAAACCTATCCTTCCACCAGACGCTGATGCAAAGCAGTTTACGATTGAAAAAGCACGTGAGATGGAAGCATTGTTAAATAAATTTTATGACACGTTCGCAAAACGTGCTTTTAATTGCAATTCGCATCGTTTTTACATCAAGGGTGAATCCGTTGCATCTACGGGGTTCTGGGTATCAAAGAAGCGATATGCACTTGATAAGGTGTATGATTTGGAAACGAGTCAAGATGTCAGTAAGATGGTGGTTAAGGGATTGGATGTAGTTCGTTCAAGTTTCCCGAAAGCATTTGGTGACTTCATGCGTCAGATGTTGAAGGATATTTTGAAGGGTATGCATAAAGAGGAAATGGACACTAAAATCTTGGAGTTCAAGGCATCGTTGGATGATAGAAACTATCTAGATATTGCTCGAAATACTGCGGCAAATAACATCTCTGAATATGTAATGGATAACGTGGTGGGGTTGAAGGCGGCAAAGAAGTCTACTCCCGCCCACATTAAGTCGGCTATTATCTATAATCGATTGCTGGTACACTTTGGAATCGATGACCGATACGAACCGATTTCAGATGGTGAAAAGATTAAGTATGTTTATCTGAAAAAGAACCCGTTACAGATTGAAGCGGTAGCAGTTAAGGGATATCAAGATCCTCCACAAATCACCGACTTTATTCAACAGTATATCGATACCGATGCCTTGTTCGATAATGAATTAAGAAATAAATTGGATGATTTTTATTCCGCACTGAAATGGGGAAACATTCCCACCGAAGTCAATCAGAATGCGTCGGAGTGGTTTGCGTTTTGATATGTATATAAACACCCCCAATGAGGTGCGTATGAAAGATTTACTGACGATTGTTATCCCGTGTAAGAATGAAGAAAACTATATTGTCCCTTTATTGGAAGATTTGCTTCAACAGCACGATATTGGAGATGTCCGCATCATTATCGCAGATGCCGATAGTACCGATGCTACTGTCCCTCTTATAAACACGTACAAGGGTGACCTCAATATCGAAGTCATCAAAGGTGGAAATGTATCTGTTGGACGAAACAACGGTGCGAAATTAGTTACTACTCCGTATATACTGTTCTTGGATGCTGATGTCCGATTCTTTCATCCACGAGCGATTAGTGATACCTTATATCAGATGCGAACATTCAATCTGGATTTGATGACATTGAACATCAAAAATTATGGAAGTGATTTACGTGCTTCATTCTTTTTCTGGGCATTCAATATTATCAATAAGATTATGACCAAAAAAACTCCATTTGCGATTGGGGCATTCTTTCTCACTAGACGAGATGCATTTGAGTACTTCGGTGCATTTCCGAACAAGTATGAGACATCAGAAGATTATATATTGAGCAGAGAATATCATGCTAAATATTTTCAAATCGGTGACCACTACTTCGGTCAAGATGAACGTCGATTCAAGAAGTTAGGATACTTGGGGATGCTATGGTATATGACCGTCAACTTCTTCAATAGAAATAATCTCAAACACTTTGAAAAAGCCAAAGTAAATTACTGGAACTAGTATGAAACACCACAAAGCAATTATCATCTCTGATGTGCATTTAGGGACCGAGGCAAGTAAAGCAGCAGAGTTATTGGAATTCTTAAATGAAAATCACACCGATATCCTTATTATTAACGGAGACTTTGTTGACGGGTGGGCGTTGGCAAAGGGGTATAAGTGGAGAGCAAAACACACGAAGGTGATCTCAAAGATACTAGACATTTCCAGAAAGATACCTGTAGTCTGGATACGTGGAAATCACGATGAGTTCTTACACGAATTCATGCATATGCACTTGGGAAAACTCCAAGTAGAAGAAAACTATATCCTTGACTTGGGTGAAGGAAAGAAATACTTTATCTTCCACGGAGACATTCTGGACGTATTCGTTGCCAAGTGGAAGTGGATTGCAAAGATTGGAGCAAGTGGATATGAACTCGCCCTTCGTATTAATACCTTATATAATAAATGGAGAAAGTGGAGAAAACTTCCGTACTACTCTATTTCCAAGGATATTAAGAATGGAGTGAAAGCGGCAGTCAACTATATAACCGACTTTGAAGTAAGTGCTATAAAACTCGCTCGCCAGAATAATTGTTCTGGTGTTATATGCGGACATATCCATAAACCAGAGAATAGACAAATTGCAGGTGTTCATTATGTAAACTCTGGGGATTGGGTGGAGAATTTAACAGCAGTTATTATTGACCACAATAATAATATTATAATAAAAGAATTTCACAAATAATACTTTATAATAGATACACTTGACAAATTGGGGGATGAGTGATATATTTCATTCATCCCCTATTCTTTGGAGTATGCATGAAAAAGTTACTAACATCAATGTTACTGTTGGTGTCGTGTGTAGACCCAGATGCAGAAAAAACATATGTCGTTACTTGTAGATTCCCCCAAGAAACATTTACGGATACGATAGTAACCGGAGCTAATGTGTGGCATTTAAAAGAATCGTATCGTATCGACAACGCATATTATCCCACATCCTTTTGTACTATGAGGTTTACTATCAATGAACAACGTTAAATCTAGTGAGTGGCTGATTTCTGAAAACAAGAATGGTGGTGAGAAGTTCTGGCGTCTCCATGTCGTTCGGGACGGTGATGAGTATTATACACAAACCGAATGGTATCAAATTAGCAAGACGGGTCGTGAGACAAAGCGCCAGTTCTCTGATCCATATTTCGCAGCTCCTACTAACGTTGGTCGTGCGAATGAGCGCAACTCACGGGAGCAGGCTGACTTCGAGTTCGATGCTATTATTAAGAAGCAGCGTGACAAGGGATTTCGTGCCAAGGGTGAACGGAAGAACGTTCGTCCGATGCCGATGCTCGCCCACAAGTTCGCTGACCACAAGGGTAAGATGGATTTTCCCGTTTACGTCCAACCCAAGTTGAATGGTATGCGGATGCTGTTTGACGGGGAGAATGGATGGAGTCGTGGAAACAAGGAAGTCATTCCCGAAGTGATTGAACACTTGAAGTTTGATACGATGGGATACGTCTTGGACGGTGAATTGATGTTGCCCGATAATGTTCTCCTTCAAGAGAGCATGAAGGCTATCAAGAAGTATCGTCCAGACTTGTCTCCAAAACTTCTCTATCACGTTTATGACATTGTGGAACCAGACCTTCCGTATGGTGCCCGTAAGGAAATTCTAGACAGTCTACTTCAGAATGTGCCAGAGAATGTGGTTCGGGTCAAGACTGTGAAGGTAGATGATGAGTCACAGGTGATGCACTTACACAATCTGTTCGTGCACGATGGGTTTGAGGGTACGATGGTGCGTGATCCTGGTATGAATTATGAAATTAATAAGCGGTCTTATTCACTTCTTAAACTTAAGGATTTTACAGATGCAGAGTATCGTATTGTTGATGTTGTTGACGGCGATGGTAGTGATTCCGGCCTCGCAATTTTTGAACTGGAAACTGATTCGGGTGCTCGTTTCAATTGCCGCCCAGAGGGTTCGCAGGAAAATCGTAGTGAACTTTATAAGAACCGCAAGAAGCTTATCGGCAAATACTTGACCGTTCGCTATTTTGAATTGAGCAAGGATGGAATTCCGATTTTCCCTGTTGGCGTGTCGGTGCGTGAACGAGGAGAATTCTGATGTGACAGATGAATATAAAAATCCTAATGCTTTAACGTATGGAACTACACCCAACACTCCAGCATCTCTGAAACCAGTAGAGATTGATAAGTGGAAGGCTGATGTAAGTCCTACGTTTAAGCATTATTATACCGAACGATATAATGAGTTAGTACGTCAGTTTCAAGAACTAGTTTCAGATTATGACATCAATCAGATGTGTTATGAAGCATCGATTGGGTTTAAACCGATTATGGGTCAATCATATCATCTTTATGAGAAACCCAATGGAACTAGATTCTTTTCATTAGTCCCACCACAGTCTGCCTTTTGGGGTGGATACGTTGGAATGTTTAAACTTAACGCACAGTATGCATGGGAACGAATAGATGAATAACATTTGTCATCACGACGAACTTTGGTACGCCTGTAAAAAGTGTTATACTGAACTTCTTGTGTGGGAAGCGTATGATAAGGTGAAAGAAGAGTTGGCAGATGAACGTAGTAAACGCAAACAGATTGAAGAGTTGTATGATAATTTGAAAGCTGATGTTGCTCCACTCATTAAAGCCGCAAAGGAACTCAATGTTGCGGGAAACGATGACACTCGCACCATTCATAACATTCGGAGAGCGGTAAAGTATTTATGAAACTAGATAATTTTGTTCATGAAATGGATGAATACTTTGACGAAGATGGGTATCCTACTGAACATGCACTTGACATGATTGCCAAATGGGATTGGCGTCATACGGATGAATGTTTTGAATTCGTTCGTCAGATGTGGCGGTGGAATGATATGTTGTGGACACAGACAGATGACGGAGAAAAGATTACCTACGACTTCAGTACAGGTGGGTGGAGTGGGAATGAGAGTTTGATTGCCGCGTTGCAAGAGAACCATATGATTTGGATTTTTACTTGGGTACAGTCTCAGCGGGGTGGGCATTACGTCTTTGAGTTACCATACAAACGTCAACCATCTATGGTGGGAAAGGAAAATGAAAACACGAACATTAACACTTAATCTCAAAGTTCCCCGCTGGATTCCTACTGGATATCAATGGAGAGCGTGGAAGAAGAAGGTTAAACTCTTTGTCTTTCCTCCC